AATAACGTAGCCTTTGTCTCAAGGCTTAGGCTAATAATCGGAATAGCTTTTAGCTATTATACATAATGCGATGCAAATGTTTTATGGTTTGCATGAATTATGTATTATTCGCGAGAATTACCTATCTTGTTAAAATATTCTACAATAACATTCCTGTCCAATCCCATAGAATCACACAAATACTCCCCTTCTGGTTGACCCCCAAACGATAATACCTTATCCGTATCATGAGCTAAAACATCTCCATTGCCTACAAAGGTACGCCCATCGTCAAATACGATAAGCTTATATGGCTTATACGACCTCGTGTCAATATCAGAAGACCGTATTGACCTTAACACCGAAGCCTCTGGCGCCATACTAAACCTCCATCCATAATTATTCATAAGCACATAAACCATCTCCATAGGAGTCGACGGAGAGCCATTAGACTGACCCTTTATAAAACCAGAGGGAGCCTGTAATACGCCACTAGGTCTTTTATCACCAGGACTGGAAGCTAAATACATACTTAGATACAATCCATAAAACTGATTTCTTTTGCCATCGGAAGCAGAGGAAGACATAGTGAGATAATCAAATCCCATCACCTTCTCATATAATGTCGATATAAACGTATCACATCGGCCTTGGGTTAACAAGCTTAGATACATATCAAAGCTATTCATAGACCTCATCTCATATATATAATCCGGGAGATTACTTACATCTATATTACCATAACTGCGTGAGGCGTCGATACGCTTAATGTTTTCCAATCCCTTACCGCTCATATACGGATGCCAACTCACGACAGGCCCATACCATCTATTTATATGACTGAAAATATTTAAACTAGAATTTATCTTATCCACCTCATCCATAGCCGGACATGTATTAGGATCAAATGATGATGTGGCATAACCAGGACTTAAATACAATTCTTTTAAATTATTGAATGATAACCATTCCTTAGGATATAACCTTACCCTTCCACCAGCTAAATGCAATATCTCCAAATTAGGCCACATGGAAGGGAATTTCCTTATATTGGAAGCTTCGGTATCACTAAAGTCAATAGAATTGTCCAAAATCAGACCTTTCAATTTAGTTAGTCTATTCCAATCCTCCGGGATGGACGTCAACGTATCCACACCAAACTCACTTAATGTTATACGCTCTATATTTACCGATCTCATTATCCTATCCTTTGGTATATCTGTTATGGTACGATCCCCAGGAATACTTATAATTATATTGATAAGGCTAGGCATATCAAGTATAGGGAAACCTACCATCATAATCCTATAGGATTCCATCATCGTAACATCATTGGTAAAAGACATGGATATCACACGCTCCTTATCCATGCCATCATCATAAGTATGATTGGGGACAGGGATATACTCACTCCCGTCATCCTTATAAAACCACCATGGGTGACTGTCGGGATTCTTACGATAACTTATATCCCTTCTCCTGAACATCAACCTATATTGACCATATATAGATCCACTCCTAGCCTTTACAAAAGGGAATTGCTCTTTATTCCCATCTCCCCAATCAACCTCGCACATGCCGGGAGCATTGGAATAAAATCCTATAGTCTCATTATAATTATTACCATCCAATATAGGATCAGGAACATCATCAGTAGTATCATTCCTGTTAACGCCCCTAAAAGCGTATTTACCCTTAGTAAAAAAGGTTATAGACCCTTTATTCGTATCCTTACATATCAACTTCATACCTCTCCCTCCTCTATTCTTCTAAAATACTCGACAACAGGTGAACTATCAAGCCCTAGATTACTACATATATCTATAGCCTCGTATTTATCGGCAAAACTGTACTTGGACATGCTTTCATCTAAAACATCTCCGCTGAACACGGATACATGCCCATCCTTTACGCCAAGAACGAACGGGGTGATCCTGGTCTTCCCCGCCCGCCGTGCCCTCGTAAGGGCAGCCTTAGAAGCCGGGGCAGGGGCCAAGACCCATGTCTGCCCGTAGTTGTTGGTAAGCACATACACCTTCTCCATAGGCGTCGTAGGATTACCATTACTAACCCCCTTGACAAACCCATTAGGAGCCTGATAAACGCCAGACGGTCTCTTATTAGTAGGATCTACGGCAGCATATAAATCTAAGGTAAGTTTATAAAACTGATTCCTGTTACCGTCAGAAGCCACCTGAGACATCGTTATATAATCCCAGGACATCATCTTATCATAAAACGTGTTAACGAACGTATCAGCCCTCTCCTGCGTATTTATAAATCTACCACCATCACGCAAATTCCATATCCTAAATTCCCTTATCTCATACAAGTAATCCGGAAGATCGTCTACCGGCACCGTACTTGAAGAACAATACATATTATGGATCTTATTTAACTTCCCTCCTACCAGATCTTGTTTCCATGAGCTACCATTACCCATAAAAGTAACGCCCGCCTTATCATCCCCTACCTTATCCACCTCATCAAATACAGGTATATTATTCCTATCGCTTATAATACTTATATTCACAGCCGGAATAGAATTAAAAGCCGGATCATAAGAAGGGATGTTACACCAGTTGAAGTTAAATTCAGTAAGATTCTTCCATTCAGAGAACCTTCTCCAATTAGAATCAGGATCATCCCCGAAATTAAAAACATTGTTACATCCGAAATACCTCAGATTTTTCATATTTAAAAAACCTTCCGGCCAATTATCCCAAACACCAGGATGAGAAAAAGACCCCATCTGTATATTACGAAGATTAACGCTCTTGCTTATCCTGTCATATGGGATATCGCCATTTTTTAAAACGGATCTAACCACAGCAAAATAAGTTATATCAGGAAGATTAGTTATAGGGAACTCATGAAGGACAATACCATCCATATTAAATTCCCCATCGATTACGTTAGAGAACCTCATCGTAACCTCTCTACGCCTGATATCGCTATATTTATGTGGGGGAACCGGTATGTATTGTGAACCATCCTCTTTCTTATACCACCATACGGTATCATCCGGATTCTTCTTATACTCAATGTCAAGAGACCTGAATACAATCCTATAAGAACCACCAGATACCTTAACTAAAGGATATTGATCCTTTGTCCCGTCCCCCCAATCAACGTCCACGAATCCTGGCTTTCTTGTCGAGAACCTAAGACTGCGATTAAAAGCATCCGCTGATATTATCGGATCGGGTATATAATCAGCGCCCTTACCATCATAACAAGGGAACCTGTCCTCATTTACTATAAACGTGACATAGGACGCTACCGTATCGTATCCTGCTAAAAAAGCCATACTCTTAATTTATTGATATTATATCATAAGACACCCATTCCTTATACCCGTTAACCATCTCATATACCTTGTTGATGGTCTTGCATACGACAGCGAATCCGATATCCACGTTAGGGAACTTCTCATTAAGCTCATCTATAGTAAGCTCCTTAGTTATACTCTCATCCCACTTACGCATCTCCTTCACCTCCATAAGGATAGGTTTACCGGTTACTCCTACGCTCATCACCCATTCTCCCTCACGGTTGGCATCCGCCAGATCCGGGAAGATAGTAACGCCAAACAACTCCGTGAGCACGAACTCATCGCCGTTCCGGGTAAACGACACCGCCGCTCCGGGGGTCAAGACTACCTCGTTCACCGCCAGCATACTCACCAGCTTCTTGGCTCCCCCTGATACAGTACCATTCAACACGACAGTCACGTTACCCGTAGCGCTATTAACGAACTTGATATCATTCTTCTCGCTATTTATAGCCTGTAACCTAGACCCAGATACGATATTTACGATCTCATAATTCTTGTCGTAAGTGCTCTGTAGCGTCACATTACCGTATTTAGTATCGATAAGGGTAATCCACTTAGCCTTACCACCTACTATCTCAACAAGCTTATAAAACACGTCATTGCCGTCAGCGTCAACCCATCTAGCTATAGCACCCGGAGCGAAATTAGTCACCTCCCGATCTTGGGTATAACTTACAGTGCTTTCCGTAGGCTTATTAGCTAAAGTAATATAAAGACATTGCTCTACGTCAGCCTCCATCTTGACTATCCCAGCTCCATCGTAATAATAATCAGGTACGTTTTTCTCTCGTATCAACAAGATGGTACCTTCCTTAAGCTTGTCGGCATTGGTAGGATCATCCACAAAAGACTTCATCTGGATATAGGTATCAAAGATGATCGACGTACTCTTATCCTCTATCTTCTGGTTGATATCATCAACAATATTATTAATCTCATCTTTCGTATAATAAGGAGACAAATCCACCTTCGGACCTTCCTGCTCTAAAGCCTGAGCTCCATCCCACCAATAATCAGGCACATCCTGCTCCCTGATCCAGAAGCTGTCCCCCACACGGAGCTTAGCCGTGTTCTCCGGAACCGCCAGCCACTCATTCATGGCATCGACCGTATCAAAGATATACGCCGTGTTCTTGCCCTCGGCTATACGTCTTACGACAGCCAACTCGCTCTCGACATCGCTAAGTCTTTCCTTTATATTATTGATCTCCCGCTCCAGCTTATCATAATTATCCTCCTGATCTATAGCATCGCCGATGGACATATAAACCTCGTTAGTGAGCTTATTGTAGGTAACACGAGCCACCTTCTCGTAGGATGTCTTATACGTAGATGAGCCTTTGCTGGTATGACAAACAAAATCATACGTATTTTGATACACCACAGATCCACCGGTATTGATGAAATTATATCCGTCTTGGCTCATAGTACCGCCCTTGTAACCCACAAGCTCAAAAGAACATTTACCCGTACCTTTAGATCCAAACCATGTAGCGTAGGCCATGAAATACGTCTCTTCAGGTAGGATATCATAATATTTAGCCCTTAAATCCTTCACCGACATCCAAACACATTCCTTACCAGAACCGGTATTATCACCACCCCATTTAAGAACTTCTCTAACAGAGCTATCTCCATTTCCGGGGCCAGACCAACCTACAGCAAGATTATCTATGGTGGGAACATTAGAATTAAGGGCTTCCGTCATCGTGTCCAAGTCCCTTCCGGAACTTGATTCCCATAAATATCTGAACGTCACAAAATCAACATCCCCGATCTTAATGCCTCCAGTATTACTAGGATATGTCTTTGTGACTAACTCATAATACCATTTACCATCACGGAAAGTAACCCTTATCCTCTCTACTTGCTTGGGGGATATAGAGACATATGATCCACCAACAGAGACGTTATCGCCATCAACCGCGCGGGAAGTCCCATCCTTTGGATCCTCAGGATCTACGGGGGTGTAGATCGTAGCCTGTTTATCTCCGGTATTGATAATAACTATATAATAGCTATCCCCGTCAAGACCCTCATCATGAGCCATGGTTACAAAACCCTGCTCGCTATCCGGCCTCCATTCAACGACAACCATATGCTTATCCATAGGTATACCGGAAACGCTGTTAACGTAATTGGTTGACGACATGAAAATGGCATGATCATCATAAGCCTCATCTACACGTTGATGCTTAGTAGCCAATCCGTCAAGACGTGATATCTCAATGGGGTCAGTAACCTCGACCCCATTATAATCATACCACTTATATCCGATCATCGTATTCTCACGACGATATTTCCTTTTCCTTATGACCTCACCGCCGGCTAGGGCGTCAATCATATAATAATCATTACATACCTTAACCATGACCTTGATATTAACAGGTTTGACATAAACAAGCCACGATAGTAGCGCCAACAGGAATGGCGGTCAGCGTAGTCCCCACCGGGTAGGTAGGAGAGGATGACTCCATCACCATCAACGACGTCCGCTCCACCACCATATCGTTATCAACCAACCGGCTCCCCTCCACATAGAACCGGCCATCGGCCACCTCATAGCACTCTCGCACCGGAACCATATGTCTTTGGCTTTTATCAGCGTAATCGCATATCGTGACCTTAGCCCCATCAGGTATGGAGGTAAGCTCATCACCTACATTATAATCAGGATGATCGGAATATACGACGTATAACTTGGACTTAATATCCTGCAATGCCGGATTGACTGTCCTGAATCCCTTCAAATGCATCTTATGACCACCGATCTCATAACAATCATCTACATCCATGATATTAAGATCACAACTGATGACCGTCCAGCCGTTAATAACCGTCTGTGTAGGGGTAGTATTGATAGGATGATCTGGGTCGGTAGACTCAACGATCTTATAGTCGAAAGTCTTTACATCCAGATTTCCGTTCAACGACTCCTGTCTCCTGATCTTTACCGTACCCTTTCCGGTATCATAACAAGTCTCAGTGGTATCTATAAGTCGATCCATATAATCCGGCTCCTCGCATTCGATACGAGCGAAATTAGATGGCAAAGAGGTATATTGAGTACCAACATGGATATCATTATCTGTAGAACTCAATACATGATGATTATACGACCTAACATGATTTAAAGGGTTGATAACGTAAGTGGATTTAATTCTTACCGATCCTCCTGGAGTCGAGTAACATTCTATCGCACTTCTGGTAATACGATCATCCAACCTTTCTATGGCACACCTTTCACGGATAAAAACCGATGGGATGCTATTCATCCTATCCCCTAGACCATATCCGTTATCAGACGAGTCCACAATCTCCCAGAACTGGTTTCTTTTCCCAAGATCACCATCATAAGACACCACATGTCTCATACGTATGCTCCCGTTTGATGTCCTATAACATTCCTCGATATCAATAGGCATTCTGTCTTCCATATCCGTGAAATCACAAGACACCAAAGACCATCCGGTAGGCAGGGTGGATATCCGCTGTCCCGGGGCGAAACCGCCGTTATCCGAATCCAGTACCTCGTAGCGGACGTGGCGCTCGTTTGCCTTGGCATCATAAGACACGACTCTCCTTACCTTGACATTACCCTCACCGCTATCATAACATTCCACGAAAGACTCGATATCACGATCCTCCATATCCTCCATCTCGCACACCATGCGATCCCATCCTCCAGGTATGGCATTATATATCCTATCCACGAGAATATCGGGGTTCTCAGATCGTGTAACGACATAAACAGCGCCCCTTATATCTATATCTCCATCATAAGACGTTATTCTTAATACCTGTACACGACCTTTATCTGTATTATAGCATTCTTTCCTTGACTGAAGCATTCTATCCTCAAAGTCAACGAAATCACAAGGAGCCAAAGAAAATCCGTCTGGGAGGGTAGCTAGGGCGGCTCCTGGGACAAAGTCTGCGTTATCGGAGTCCACTACCTCGAAACGTGTGTATCTGGCCTTTATCTTGGAGTCATACGACACCATCCTTCGAAGTTTAACGTTTCCGCTACCGCTGTCATAACACTCTATATAGGATTTGATATCTCTCTCCTCCATATCGTCAAAATCACAGACTACCCTTATCCAAGTGTCTGGCAAGGAACTGAAGCTGGCGCCCTCAGGTTGTGACGGATCGGTAGTCTCCAGGACTTTATAACTCTTATCCCTAACTCCTATATTCCCGTCCCATGACGTAAGAACCTCCAGCTTCACCTTACCGGCCGGTGTCTTATAACATTCTATAGTTACCTCAATATCACGATCCTCCATATCCGTGAAGTCACAAACGACCTCAACCCAGTCATCGCTTATGCTGGTGATAAACTCACCTACCGGATTCTCAGGATCGGTACTTTGCTTGACGCGATACCATTCCTTTCTGGTACCCATCTCGTAATCAAATATCTTATACCCCTCTATCTGTACCCTTCCGGTCCCGGTATCAAAGCATTTAAGCACCGGTATTATCTCCCTTTGGGTCATGTCCGGAAAATCACATACTATACGCCTCCACGTATCAGGTATGGCATTATACTTCGTTCCAATAGGGTTACTATCGTCAGTAGTATTCACCACCTCATAATGAGACACCTCCGGGTTCAGGCGGGGATCAACCGACTCTACGCCCTCTATCTGGACCTTGCCTCCTTCCGTGGCATAACATTTACTTACGAATATCAACTCCCGATCGGTCATCTCCGCTATACTACAATCTATAGCCACCCACTCGGCAGGGATCTTATCCAATTCCGTGCCAATGGGAGTATCGATATCCGATGAGTTGATGATAAATATCTTCTCGGCCAGTATCTCCCCCTTATTATTCATATAGGTATGGATACGAGCTTCTACCTGACCACCCGGCGTGCGATAGCATTGGTTGACGATCGACACACGGGCGTCCTTGATGTTAATGAACTGATAGTCCTTTTTAGGGATCTCGCTTACAAGTTTCTTTACTCCTTTATCATCGAAGTACACGTAACACCCGTCATTCCTCATCATGACCGGATACGTCTTTCCGTCTATGACAACACCCGAGAAGTCATCTGGCGGAACGGAGAAACCCATGCTACCGAAGATGGAAGCAAGTCTCTTTAAATACTCATTTATCGCAGACATAATATCATATTTTAATTCTACTGCCTCAAAGATAACAAAAAAGGGAAGAGAAATGAATCTCTCCCCTTTAGGAAATATATGAACGCAAAAAAGGTCGTTCTTATTTGGGTTCGGTCACGATAGCCGGTCCAAGACCAGCGGCAGCTCCGATCATATTGATCATCTCCTGAACACCCTCATGAGCGCCATAGCGTACACGTAAGATCAAGTTAACCGGATCATCGGCGATAACCTTTCCGAATCCTTGAGCGTATCTATGAGGATTAATCGTGATCTGGAAGTCCACGTATTGGGCTGTTTGTTCAACACGGCTGTATTCGTTCATGAATGTCCGTCCCATGAAATCCTGATGTTTCGGGAAGCCGTTGAAATGAGCGTAACCCTTCAACTCATCATCCATCATATTGCCGCCAACATGAGTACGCGGGGCTTTGCTGGACAATCTCTCGAAGTGAAGCTGATCCCACCAAATGGGGGATCCCTCATCAAGAGAATCAGGATAACCACCGCTAGCGCCAACGATCTCAACGCTATCCTCTACATAGGTCATTTTATCCATCAAGCACTCTGACGGAGATAATAACATTTCCTTGCCACGGAAACGGATACCGCACTTGCAGTTAGTGCCAAGTTCCTGAGCCGATTCCAGTTTCTTCCACATACGGTTGCGGTAGGACGCCGGAGCCTTGCTGGTGAAGAATCCCTCGAACACCTTGTCGCACTCATCACACAACATGTTAGTATATACCGTTGTCTGGAAGCTATGCTGGCAAGCCGCAGGAGTACCGTAGTCAGTGATCTCCAGTTCCGGGAAAGCCTGTTTGATTTCCTCCAAAGCACTGTTTCCGCACTCATCATCCGGGATCGTGATATAATACTTCTCGGTGGATACCTTGCAAGAACCACAAGCTGACCATGAAGCGGTACGAACCGTAGGATTCTCGCACATATCGGATGTCTTAGCCACATAGTAAATGATAGCCGTAGGATTAGCCTCCACGAAAGTAGAGATCTCCTCATCCGTCAATTTCTTGGAAGTAGCGGCAATATACAAACCTGATCCCTTGATCTGGCTCATCTTATTAACCGTATCAGCTACCACATTAGGTAAAGACTCTACCGTAGTAGACATATCAACGCCGTCATCCTCCAATGAAATGGAATACAGGTATCCGCCCTTAACCTCAGTATAGCTAGGCGGGCATTCCTCGCATCCTTTCATGATAGAGATCAGACGTTGAGTATAGTCATTAGGCTTAGTCCCTTTCTTCATCACCTTATAACGTGACATGCTGCCGTTGATGCTCTCACGAACGATCTTCAATCCCGGGTACTGGGCACGAACCTCAGCCAAGGCAAGGTCATCACCAGTATCGCAAACCTCCATACAATAGAAGTTCACGTCCTCCGTCTCAGGCTCCGTAGCCTCGTTAGTACATCTTGTAACCGGAGTGATATCAATATAATCAGATACCTTACCACCACCAGCGATAGGCTGGTTCTTCATCCTCTCGATACATTTCAGGACGGCTGGCAACAAATCAACCTCCTCGCAAGGATCGCACTCCTCGCATTGATTTGGAGTATTATCACAATCATCCAAAAGGATAGCGTCATTGATCTCAATACGACCTCCCTCATAACCAAGAAGCTCGAAAGCCCTGCCGGCGAGAATCAAGCGGATAGCGATACGGTCGCCCTTGGATACGGAGAAAGCCGTGTCATCAGACACACCGTTGTATCCTAAGATAACATCATCGACATAAGCGTGATCTTTCTTCGGCCAAGAAGCGTAAATCTCGGTGATCTCATTCAACGAGAACAAAGGCGTGGAAAAATCCTTATCATATATAGAGCGGGAAGCCGCTTGTTCATTACGACCGATACGGATCTCATAACGCTTATCATTACGAGGCTTACCGGTAAAGTCAATTACGGCCTTGCAACCGTTCTCGGAAGTATCTTTAGTATCGTAAATACCGATCTGTCCTTCCTTCAAGAAGATGGAATCAACATCCACCATCTTAGCGTGTGGGGATACGAAAAGTACCCGATCTTGCGGTCTGTGCAACATATTATCAATATTTTAGTTTAAAACTTATTTACCTAACGCAAACATAATAATAAACGAGTTCACGACAATAAAACACAATCACGAGTGTATAGGCATATAAATAAATTACATTTTTTGTAAAAACATTATTTAAGCCACTTTTTCTTATACATCTTCCTCATCATATCAACAAGTTCATCGAAACTTTTTATATAACCCATATCTATAGCCCATATAAGATTGCCTTGTATTTGCTCCAATTCCTTCAGCTCAGCTTCCGTGGCCTTATTCCTGATCATACTTTCATGGATATTAAAAACAATATAATTAAGTCCCTTGGCGATCTTAACATAATCTACATCCTTAAATCTAGAAGCTGCTCTAGACAAAGCATTATACCTATCACCAGCCTCTATTCGATTAAGAATAAGCTTATCGGTTAACCACGTAACAACCTCGGCATACAACATAGGGTTCAATTCCATAGCTACAAGAACCCATATATAAGGATTACACATAGTTCTCCTGTTCTCGCCCCTACCAACAGTCTTATAAGCGCCAAACTTTTTCATTACTTTTATAAGAGACTCTTTTTCAACCATTTCCATAAAAACAGGAAATCCTGTTTCTATCATATATCCTTGTTTTTCAAGAATATAGTATATTCGCTCAGCACTTTCCTTGTTAGAAAGGATATTCTCTATCCTCTTATCATTCCATCCTTCCTGAATCCTTTTCTTGGTATAGGCTTCCTGTAAATCAGTCAACGACATGAAAGACGTTTTAGTGTCTTGCTTGATAGTAACACCAAAAAGATCCCTATCCTTGGAGATCATAACAACATTAGTTTTCATATTATATATATTTAATTATTTAATACGATGCAAATATATAAATAAAAATTTTACCGTGAATATATATACATAAAAATATATCAATATAAAATCATTATATTAAATATTTCATGAAATACAAAATATGTTTGTGATTTCTGGAGTCGGAGAAATCTCCGATTCCAGAGAATATGCATAGGATGATAAAAAATAAGCCTACCCATTTCTAGGTAGGCTTATCAATCAAAACTAACGTTGTTTATTTAAAGGAAGCCACATTATCCTTATCCATTCTATATCTATACAATTCATAAATTTACTCGCAAGGAAACCCATAAATCTTTAGTTTATGGGATGAATTGCGCCTTGCATTCGCTTTTCAATTATTATTGTTTTTCTTATATCTATCAATCGCATCTGCTTACAACTAATAGAGCCTTTGTTTACTTTTGTACCGTCAAGTTTCCTAATATCAAAGAAACCACTCTCTCTTCTTCCAAATATGTAATACAAATCCTTTTGGTATTCAACTAAGTCAAATAACCTATACCCTTTTACCAAGTATGGTGCTTGATTGAGTTTCTTCCTTCCACCTTTCAAGAAATTAACCTTGTGTATTTGTCTGTTTTGACAACGTACTTTCTTTTGATAGAAATAATATTCAAGATGTTTAGCAGTAGGATTACCACTTATACACCTTGCATCAACATAGTGGTTTTTGGGTAGTCCATTAGTGATACGAGTGTGCTTTGTGATATACCCAAAAGTCATACTTACATTAGGATAGATATTCTTCAACTTCTTGTAGAAGCTCCATCGCATTGTAGACATAAATGCAGAATCCCTGAATGATGTGCCACGCTTAACTTCGAGTTCTATTTCACCTTTATGGTATGCTTTATGACAAGATTCGCAAAGTGTTATGAGGTTTTGACTTGAATTTCCACCAACCTTTCTCGACTCAATATGATGCACATTCAAGATAGGGTCTTTACTCTTACCTTTGCAATGTTGACACTGATGACCATCACGATGAAGCACATACTCACGCACATTAAAGAAGTTGAGTTGTTCTCCTTGTTGATATTCTTTACCTGATATACTTGGATTCTTAATCTTTTGTATATCAAAAGCAGCAGTTTCTACTATAATATTAGTTATTGGCAGAAACTTATGTATCTTCTCTACAACAGTTAAGTGAGTCTGGATTTTGTTTTCAATAGATGGTGCTAACCAACCTTTTCTTTTAGATGAAACCCTATTATTGAAACGAGCCCTACGATAACGCAATCTGTTTCTACGAGTTCTTCTTTGTTCTCTACGAGTAGATAGTTTCTCTACAATATCATTTCTAAGTTCTACATCTGCTGCATACAATTCCTTCTCACTTGTCGTTGCCGATATGCCGATATGCTTGCTACCAGCATCTATACCCAAACTTATGGGCTGAATGAAGTTAGTTGTGTCATAATCCAATTGAATTGTGAATGGAATACGGTACATAACATGGGCAAGACCATTCTTTAATAGCCTTCTCACTTTACCAAACCTTTCAGTTGGCATAAGTGCCTGTCCTTGTTTGTTAATTACGTAAACCATTCTTTTTTTAAAAATTTTACTATAAGTCGGATTTCTCCGTTAAATGCTCATCGTCAATGTTATGGAGAGGTTTTCGTTAGCAACACTATCCCTACCTCACGGAATTGTTTAATCACTAACCTTAGAGCAGGGGGCTTGAGCAAACACCCACTTGGTAACTATATATTCTCTCCTAACGTAGCACCCGAAGTGCTTAGACTAATCAACTTGGGCTTTTTCAAGCCCACAGGTCTTTAGCCTGTGGGTAGTTGACTCTCATTAAGGTTGAATTGCTTGGCTACCATATCCAGAATCTCCTCCACCAAAGGATCGGACAGCTCAGGGTCGATGTCCGTGGACCGCTCGCCGGCGGCGTTGATATACCCGGCCAGATCCACCCGTACCGGATTCCGGTAGTAGGTCATCCTGACCTCGTCTGTGCGGAAGCCGTCCTCATACACCACGACCTTCCCGTCACCTATGGTGTAGAACGTTTCCCGATAGTCAAAAGAAGGTTTATTATTATCATCCCCAAGAAGCTCATGGACATTCTCGTTCTTAGCCTCCCACATGACAAAATCTCCAACCTCACATCCATTATAAGAAAACGCTCCTTTTATATTTGAGAACCATAAATAATCATCAGGAAGACCGAATGATGTCGATTCGGGGTCATCAATATGATTGATCTTATTAAGCGATTTCCAGTATACCAGAAGAGTTTGTATAGATCGGATGGTCTCATCATCCTTCCTATTAAGATAGTATCTTATCAACCTATCCTGAGCCTCGTTGAACAGCAGCACAAACCTTCCCGGATCAAGCTTAATCCCGCCATTGGCCAGATTCTGCTCGTTCTTCTGTAAAGACCTTAGATACGCTTCTTGGATTGTCATCGCTATTCCTCCTTAACCTTATCACCCTCCTCTACGTCATCCTTCTTCTTAATATCCTTAACCTTCTTGGTCTTGGACTTATCATCGATATTAGACATAGACATGATCTCCTCATACTCATCCAATACATTAGCCTTTATGTTAATAAAGTCTTTCTTGGTAGCCAAGAACTCAGCGGATGTCCGAACGTCAGGTCCTATGATCTGGCCATTATATTGTAATCCGGATGGAGTCATATTGATACGACCATTTCGTTGAAGGACGTTTACGATACGGTAAAACTCAAGAACTTCCTTGAAATCACCTTCCAATGACCGATCCCAGATATCAAGCAGATAATCAACATTGGTCTTCTTCTCATTCATCCAGTTTGATAGAGATCCTGTATAATACTCATCCTCCGTGAAATCCGGGCGAGTTACGATACCGATGTAAAGAAGAAGATCGATGACAGCCTGACGATCGTCGCCGCCTTTCTTAAGGGCGCTGATAAACTTATAGCTGATGTTCATCTTATTGATCTCACGCTGCTGAACGAAATCCTTCATATTGTCTTTCTCCACGAAACAGAACATGGAGTTCATGAAGACAGGATCGCCATCCATTTCCTGAGGAGTCAACATGCCGGAAAATACAGCCAGATATAAATAAAATAGATCTACGGTATTAGCCGTATTATAAACCTTACCCATGAAGATCTTATCCTTAGCGTCATCCCAAAATTCTAAATTGGTTTGAGATAGATCCATCTGCGACATTTCCTCGAAAGGCTTCATGATATTATCTACCCGCTGTTTGACGAGCCTGTCGATCTCATTCTTGTCAAGACCATTATAGCATCTTGATCTTGGATAAAAACCGGTGTTATAGGCCTTGGAGAAATCATCCCAAGGGCAACATACGTGAGTGGCGTTCTCCGGGAACGGAGCTTTAGCTATATTAGCGTCTTGAAAGGCCTGAGGAGCACTTCCATCGTGTTTGCCTACAACCTCATATAAGGTATCTGACATGATATTGAAACCGTTTACCTCGGCCAATACCTTCCTTGATTTTAAAATTTCTTTCATTTCCTTTTTTTGCGTTACTTTAAAAAAAGAGGAGAGGACACCCTCCCCTCTAAAAACCAAATTACATATATGAAAAAACTTAGCCGAAGTAGTTCGGTTGAAGCTCGATAATCAAGAACTTACTGTTATCCATAACCCAAGCCGCTGAAGCTGAGTGGCACCAGAATTGCTCTTTCATGCCCGGCAAGGATGATACGATCTCATTACCGTTAGCTTTGTGTGCCCAACGACCGTACTCATAACCCCACCACATACTTACACCTTCTGGTTTGATATAGAATACGTTATTATTCATATTACCTAACTTAGCGTTAGCCGTATTAGGAATAGCGGAATACGCGTTAGTTGATCCAGCGTCAGTTATATTCTCGATAATACAAGAATAAGAGGATCTAGGATACATGCCATTCACTAACTCGCTACGATCTGTCATGTCAGCGTAATCCAAAGAAGGATCGTGCTCGAACTCAACATTACCGATGCCCGGGATGAAAGCTCCCTTAACCTGAACCGGACCTAAGATCATGGCGTCGTTAGTACCGGAAATAGGGTTAGAAGGCAACATACGATCGCTTCCCATACCCCAGCTTAAGTTCTGCAAGGTAGTGAAGAACGATTCCCTGATCAACTTCTCTAAGTTAATCATAGCCATAGCTCCTACCTTGAACTTAATCTTACGTTCCGTGATAGGAAGATCCTGACGGCCACGGAAAATATAAGCTGCGGCAGCCATAAGCGTATCCTTAGTAATACCCATCGGACGGCTATAGTAGATAGTGTAACCACGGCGAAGCTGACGGTAGATACCCTCATTCAAATGGATAGGACCATTTTGATCCATAATAATACCACCTTCTTGCCACATCAACTGTCTAGCTTCCAGCTTAACCAACTCAGCCATACAGAATACCTCCAGCGTGGACGCTACCTTAGCCGTACGTAAATCAAGCCTACCATTAACCGTCCTACCGATAATAGCCAAATCAGGAATATTGCCCTCATACTCGCTTCTCATAGCATTCATACGACGAAGAGCGGTCTCCACGAACTCTGAAGTGCTATTCTGAGCGGCCTGCATGGACTTCATACCAGCGTACATAGTTGTCTCACCCTCAACACCACGGTGGTTTCCTAAACGGAATTCACAAGTCATAGAACCGGCCTTGTCAGCTCCAGATACCTTAGAGAACTGGGTGCTATACTCTCCAAGAGCATGACCGATCTTCCAGTAACGGATACCCGGACGTAATTTCTCTTTAGGGAAGTATTTAGCCTTTCCGCCGATAACACGACCCCAATAACGTGTCAAATCACCTTCTGTCTTAGACGGGATCTCACCTGAGATAAGGATATTACAGCCGTTAGCGGCGTCATAGGTAATGACATCATAAGCCGTAAACTCAGAGGTATTCAAAACGATATCAAACAAGCTACCGTCAATACCCGGTTTTAGATGATGACCTGAAGTATCCTCAGCCGTAACGACAGCGAATGTCTTTGTAACAGGTAAATCATAACGGAAAGAAGCTCCAATACCGTTAACGGAGATCGTAGCGCCGTTATTAATCATACCCATATACATCGGAACGGGGTAATTAGCGATATTAGAGAACAGATTCAACAGACCCAGATGATTCTTGTCTGGATCCTCATAATACCAGCTCGCCAATGAGCCTAAGTTATGCTCTACGAGCGAAGTCTTATAGTTCTTGGCATCGGTGAAGGCAATAACGTTATCACCATTCACGGTAGCCGGAAAACTTTTTGTCAAAAATGGATTCATGTCTATATTTTCATTTAAATTAGTCAATTTGTTTCTTTTTGTATCATAAAACGTTTACATCTTAATAATTTCAACTTTTTGTACGTAATATCCCGTTGATTACCACCGTCAATATCACGGATATTGAAACTACCCGATTTGCGTCTTCCAAATATGAAGTAATAATTGCCTTCAAACATAACCCTGTCAAACAAACGAAAACCAAAAACCTCAAAAGAAGATTGATTCGGCTTTTTAACCCCTCCTTTTAAAACCTTTTGTTTGTGGATTTGACGATTATGTCTTCTAATCAACCTTACCTTGTAATGATATTCTAACATTAAAGCATTGAAATTCTTAGAAATAACGAAAGCATCAGAGATATGGGATTTTTCAATTCCATATTTAATCCGATTGTATTTCGTGATATAACCGAACGTCATCGAAACGTTGTCATATCTGGATCTCAGCTCCTCGTACAACTTCCATTTCATGATACCCATGACGGCTGCGTCACGAAGTGACTTGCCTCTGCTTACTTTCAATTTGATATTTCCTTTATGAAATTCCTTATGACAAGTCTCACACAAAGTAATCAAATTTGAAGGTGAATCTCCTCCTGTCTTCCTTGACTCAATATGATGGATATTAAGAATAGGATCTTTTGACTTACCCTTACAATACTGGCATTTATGCCCGTCTCTTGCAAGGATATATTCCCTTATATTCCAAAATCCTAATTGCTCACCTTCCTGATACTCCTTACCCGATATCTCTGGATTCTTGATCTTTTGAGTATCAAATTGAGCAACCTCAATAATCAGTTTTGAGACAGGTAGTATAGAATATACAAAACCGATAATTCTAATATGAGAATCAATCTTCTGCCGGATTGATGGAGCTATCCATTTATCCTTCTTATATTTTACTCTATTATTGAATCTTGGCTTCCTATATCTCAATCTATACCTTCTAGCCCTCCTTAACTCTCTTCTTGTTGATAGAAGATCAACAACATCACTTCTCAGAATAACCTCACTTGCGTAAAGTTCCTTGCTTTTCGTTGTTGCTGACAAACCAACGTGTTTTGTACCTGCGTCAACGCCTAACGTAATCTCTTGCTTGTAACCGGTTGTATCATACAAAAGCCTGATCGTAAAAGGGCAAAGATTCACTACGGTTGCTTTCTTTGATTTAAGCAACCTTCTTACCTTCCCATGCCTTGTTGTTGGCATTAAAGGACTACCATCTATGTCCTGTACATACACCATTTCACAAACTAATTCAATGTTTATTCAACATAAGTCAGAGTAAAACCCTGTTAGTACCCATCGCCAATGTTATTTTGAGGTTTTGATACAAGCGACACTATGGCCCGAATACAACCATTGTTTAATCACTTGCCTTAGAGCAAGGGGCTTGGGCAAACATCCCTTGGTAACTATGTATTCTCAAATAACGTAGCCTTTGTCTCAAGGCTTAGGCTAATAATCGGAATAGCTTTTAGCTATTATACATAATGCGATGCAAATGTTTTATGGTTTGCATGAATTATGTATTATTCGCGAGAATCACTTCATACTTTTTAATACGGACTCTATACCTCCAGATACTTGACCCTTACGTTCCTTCTTCTGGACATCATTTATAGACCTATATACATCCATGATCCCGCTTTTTTCCATATACGACTCATTCCATGTATTGATCTTATCTATTAACTTAGATATAAAATCAAAAGCCTTAGCCATATCCTCCGGTTTCTCCTTATCCCAAGGATGCTTATCAATATAAGTCTTAGCGTCATTTATAGCCTTAGCTATGACCTCAAGATTGTCGTTAACCCGATCAGCGTCCTTACTCGTCGGCTTTCGTCTTCCCTGTGGCATTAGCTTTCATGTCTTTGAACTCATTATACTGTTTCATAAGAAGCTCATAAGATTGAACAACCCCTATCTTACTTACTTCCGTCACGCTCATGTCATGGAACATATCCTCAAGCTCCTTGTCAGCGTATCTCAGACGTTCCTTGTCATCATAAAACACGAATCCAGACGTTCTGTCTTCTATAATGCTCTTGGCGGTGGACGCATATGTCGTGTCTAAATCCAGATCCATACCGAAGCTGGTAGCCAACTGGATTATGAACATCAATCTAGAATTGACTTTTACAGCCTCTATATTCAACATCTGTATCTTATGGGTCATCTCATGAAGAACGACAAAATCCTCCTCTTTTATCAACGAAGATGATTTAAGGGCTATCTTCTTAGTCCTATCTTCAATATCGCTATACAGACGCTTGCTCTCACGCTTTATGGCTATCCAATGCCTTATATGGGTATCCGCCTCTTCTTTAAGATAATCCCTGATCTCTGTTTTTATATCTTTATCTTCCATATTACGCATTATAATCGTTGTTGTTTAACTCGATCTCATCACTGATACTCTGATCTATTATTCTTAATAAATCCCTGGTACTAACATCCCGCAAGAAGCGTACGTTACCACCATTAGCCTTAGCAACTCTCCTTAAAGCGGAGTAAAGTATATCACCCAATGAATATTCAGGTAACTCACGGCAACCGACTTCCATGACAATAAGAGCATGGATACGATCATCTATCTTACTTCTTACAGGACTTCGCATAGTATTTACTTATAAGCTTCCCCTATAATACGTAGCGGGAAATGTTTGAAATTACGTTCAGGATCATCCTTCGTATAACCCATAAGAGATAGATGTTTCTCAAAATGACCTTCCGTATATTTTGAGGTATCTAACGTCATCCTAAATATAGTTCTATTCTCATTGTCAGGATGTTTGTTATATGACACGTCTCCCATACATCCACATCCAAGATGATGCTCCTTGACATGGAAACCATCTTTATGGGTGATAAATAACACGATTTCTATCTTATCACCTATTTTCTGATCAAAAATATTTAGATAAAACTCGCTCTCGTCATCCGTAAGTCCTATATCAAATGCATCGTTAGGGCACTCGATATTAAAATCGTTATGATCGGCCGTTATCACCTCCATAGCATTCCATTTGGCTTTCTCTCCTTCCACGAACTTCAATGGGCATACCTCGGTCTTCATCCAAGCCTTCTCCTTGATAAAGCAACCGCACAACGAGCATCCCGGTCTTCCAATCAATCTATGGAATAATACCTTAGGCGGCAATTTAAAGAACCTGATATTAGAAGAGTTCTTAGGACATTTCTTGCATAATTCAAGACGATTCTTATACCATTCGGGATAATCTTTCTTATCCTTAGGAATCCTGCCCAATAAACTGTCTTCCCAAGCTTGGGCTATTACTTGGGCTTTACCGATTGTTTGCATATTATTTCTTAAATTGTTTTTGTTGAAAATCCTGTAACTGTTCCCATGTCATTCCATACCGACATTGATACATGGCCTCATGGTTATCACGTATAAGAGGATCTCCGTTCTTCAACCCCTCCATATCCTCTATCGCCTTAATCTTCTTATCCAGACAATCAAGCTCAATAGGCATCCTTTCATCCGGATAACGATTACCTTCCTTGACAAATATCCGGCGTATCTTATCACGTCTTACCCGCATCTCGCGAAGATTGCATATAACGTATCCGATAAACGGGATTCTGATAGATATATTGTCAGTATACCTAGCTAGGTGATGGACGTAAGATACGGATGCTTTCATGCACCACTCTACCTGTTGTTTGGTAAACTTCCCATCAGATCTTCTTACCACCTCATCCACGATATCCCTATCGAATGAAATAAGATTCCTACCCATCAATATCCAATTTGTTTCTCTTGAACACAAACCCCATTACACGGGTATCATCACCCTCCCCGTCAAGAATAAAATAGTTACGTAAGCTTCTCATCTCAATAGACAGCTCACGGGTACGGAAGTTCCCGTTCTTCTTGTCCACCAGAAAACCCCCACGTTTAAGCTCGTTGTTCAGGACAGCGACGTAAGATTCCTTCTGTCCATGACAATCCATGTACTTAGCCCTGGTATCATCCGAGTATCCGTAGTTGATGTAGAAAGAAAGTAAGTTTATCGTCCTTTCAGTAATCAAGCTCCTACCCTTGGAATCCAGATAGCCATTATATATCCTTAAGAACTGCTGGATCATATCCAACCTAGTATCGTAAGGCAACGCAAATACGAAAGCTTTTCTCTGCTCGGCCATACAAAATTAGTTTTCGACAAAAATACTTTAAAAAAATATTATTGTCAACAAAATATGATATAATCAGTATAATATATGCTGACTAACATATGTTTACGAGTATCCAAAGGCAAAAAGCTAGTGGGTAGGACGAACGAAGCCATGTATGTATACGGCAGGCTACGATGGCGAGGACAGTGAAGTTCACGTACGATACGAGCGTGGACGGCGGGGGACAGCCTTATCCTGCCTCACGGGATGCGACCGCTCCCTTTTTCTTTTTGGCTTATTGATCTCCTATCCTTCCGTCATCGTACAAGGATATAGCCCAAGGCATCCAAAGGAAAAAAGTTGGTGGGTGACGTGCAGGGACAGCCAAGGTAAGGCTACCGCCATCATACCGGACAATGCCGCCAGAGGTTCGCTATTGACATGGACGGCGGTAGAGATATATTCGCCTGCCGGAGCGTGAGCGATCGCATACAACCTTACCTTTTTCCCTTTGGATTCCTTCCTCCCAGGCTATGGGATATAAAGCCAAGGGGAAATGGGAGGCCTTGGGGCATGGTCCTGCCGTAGAAGATACGGACGGCCGGAGCGTGAGCGACCGCACAAGACCTCGCTTTTTCTTCTTTGGCTTCTGCTCCACCCGATCCCCCTACCGGGGTTCCGGCTTCCGGTATAGGATACGGCTTCTACCAGGTTTAGCCTGCGGTATGCTACCTGACGGCACCATACCTTGGCGGTAAAAAGCAATGTTTTATTAAATAGAGACTTTAAGTGGAGTACACAGGAACTCGACGTCAGGAGAGGTTCTGTGTACGGATAGAGATATTAGAAAGTAGTATATGTTTATAGAGTTAATTATATTTAATAAATATACCTATTAACGCGCGCGTAACAAGTAGGTTGAGAAAAAACGATCGTTCACGCGCACAGCGTTTTACGGACATCATCTACCCCTTTCCTCCACCCCCTAAACAACAAATGGGCGACCTTCACAGGCTACCCATCCATCCGAATAACTTGTTTCGTATTGATGAAACTCGTATATTCGCAGCAAATAAAATATTACATGGGAACAAAGATAGTACTTTTACAGAAAATGAAATTAAACTTCGATAAGATTCTTACCGAAGCATATATTCCAAAAGATATACAAGCAAAAAAAGATGAGCTTGGATGCCTAAGGCTTCCGGCAGGATCACTTGTCTGCCCAGTAGATTACAAACCTATAACTAATAAGGACGGGAAGAAGGTTACGGCCGTAAAATACTCGAACAAGAAAGATAATATAAGAGGTTCCGGCATGGTTATAGAAAAGAAGTGTAAGCAGGTAACGGCTTATCTTTCTATCATAAATGTCCAGAAGCATGTATTTTTAAGAAATAGGATGAGAGATGGTTACCGTGACCGTATCGAGATCAATACCGATGATTTTATAGATATCCTATCCGATGGCATAGCTTATTTCTGCTACAGACATGTTTTAGAGGATTGCCATGAGGATATAGAATATCAGCTAAAGACACTTAAGGCTTACGCCGAGGGCGAGATAAGAATAGCTTTAGCTGATATCATGATCTACTCGTATAAGGCTAAGAAGAATGAGGATACGAAAGACATATTCGTAGGCAAGAAAACATCCGTATACAAATGTCTGGATAAGAATTTAAGCTCAGACGAAAGACGGAATATGGCTAACAAAAGCCGGAAACTTGATCGGGTAAAAATCCTTTCCAAAATAATATTCAGAGCCAGAACCAGAAACGTACATCACATATATAAGGTAACTAAAAGAAAGACAGTTAAGTTTAATGTATCATACCTTCTTAATGAGTTGAATAAGAAGCTCATAGGCATAGGTATGCGTGAAATATCTCAATCCACTATATACAGATACATAAGCATGTTCTTAGACATGTGTAAGAAGAGTATATCCGATTTGTATGAAGAGGTAAAAAAAAACAATGGAGTGGCGAATACCAAAGACAGAAAGAACGTAACTATCGGATGCTTAAGACTATTATACAAGGGGAAATATATGCATATCCTTATATCGACAGAATACATAAAAGATGTATTTTTAGGAGAAAAATCTTCTGAGATGAGTAAAGCTGGATGATTTGAGTATCAGATATAAAATTTAATATTTACATATTATTCACATTTATTTTTATTAGTTAATTATAACTATTCGTATCTTTGTACCATAAACATAAAAAGATATGGTAAAAGAGGATTTTAGAAATGAAAACGACCTCCTTCGTCATATTATGACGGTGGATAAAAACGTAGAGCAGGGTCGTGCCTTGAAGAAGATTTTCACCACTAGGGAGAATCTGTTTATTACCGGTAGAGCTGGTAGTGGTAAAAGTACGTTCATGAGACGTATCGTAAAGTTCTTGGGTAAGTGCGTTATCGTAGCCCCGACTGGAGTAGCGGCGTTGAATGCCGGTGGACAGACCATCCATTCGTTTTTCTCTATAAAGAACGATCCTTATATCCCTTCTATCGAGAGAGGTATGTTATCGAATAAGGTGGATGTAAGTCCGTTTATGAAGAAGAAGATCAAGAATCTTGATACTATAGTTATCGACGAGATCAGTATGGTGAGGCCTGATTTGCTTGATGAGGTAGCTGACGTACTTAGACAATGCAGGCGCAGCAAGGAACCTTTCGGTGGAGTTAGGTTGATTATGTTTGGAGATCTATCACAACTACCTCCTGTGGTGACAGCAGATGATTTTATCGACAGATATTATGAGAGCCGGTTCTTTTTCTCATCAAAGGCATTAAGAGCCTCAGGATTCTCGGTCATTACCTTCGAGAACGTATTCCGTCAAAAAGATCCTCAGCTTCTTTCCGTGCTTGAGGATATAAGATGTGGGGTTATTACCGATGAGTCAAGACAGATATTGGATAGTAGGGTCAAGTATCCGGATAATATGGATAATACTATAATTATATGCTCAACTAACAAAGAGGCTTATGAGATAAATAAGACTAATCTTGATAAGATCAATAATAAGGTATTTAAGTTCGATGCTACTGTATTCGGGGAGAAGCCTGTAGCGCCCTGTGAGGATGAGCTTATAGTAAAGGTAGGAGCTAAGGTCATAATAACCAGAAACGGCAATGGATATGTCAATGGCTCGATGGGTATCATAACCAGCATAGATACTGTTGATGAGACGATATATGTTCATCTAGATAACGATACTGAGGTGGAGATAACCAAAGAGAAGTGGGAGAAGATGAAGTACAAGCAGGTAGACGATTCCCTTGAAGGCATTTCTTGCGGCTATATAATACAATATCCATTGAGGTTAGGATACGCCATAACTGTCCATAAGTCCCAGGGAATGACTTTAGATAATATATTTGTAGATATCAGCAGAGCCTTCGAGATAGGGCAGATATATACCGCTCTTTCAAGATGTAGGTCTATAGACGGGCTTTATCTAAAATCAGTACCTAAGGAAGATATGGTACTGCTAAGCGATAAGATATCTGACTTTATGGAGAAGGTAGATGAGAATGAGGGTGTTTTGAATCCGGAAAAGATATCTGATATCGGGAAGGATATGATAAAGAAACAACAAGATTTATTTGACTTCGAACAATACGGATTATAATGGCTAAGAAAGAACTTTTTTCAGACGTAGATGAATTAGTATCATCTTTAAATAAAGAGCTTGGAGAAGGCTCGATAATGAACTTCGGTGATGATAAGCCTATAATATCCATACCAAGGGAAAGCACCGGATCGCTGGTGGTAGATAAGGCCCTCGGCGGCGGATGGGCGGTAGGCCGCATCCATGAGCTGGTCGGGATGGAATCTTGTGGCAAGACTATGATGTGTACGTTAAGTATGATCGAGTTCCAGAAAAAACATCCAGATAAGTTGGTGGCTATAATAGACGTGGAGAACGCTTTCGATATTGAGTACGCTAGGAAAATGGGGTTGGATATAAACCGATTTTTGATCTCCCAGCCAAGCTACGGGGAGCTGGCTATTGACATCACAGCCAAGTTAGTCGAGTCTGGGAAGGTCGGATTTATTGTCGTAGATTCTGTAGCCAATCTGGTACCGAAGAAGGAGATAGAGGGCGATATGGAAGACAGCAACATGGGACTACAAGCTAGGTTGATGTCAAAGGCCATGAGAGTTCTTACCGGTATCGTTAACAAAAGCGATTGCGTTCTGGTATTCATCAACCAATATCGGGAGAAGATCGGTGTTATATACGGCGATCCTAAGGTAACGACCGGAGGTAACGCCCTTAAGTTCTATGCCTCTATCCGTATGGAAATGGCGAGAAAGAAGGTTATATTAGGAGAGGACGGATCTTCAGTAGGTCATGAGGTTAGGATAAAGGTTCTGAAGAACAAGACAGCCGTTCCGTTCCAAATAGCAGAGACAGCCTTGTATTATGGCGTGGGGTTTGATAAGGAGCTTGAGCTTTTGAAGTTATGCGAGGAAACCGGTATCTTTACCCGTAAAGGATCATGGTACTGGTACGGGGATGTTCGTGTAGGGAACGGAGTCGATAATACGTTAAGTATCATGAGAGATAATTGTGAGTTATGTCAAGAATTAAGAACTAAACTAAATATTTAATTATGGCGATAGGAGCTAAATTTATAGACGTAATACCATACAGCGTCGAGAACGTCGCTGAGGTTAAGAAAGAGGATGTAAAAAACTATTTGTTCGTAGGTATTCCTATGAGCGAGTTTATTGGTAAGAAACATGAGTTTGAGGGATATATCTTCATGTGCCTTCAGTGTGTTACCGGTGGCACGGAGCTTGGCGGTGATATAGCCATAGCCGTATTGAGACCGATTAGACCCGCTACTGGACCGGCTTCTTACCATTTGGTGGATATCGAGAAATATAAGTATAATAGAACTGACGTGGTTCTGTTGTTCAGGGAGGGAGATTTTAAGGTTGTTAAACGAGACGATTGTAATCTTATATAAGATGGGAACATATATCTCTATAAAATCAACGGTAAACGCATTCAGGTACGGTATTGATCCTGTACCTGAATGGTTCGATAAGATATCTAACAAGACTGATGAGGTTGATGTTATGGTTGAAGGGAATAAGGTAAAGGCATTGGATATAAGGCTAGAAAATGGCATTCTACGAGCTTTTTACGGTTATTACATAGGTCTGTATCCAGATAACTCTATACAGGTGTTTAGACCGGAGGATTTTCACTCATTATATACTTTAAAAATATGAATGTAGCGATAGGGATAGATCCAGGTATAGATACCGGAGGATTGGCGATGATCCCGGAGAACGGAGATATTAAGGTAATCATGACACCAAGGATATCAGCTAAAGGGGATATAGATCTTAGGGCTATATCTAGCTTCTTACTTGACGCCGCGGATAAAATCCAAGAAGAAGGTGGGGGGACGCTGGCGATCGCCGTCGAGGACGTCCACAGCATCCACAACAGCTCAGCCGCCAGTAACTTCACCTTCGGCGGACGGCGCCGGGAACCAAACGCGCTCTTCGCTATGATGGTGGAGATGATGAAACGATACCACTCGCATCCGGACGTCAGGTTCATGTTCGAGGAAGTACAGCCAAAGATCTGGCAGAAGGAGATCCATACGACTGCCGATCGGGTGTATTCGGCGGCGAAGCTGGATACGAAAGCTACCTCCATCCGATGTGCTATCCGCCTTTTCCCTTTGGTGTCTTTCGTAAAACCATGGTCAGGTAAAGGAGTTCAACCTACCAAAATACAAGATGGGATGTGTGACGCTACGCTTATAGCCGAATATGTTAGACGTAAGTTTAAGCTATTTTAATACTATTAAGCGTTTATTGTATTTGAGTTAATATAATTATGATTACATTTGCGATGTAATAAAAAGTAGTTCGTTATGCTTATAAGATGCTTGTCAAAATCATTAAATGAGAAGTTGAGTAAATTGGAGCTGGTTGTTAAAAATGTCGGATCTAATTCACTTTATAAGAATATTAAGATAGATGTTATCAATAATCTAGCTTATATTACTTCCGTAAACGCCAAGGTGTGCGTTATAGAGCGATTGGAGGTTGAGGCTGACTCTAACTTCTCCTTCTTGGTCGAGGCAAGCTCTTTCATCAGGTTTGTAAAAAAACAGAAGAATGGTGAGATTAAGATCGTTCTTTCCGATAAGAAGGACAGTATTACCATATACTACGCTTCTGGTGAGTATAGTTGTCCGGCGTTTGACGTAAATACCTTTCCTATGGTATATAATATTCCTGAAGGAGGTATTAATGTTAAGATGAATGATTATGTATCGGTCCTTAACAAGGCTAGTAATTATACGGAGATCAACGAGCTTTATCCTTGCATAGAGAATGTGGTCATTGATATTGATGAGATTAATATTAATATAGTAAGTACTGACAGGAATACTATTTACAGGTATTTTGTTCCTAATCAGGATAAGGTAGAGAAGGTATTTATCCCGGTATCAAACGCCTCCTCTTTATTACTTGATAAGCATATAAATAAGTCATTAGATACGTTGTCTATCAAAGTAGATGATACTAGGACTTACTTCTCTACCCCTGATATGGATATGTATGAGATTCACTTTGACGGTAATTATCCTAACTGGAGGTTCGTGGACGAGCATTTTGTCAAAACAAGTACCTATGTCTTTGATAAGGATCTACTCGTCCAGGCCCTCCAGAATAATATCAAGGTAAATGAGTTCGATCATTGTAGATTGATATTCACTGAAAAAGGATGCGGTATTATGTCAGAGAACCCTATGTCTGGGAGATCTTGTAAGGAACGGCTTACGGCTTTATCGCATAACGGTAATGATATTATATGCGATGTGCTATGTGGTAGGTATCTTGGTATAGTTAAAAGCATATCATGTAATAGGATCGTTATCGAGCATGACCATAAATCTCATTTCAATAAGATTTATGGAGAGGATAATAAGAACGAGTATTTCTTGTCATCATCAATTATTGTTTAATTTTTTAATGTATATAATATGGGAGTTCGTGAAAATTCATTATCGTTTAATACACAATACTTTAATATAAGTGGAGGTGGTGTATTGTATCAATCCTCAAGAGATCCTAAGGAAGGTTTCGAGGAACATATAAATGAGAAGACAGGAGCCGTATCCTACTGGAGGGTTTTCTGGAACGGTATAGAAGGATATCTTTCCGATATTTTTGTATTAGAGCAGGAGATGAATGGCGCTAAGACAAATTTCTTATTTATAAAGATAAGCGATGAGGAAGGTAATTATGTTATAAAAGTTCCGTTGATGACCTCAAAAGGCGGGATTAATAGCTATGCTAAGTCTCTTGTAAGATATTTACCTAATATCGACCTAAAACGGAAGATTGTTATCAATCCTGCGCATACTAAAAAGGGAGAGCAATACGCTCCTGGTAATTTCTTTATCTCATACGCTAGGGAGACTCCAGACGGGAATGATGAGCTTATCCAGCAATATTATAAGAATGGACAGAATGGATGGCCTGACAGGGTTGAGAGTACTGATATAATGGGAAATAAGAAATTTGATTATACTGCCCAAGATGCTTTTGCCTATCAAGTACTTAATAAGTATATTCAAAGCATTAAGACAAATGGTGTGAAACCTGCTCAGTCGGAAAGCCAAAACAATGCTGGTGAGGCTACAACGCAAACGCCCCCGCCGTCATATCAGGAGCAGGCGCAGCGGCAGACGCCTCCTCCATCATACCAGCAGGCTCCGCCTCAGACAGCCCAAGCACCTTCGTTTGGAGGTCAACAGCAACCTCCTCAATATCCTCCTTTTGGAGATGATAATGATCTTCCATTTTAATTAACTAATTAAAAATCAGAAAGTTAATGGAGAGTAATTTTAATATATCTACTAAAGTGAACCGTGTCTCGATGCCTACCCAAAATAAGGTAGATACGGTTATGAAGAACTTAGGGCATCGACCTTGTGTAGCGTATTCCGAGGAAAAGAATATGTATTATAAGGATGGAGAATGGGTAGCGTCAGATCTTGACGCTACTATCTTACCTCTTAGGGAGATGTTTGAAAAGACATCTGATTTGAAGTTAGGATTGAAGATCGTTTATTTAATAATCAAATTATAATGACCAGTATTGAGGATATTAAAAAACTTCTGGAGAGTAAGTCGTTTACATCAGCCAGAGATCTTGACGAGTTTGAGGAAAAGCCGGATGATAAACAAAACGAGGTTAGACTGAATTGCGAACCTATGGTAGGGATGGTGGAGAAAGAGGGAAAGATCTTCCTTAACTCCGTAAGATTCTCGAAAGCATGGAACTCATTGGGTAAGGATATTCCTATCAAACAGGGTAATGCCTTCCCATTAGGACAGGGTGATGTCCTTGATATAGACACAGGGGTATGGGCATCGTTCCCGGACAATACCATAGGGGTGTTGATGATGCTGCCGTCGTTTATCGGCGATACGGGACTTACTTTGGTAGGATCACCGTTCGTATCGTCTAATAACGGGAATATCATGATCAGGGTCACTAATGTCCGTAAGGATATAGCTATAGTCGAGAAAGACAAACATATAGCTGAGTTAATTATAGTCGGAAAGATAAAAGCCGATATTCGTGAAACTTATAATATTAATAAGGATGTTCGGATTGAAGATAGTAAAGAGTAGTTATATAGATACTCTAAAACAGGATCTCGATGAGGCTATTAGTTATTCAAGTAGATTAAAAAGAGATTATGAGGATTCCCGCAAGAAGATAACGGAATTAGAAGAGAAAGTAGGGTATCTTGAAACTCTTTCCGATTCCCTTAATATGGATATAGAACAAAAGGATTCTATTATAATTAAGATGGGTAATGAGCTTAGTAAATCAAGAGAGATATATAATGAGTCGGTAAAAGATAAAGAGACTCTTAAACGGGCTTATATGGATATCGAGAAGAAACATAAACTATCATCTAAATTACTCGATGAGGCTAGAAGAAGATATAAGGAACTTGAGGATCAGAATAAGGATATGTCCGATCGTATCAAATATCTTGAGGCAGAGCTTTTAGATAGCGATGTACCTGATGAGGTTGTTGTTGATGAGGATAAGATGGATCCTAATTCCGGTCATATTGATATACCTGAAAATAACGCTCCTGAGGTTACTGATGCCGATGCCGGTAATGATGTAAATGTCGAGAATAAGGCAGAGGATAAGAAGAAATCTAAGAAACGTAAAAAGACTAAGAAGAATGAATAAGATCTTGTTTTTCTTGTTAATGTTATTTACCTTAGCGGCTGTCGGATGCAGTACGTCAAGAACCTACTATACGGAATATGATACTACTGATATATCTTATGTGGTGGATTCCATAGTGTCTTCCGGGACCGTGATGGGACAATGGAAGGAGTGGCGGTTTACGCTGGACGACGGCCGGGTCGATAACTTTGGCTTTACCGCCCTGTACGACACCAAGGGAAAGGCTAGGGGGTCTATACAGGTAAGGCAAAGATCCGATACGTTTAATATCAAGATAATAGATTATCATAAAAAGGATAAGTAATGGAATACGGACTAGGTTACATACCATCACCAGCGGATGATAGGGACGCTATCATGAACATGCAGCACGAAGCTGTACCTGATGAGTATAAGGTCAATAACATTGATAGCGTAGTGGATCAAGGTTCTTCCCCTATTTGCGCGGCAATAAGCTTGGCTGAGATACTTAATTGGAGAAAGAGTATAAGGGCTATTAAAAGACCGGCTAAGATCTCTCCTTATGATATATATGATCTGAGAGAGGATAAGGATCAGGACGGGATGGTTCTTCGTGACGCTATCAAGTCTATCAAGAACGTAGGCGTAGATGGGGAGAAAATAAACAGTTACGCTAGGATCATAGACCCGGTATCGGCTAAGGTGGCGTTGATGTTGAATGGGCCTCTGGTTATAGGTCTGTATTGCTATAATTATGGTAATCGATTCTGGCAAGGCCAAGGGCAGAACTTGGGAGGTCATGCCGTTATCCTCACCGGCTGGGACAAGGCCGGCTTCGTCCTACAGAACAGCTGGGGGACGGGATGGGGTAGGTCTGGCGTGGAGACGTTCCCGTTTGAGGATTGGTGTTATATGCTAGAATGTTGGACCGTAGTTTCATGATATTACTATATAAACTTCGAGAAATTCCGATCCGCATCCTCTTGTGAAAGCCGATGTGGAAACCATCCTGGCGTATCCCCTCAAGCTTATACCTTGTAGAAAGGGTAGTTGGTCGCACGTGGGTTCAAGCCCCTCCGCCAGGACTACGTTGTTTTTTGGGGAAAAACTAGCATAGAGTTTTGTCATTAGGTTTTTTTTAAAGTTTAGACGTTTGATGTCCTGGTTCGTGAGAATAAGGACATATGCCCTAATAGTTCAATGGATAGAACACGTCGGTCCTAACGATGAAATTTCGGTTCGATTCCGGATTGGGGTACATGGTGTTTTCTTAAACATATTCCCGTAGGTCGGTAATTAACGATAACCGGTAGACAGCCTACGGGAATTAATAAAATCCTACGTGCTTAGGATCGCTTTCAGTTCTATTTTTCGTGTGTAATCTATAGGAGGGTAGCACGACCCTCCTATTTATAATAACTATTTGGGATGGACATTAATCAAATAAAAAAGTACCTGCCATTAGGATGGGATGTGGTTGATCTAATAGATCACGGCATAATTGATCTTGATATCATGAATGGTAAGATGATGGGTGAGTATGTGGCTGTGTTGATGATAAAATCTTATGATAAGACCAATGGTCATATTCTAACCACTTTCTCGTTCCATGATAAGGATATGGAGAAGTTGAGGATGTTGATAGGTAACGCTATAATGGCGGTAGGATATAGGAATAATCCTCTTACTGGAGATGGGAACACGGCAATCAAATAAAAGTGCTGAATACACTGAAAGAGGGATATTGGATATCCTTAACAGACAGTTCTTGGTATCTCCTAGATGGATTATAAACAACTTGTATGTCTATAACTGGGAGTCCGATTATCTGGCTATAACCAGATCCATGTACGCTTATGAGGTTGAGGTGAAGATCTCGTTGGCTGACTATAACAAGGATTTCGAGAAAGAGGGTAAGCACCAAGTAATGCAAGGCTGGTTCGAGGCTCGGAAGCAAGCCCTATACGAGACCGGGGACTGGGTCAGGTACGGCCGCCCCAACTACTTCTACTACTGCGTTCCTGATGGGTTGGTTGATCCTAAGGACATACCTCCGTACGCAGGACTCGCTTATGTTTGTGGCAGGAATTTGAGAAAGATCAAGGACGCACCTATCCTGCATCGTGATAAATTTGACCCCGAAGCTTATAAGATGGCGGACAAATTCTACTACAATTGGTGGAACGAGAGACGTAAAGCCAGACAGATAGAAGGGAAGGATATGAAAGATGAGTTCAGGAAGAGCATGAAAAAGGTGAAGGAGAAGATAACCGTCGATGCCAAGATCAAGGCGATGGAGGCGTTCTGGAGCGTCTGCGATTATGCCTACTGGCCGTACGGGGGAAGAGGGGTGCCCGGAATGAGACCCAACTGTTCCGCTTGTGGCGAGGAATGTAAATTACAATGTCCGAAAGGGAAGGAATTTAAAAACAAGATAAAATGAGTAAGATTAAAGATTTATTGGCAAGAGCCATTTCATTGGCGTCAGAACAACCAATGAGTTATAATGAGGTAGAATCATTACTTGAAGATATAGATGCTTGTAAGGTCAAGATATGGCTGGAAGAAGGAGCGATATTGCCTAAGTACGCCCATAAGGAGGACGCTTGCATGGATCTGTTCGTTAAAAACATAGAACTTGACGGGGGTAGGATTATATACCATACTGGTGTGCATGTAGCTTTACCTGAGGATTATGAGATGGAAATCCGTCCACGTAGTAGCATTACAAAAACTAAGTCAATTATCCAAAACGCTCCGGGTACCGTAGATGAGGGATACAGAGGGGAGATTATGGTAGTGACTAGACGTGTAGATCACTATGGAGACCCTTCTTATTCGGCAGGGGATAAGGTAGCTCAATTGCTTATCCGTAGACGGGAACGCATCGTATGGGATCAAGTAGGGTCGTTAGAAGACCTTGGAGAATCAGAGAGAGGAAATGGAGGGTTTGGTAGTACTGGAAAGTGATTAATGTCTTATGAGCGGGAGAATTAAGATAAAGCCTAAGAATAAGGATAAGAAACCTGATATCGATGTATTTAAGATAATAGAAAACCGGTTTAAGAATATGAACGAGCTTCGAGACCTGATCGACATGGATCCAAGGAAAGGACTGGTCAGGATCCGAGACGGGGCCGGCTTTAGAGAGGTGGAGAGGGGCGGATGCCTGCACCGGAACTACCTTAACCTGTTGGAGGAAGAACTGGGCGCTAAACTATCAATAGATCTGATAGATAAGTATGTTAAAAGAAAATAGCATACCACCTGCCCTAGGTAATTCCTAGGGCAGATCCGTTTTATATACCGATGTGTCTACCACTATCTGGTTATCCAGATCCTCAATCAACTCAATGATCTCATCCCTTATATCATAAGAAAGTAAGATAGGTATTATGGTTAATATAAAAGATAGTATTATTCCTGATCCTATTATGATAGCAATATCATCGCACTCTATATCTAACATCGGCATGACAAACATCAACCCGGACATGAATATCATCACGAACAACGTGGATATCTCAGTTATCATATCCCGCTCCATCGTATCCTTAATCATATCTCCTCAACTTTAGTATGGTTTATTATCCTACTGATATGACGGATACTTAATCCAGTCCTGTCCTTTATCTTGCCATATACGTAGTTCCTTGACACGACAGTAGCCAAATCACCTAGCTCGTCCAGTATCTCGTTATACATCCTATGGATCTCGTTGTTGCGGATGACCGTACTGTCCCTTACATATATCTTCTCAACATCATCGTCGCAGAAGAAGATCTTAAGCTTATGAAGTATGTCTAACATGATTATAGTTTTGTCCCAAAGATATGAAATTTTGAGTATAAAACCAGAAGGAAGCCAAAAAGAACGGGGAGGCGGTGGGAGGATGGGGGAGGCTCGGAAGGATGGAGGCCAGCCCGTTCCCTTGGATTCTGAGACATGATCTTAAAATAAATTGTATATAATTATGACTATTTTATGTCTCTTATGAACCGAACACGAAAGCTTACGATCTTCTCTCGGTGTACTACGAGTCCACTGGAGAAATTCAATCTCCATGCGTAGTTAGCACTACGCTCTGAACTAGACCAATAGGTGTTGGAAGTATCGAATTGTTGTCCACCAATAGCCGATAATGCGTTATTGACACTGTTTAAGTTCATCCATATCAATGATAATTGTGGGCATGATGGTATATACCAATCATTATATCCCTTAGCGTCAGAACTAGCTAAAAATGCATTAAGTACACGACCAATTGTTACATAACCATTATATCCTTCACCTCCTTCAGTCACTTCTTTTAGCACTTCAGAATTAGTCTTCCCGTCCCAATCAGATAAAGCCCCATTCGTCCAGTCAGTAATATTTGCCGGAAGGTTAGGGGTACCAAGGTATGAACCAAGCTCAGATTTTAAATAACCGCTGGTATCACTCTCATACAATTTATTATAATTTGTAATGCCGGGCTGATCCCTATCATATCCACCCCAATAGAACAAATAGCTTCTATTATACCCTGCCGAAGCGTCTTTATAGCTTTGATTAGAATCCTCGTTCTTCTCGATCATAATCCTATGACGATCATATACTAAAGATACGGCTATGCAAGTATTATCAGCTTCTGATACCGGTATTAGTCTCAGATTTTTATTGACGGCATAAACTCCATCGCCAACATTGTTGTGGGATAATTTAAATCTTCTTCTAAACATAGCCGTAAGTTTTTATGGAGGTTGTAAATACCCCCCCCCCTATATGTAATATATTGATACATAATTAAATAATTTAAGTTATGCACAAATATAATGAATTATAGGGATATGCCAAAGGAAGCGGCCGGCGGAATGCCCGATGGGTAGGCCCGGAGGGATGAAGGGAGGCCTCCCTCCATTTGGTACTACATCCTCATCACAAGCTATCATTAGGTGCTACAATTACTATACCTACTCTATAGGTGTTATTGTAAATGCCAGTTCCAACTGCAACAGATTGGCATCCCTGGCAGGTATTGGCTACTATACAATAACCATTTGTTATAAGATCACCCTGCCAAGTTATACGATTGTTACTTGTAATCTGATTATAAAATTCAGGCATGTAAGTGAAATTGATGATCTCCTCAGGATCGGTTATCTCCGTTATAGGAGTAAATTCAGTTGTCCTATCCCCGTATAACTCCGTATCAGCTAAATCACAATGCACACCAGAATCATATAGATACGTAAGAGTCCCTTTTGAAACACCTCCAGTTATGCCTAATAAAACGTTGTACTCATATTGTTGATCCTTTTGAGATATCTGTCCACCTATTCTTATAACTTCTATTTTCTTATTGCGATATATATCAAGAGAAGATCCGTTAAAACTATGTTGATATGTATCTCCATCAATATATATATCTACAGGATTAGGACACATGCTCTTGTCTATATTAATACGGTAGTGGATCTTACCGGAAGAAGAAGTCCTGCGCCTAAACATACCCCCTCCTTATCTGAGGGTTAAAATACACCCCCCCCATCATGTATTTAACTTCTTTATTCATAATATATTATGTTTTAATTATATCGCAAATATAACAAATTAAATGAGATGGAAGGTGATATGGTTGTGAGGAAGTATGAGGGATATTCGGGGAGGATGATATGCGGGACATTATTGGAGAGATGGGGTGGGGTATGATGGGAGGGGGATATGCGGGACGGACCACCTCCCCGAAATCGGCCCGGCCGGGCTGCCGTTTTTGGACCAGCCCCCCCAATCCACAAAGGACGGGAAACAAGAACGGTAAACGATCTGCAAGCCGAAAAAAGAATGCTTATTTTGTATTTAACTTGTTGATTGTCAATAATATAAATCAATATTTTAATATATGTTTACATTTGATTAGATTTATTACATATAATCGTCGAATTTTTATTGCAAAATATTTGTTGGACAATAAAACATGTAGTATATTTGCTCCTGTGATATAACAGCATTAACAAACAAGGCGTACCAGGTGCCATTATAAGTCCTAAAGGTATAGGCAAAGTATATGATAAGTAAAGAGATTAACAAAGTACAGAATGAGATTAAAAAATCGAGCGAAAAGACATTAACAGGTGCCATCAAAGCATGGTGCCAGCTGTTTAAATCCAGCAAAGAAGTTAATGAGATTTTAAAGGAAAATGAGATCAAAGTAGACAAATCGATTGTCCCCGCTTTAGTCAATTTGGCAAAGGACAAGGAAGTTGTAATACAAATTTGCAAAGAAATATTACCACGAATTAACAATACCTTTTGCGCATATAAAGAAGTTGAACGCGAATACTATGATAAAAACGATAAGGATAAAAACAAGAATCTTAAAATGAGTGAAATAGAGGATATAGCAATACTAGGATCGTCTCATAAACGCTTTGGATATAATGAGCCTATAGAGTACGATTTTGGCATATATTACGAAACGTTTAATGGCACTGACAAACGTATTGTGAAATGTGCCGTGCCAATAAAGCGGTACACATTTAGTCTTATTGCAAAATGCATCACATACTACCTAACTCACCCTAAAAATGATAGATAGTATCATTTGCCCCTATATCTATATATATAGGGGCGTTATGGTGGCAATGCCTGTACGTCCCCGTCGTGCCACTGGACTAGACTAAACAGGTAGGATCTTTAATTTATTGATATAAACATACACAGGTGGGTAGTGTTACGATAGCCTGTGTAGATAGGCCGCCGCTTAACAATGTGGTTTAAGTATTACCCTAGTCCAGGATAGTGCTATTATCTTTTGGTTTATATCGATCTGGTAAATACGCTAGGTCAACCTAGTAGGCCGTGTAAAAACACGGGGTATATTGGTGTATATACGCATGTATAGGGCGTATGTTGGTATGTTGTGTGAGTAGCTAATACCAAGTGTATTACGGTGTTATCTCCGTGCCAGTATATCAATACGACGTATGTTAGGGCAGCTTAAATACCTAACATATGTACGGATAGCAAATAACAACCCTTATAAGGGTATTTTGTGCGGTTAAATTGACGGACAAAGTGCGCCTTGTCGGTATGTATCACGGGTAACGTATGTGCATATCTGGCCGGCTTCGTTGTCGGCAAAGGGACGAAACCAAAGAAAATAGGGGGGCGTGCGGGCGTTCGGCTGGTAGTATCGATAACGCCGGCCGTATTGTCCCCGGCTTACCGTTTCTTATTGGTGCCATTTAAAACGAATAAATTATGTATAGGAGAAAATTTGACAATCTGAATAGAAAGCTAGCACTTAAAAAGGAAAAGGCTTTAGACGCTGCAAGAAAGTCTCAAATTGAGTTCTACGTTGAGCTTACCAAAGAGCTATACAAGTCTAATAAATTAGATTGTAGTAGGGAATCTGATAAATGTAGGCGGAAACGTGTTAGTTACATGGCAAACAAATTGCGGCAATAGATCGTTTGTTTTTATTTGATTTTAAAGTTTGTGCCCTTTCGTACTGTAGTGATATAGGACGAAAGGGCTTTTTTGTGCCTATATTTTACAAAATGATAGCATATTAATATGTTTTACTTACACATAAAAGTGTTGAGGCGGTAAATTTTAAGCCTTGATCTAAAATGTGTAAGTAAAATACTTTATTATGTATCATTTTGTATATATCTATATCCATACAGACGGGTATATTGTGCCCTTATGTATAGTTTCGTGCGTGAATCGATCCTAAAAGGTATATAATAGGCTGTACTTATTGTATATTTTTTATCTATATCTGGGCTTATCTTTCCTTAGAGGTAGCTCTAAGGCTTGATATATATTATATTGTTGATACTCAATTAATTATATTATTGGGGTATTGTTTCTAAGTTACGGATACTTATTGTATATTTTTATGGGTATATTTATATATTTCGTACTTACCTTGTTTTGTGGTTACATGGCGTTTGAGTTGGGGCGGTATGTTATAGCTACGGGCGACGCCCTGCCTTTAATCATAGTTCTTTTATTGGCTTTATTATCAATACATTGCATAAAGCAGATATATAAGGCAATCAAGAACAAAGACCTCGATATCCTAGACTGAACGGGCGTTCCACGTGGAACAATCGGGAGGAAGGTCTCGGGTTTTATGCTGGGAGTTGGTGGGGTTGATTTGTTTTGCGGGAGGGTGCACCCCCAAACAAGGGAAACCAAGGAAAAACCAAGGGAAACGGGCGGCGGCGATGGCGTGGGGTCGGCCCCGCTGGTCGTCCGTTCCCTGTTCTCCTTTGGCGGTAGTGTAATATTAAAAATCTGACAGTGATATGACGAAAGAAGAAGCAAGGAACGTATTTGGCGGTAGTATAGTAAATAATCTGCTGTCGCTAGGGGCTGAGCCTACCAACGTGGTAAGGCAAGACGGGTTGATAGAATGGAAAAGTGATGGATATATAGAGGTAGGAGGCGTACAGGTATGGGCCTACTATTACTTTGAGGATGGTGAGGACGTTGATAGGTGCGACTGGGAGGACCATATGGAGATAGAGGTAGAGGAATGTTGGATTTAAAACCAGTTAATGGTGATGAAATAACACCAAGGGGAACGGGCGGCGGTGTCACGGCGTGGTAGGCTGCGGGTGTCTACCGCCGTTCTTTTTGGAGTGGTAATATAAAATACTAATAGTATGGACGAGATTATAAAATTACAAGATGAGATACTGTCTTACCTTCATAATAATATTACAAAGGATGATGCGTATTATATCCTTACGACTGATAAGGATATGATAGAGATTCTTATAGCTAATAAGAAGGACGGGAGCAAACGTATCAAGATCCTTGATATGGAATATACTATCGAAAAGAATGATATGTTACTGTTGTTCGATACTGATGGGATAATAGACGAATGTCTTTTGGTTGCCAGCTACATAGGGGTAAATATGTATTTTCGCAGGCAAGATGTCAACGCTATTTTGAATAACATCAATAGAGAGAAAGTTATGAAATATCCTTACATAGCTATTCAGTTAGATAATATACAGACTATCGAAAAGCGTAGGGTTATTTTTGAGATCACCGGACATAGGATAGATGATAACAAAGAGAAAATAGATTTTATGTTTGTTTATTTTATGGCTAGAATATTATGAGAGCGAGGAGGACTGTGAAGGAAAGAGATATTGTGAAGATATTGGTATTCGGGTATGATAGGACGCTTATAAAATCCATTAAGGATTCCGGATTCAGAAGTATGTCGGATGTAATATCGTACGCCAATAATATGGCCGGTGATAAGCCCATTGATCATATTAGGGTATCGAATGAGGCCCGTGGATGGTGTGGATCATATACTAATTATGGTAAAATGATAGATTAGCTCGATAGGAGGATATGATATGAGAAGGATTATAAAAGAGAAAGACGATATCAAGGTATCTATATTTAACGGGTGTGGGCTGGCTCGTGTTTTCATTGATTCTGGGTATAGGAGTATAGCTATGGTGATAGCCGATTGCGGTAGAATAGCTAATGGTTGTTATCATATACATCATATTGAGGTGGTAAATATGGATAGGGAATGGTATGGCACATATACCGCTGATGGAAAGAAAATTAATTAATATAAATAACATCATGAATAATATCATAGAGAACAATGATGGGGTAAAAAGAAAGGTAAGGGTATATGATTTCGGCGAGAAGGCCGCTGATAGATATACTATTGTATGCGTAAGTGACAGGAATAAAGATTCAAGAGGAATCTTATTTTATCCGATGTTCACTTGTAACGAAAACCCGTCGCATCCGCAAGGAATAGGGATGTATGTAGGGGACTATTATCCTCATAAGGGAGGTATGTACAACTTAGGGAGAAGGGTGAAGGATATAATGTCTTTGCCTAAAGAAGTGATTAGATACATAAAATGGGTAACAACAACATGAATGAAATAGTTTACAACAATTACGATTTGGTTGCTTTCGAGCAGAATGGAGAAGTGGTAGTAGCCGTAACATTCTACAGGTATTACAAGAAGAAAGCTAAGGGCGAGGTTAATTATAGATGGAGAACCAGATGCCCGGAGTTGGTGGATAAGATCGTAAAACACCGTACCAAGGTATTTACCGGTCAACTTATCCAGTTAGCGAAAGCGTATGGGGAGAAAAAGGTTATAAAATATCAAAAGGAGGAGGAAGGAGTATGTCAAAATACGATAGAGACGCTATAGAGATATATATACTGGATCATATAGATACAGATAATTATGGTAAGCAGTTTAAATACGATAGGGAATATATGTCTTTTATGCTTAATGTGTTTAAGAATGAGTATAAAGAACATATCAAAAGGGATGGAATTAAGAAGGCTTTTGAGGATTACATAATGAGCGTTCCGTCTATATTCAGGATTCATATAGCGGATTGTGATATTAGATATTTATTACGTTCATGGGGAGTGGAGTTTGATGAGGATGATGATGAGATATACATCTTATACAAGAAGATCATAAGAGAGGTCTTTTTTAAGATGTGTGAGGATATGAAAGTTTGTTAATGTTGAACCAAACCTTGGCGGGGCGGAAGGATATATCATGATCGTACGTGTACGGATATGATCCGGGGTCGGTTCCCGGCGCCTTAGCACAACTTAATTAAATATAGATAATATGGACAATGTTTTAAAAAGAGCGGCAGCGGAACTGAAAGAAGCCGGTTGCAGGGTTTTTGCGTGGCAGGATGATACTTATAATAGAAGTTGGAGTAAGGGTGATTATATAATGTTGTATTACGCCTTCCCTGATTCGCCTAACATCGGGTATCTGAGTCGTGGGGAATATGGGATGAGCGTAGCATATAGTAGAGCTTATATACCGAGCCGTGGGAGTGGATCGGGGTGTTGTATCAAGGAGGAGGCTACGTTCGACCTTGCGACGGCGTTAGATGCGTTGAACAGGCCGTTACCTAGGTGGTGTAAGGCCTATGGGGTTTATCCAAAGCAGTACGATAATATTGATAAATGGTATAATAGCGATAATTATAACAAAAAATTATTTAAGGAGATTTGATATGGAGGTAAAAGATTGGGAAAATCTGGTTTTAAACACAGAGGTAGGATCACATTGTTTTGTTACGCTGATTGATAATAATGACATCAGTAGAGGTTACGCACAGATCAGACGCGCGGAACATTTCGGGTATAACATCTGCTTCACCCGGTTATATGGGAATAAGTTTTATTTCGAAAAAATAAAAGAAGGTCGTACACAACAATATATCAATAGGAGGAAATAATATGGTGATAGAGTTTGATTTTGAGATATACAAAAACGGAGATTACGATAAGGTATATCTCCGTAACGGGAAAGAGGCAAGAGTATTATGTGATAATGGGAAGGGAGATCGCCCTATAGTCGTGATGGTTGAGGATGATAACGCGGATGATTATATTATTCTGCGTTATAACGAAACTGGCAGGAGAAATATCAATAGTCAATCGAGTCTCGATCTTATGTTATCGGTAAAAGAACGGGAGCCAGAATTATGGGTTGTTGTTATATCTTACATGGATAACAAGGATAAGAGACAAAAGATGGTCTTGCCTAATTTTTTCTCAAAGAATATAAAGGGGAATATATATCTTCAAGGAAGCTCTAAATCAAGCGTATCATATTATGTTGATAAGTTAGAAGAAGACGAGTGCTTCGATGAGCTGTGCGAGAAGATAAGAGTAAAGAGAGATCGCATCTATAACATGGAAATAATATCACTATCAGATGACGAGGCGACAGTTTAATCAGTTGATAAATGAGCTAGACGGCAAAGGCCCGTTTATCGTATTACATAGGGATTCCGTTGCGCCTAAATACGTGGGCGTGGAGGTGTCGAAGGATGGGGTAGTATACAAATATGCGATAATAGGGATAAACGATGAGTATAAGGCTAAAAAAGCCCTTATTTCGAAAATATTAGGCATAGCTAGTTGTCTAAATAACAATAAGCCCTTAAAAAAGGGTTAATTAGATGTATTTATGACCTACTGCATCATATACGATATAATGCCATAAATGACGTTGTATAGAGGATATGTATGATAATATGATAGATAACGCATTCGTGTCTTGATATCATAATATTATGCCATTATATCCTCTTTTTGTATAAAAAGGATAACAAATAACATAAATATCTTAAATATGGATGAAATTAAGATAGGGGCTGAAATTGTGTTTAATATAACCGGCAGCCATAATATAGGATATGCCAAATGGGAAAGGTATATCGGGACGGTGTTAAGCAAGGATCACCGATCACGCCTTTATGTACGGACGATAGGAATGCCTAGGGCTTGTATTGATGAGCGGGATGTAGAGTGGGTTATTGATCCAGATGGGGATTTTGATATGGATGAGGCGATCCCGAATCCTATGGCAAGGGAGTTGTATAAGTTGATGGGTAGGTACGTTTATACGTTCGGTAGGTCTTATGAAAGTATCAATGGCTATATCGTGTACGAGTGTATGATGATGGACAGGGATTTAAGATATAATGTTATGTATGCGTTGCATGATCATGGATTTGAGATACGGCATATTGATAGTTATTCTTGGTGGATGACCAATGAGAGGTTAATGTCCGAGGTAACATACACGGAGGGGGATATTCATATAATTGTTCATGAGTGCATGGAAGATTATGTGGATAATGTGAAATTCGGGGAGGAGTTTTATAAAAACAAGGGAACGTGATAAGATACTTACTTGTGATGGCGATGATAATATTGACACCACCAAAAGGGAACGGAGGCATGCCCCTCGCCCCGAAGCCGGCAGTGGTCGAGGCACGGGTATGGGATAAGCTGGCGGCCGCCCTATCTTTCGTGGAGTCAAGGGATGACGATCGGGCGTATAACGCCACTTCAGGGGCGTTAGGGAGGTGGCAGATGAAAAAGGTGTATGTAGATGAGGTTAATAGGATATTGTGTCTTAAACGGGAGAAAAAGCGGTATAGATACGATGATAGAACAAATCCTATCAAGGCTAGGGAAATGTTCGAGATATATCAATCTCATCATAATCCGAACAAGGATATAGATCGGGCTATAAGATTGCATAGGGGACTACATTCTACTAAATATGTTAAAGAGGTTAAGCGTAAATTGAGAGAATAAAAAGAATATAGGAGGATAAAGACATGGACGAGAATAAAGTGATACGGCCGATGGATTTTGTTCGGCTTACAAATATTGACGAATCAAATGTAATTAAGGACACTAAAAACCATATAGGGCTGGTTAAGGAGGTCAGTCGGGACGGGAGAATGAGTATAATATGGATAGGTGAAACTTACAGTCAGTTGGCGTGGTTCAAATCGAGCGAGTTGGAGGTGGTGGATAACCTTGTGAGCATCCTGACATGCGGGCTGGCTAACTTTCGAGGAGACGGGAAAGAGAGCGCGGATAAATTTTATCCAATGAATTTATGTTATATAAAGAGGGAGTGATATATGAAATGGGTGATAATAAAAGGAGTTAGATATCCTAATTCCGTGATATCAGCATTTGCGGCATATAATATGGATAACCCCTTCTTGAAGATCAGGATCAGAAACAAGTATCATATAGTGCCTTTTGATGATGTTAATAAGATGGCTAGTCAGATGGTATATTTAATGGACAACTATCCTGATTTCGTTCAGATAGGGAGATGGTGGATATCCAAGAAACATGTGATGTCATGGACGCCCAAGGGGGAGGCCGTGGACGGATCGGGTTGGGTTATATCCTTCACCCTGTCCTTTGGTTTGGATAATGGGACTCAAATTAAGTTTGATGAAGAAGGTGAATACCTAAGTGAGATAGATAGGTTAAACGAGTTGTTTAATGTAATATTATAAGGGAGTATGTTGATAGATGTAAATAAATGGATTGAGAAAAACGGGAGCTTCGAGGAGGTCAATGGATTGGATTTAGTGAGACACGGATATGAGTGGATTAGACGAATGCGCAAATTCGAGAATAAGGCAGATCGTCATACTTTCCAGAAAGTGTTTGGTAATAAAAGAGGTAATGAGTTATGGGACTGTTTTTTAGAGGTAGGAAAATCTATCTTCATATTAGAAGATAACTATTTTATGATTAACGACAGGAACGTCTTCTCTTTATGTTTAGCAGAGTGTAGTGATTATGATCTATATGAGCTTGTTCATAATATTGAGACTGCTAGTGATCAAGGCAAATGATGTTGTTTAATTTAAAAAAAATAAATTGTTATGGAAATGAAAAAGTATTTATCGATTTATCTAGAGAGTGGATATCTTTTTGACGATATGTCAGGAAAATTAAAGTGGTTTGAGATTGATAAGATCTTGATCAGTTTTACATATGGAGTAGTTAGATATGTAGGAACATGGGGAGGATGTAGGACTGAGAAGACATTAGATGGGAAATTATTTTATTCGTCCGAAGAATGTTTTAAAAAGGGCAAGAGCATCCCTAAGACAAAACTATCAATATATGATGTTTTTAAGTCATTATATGGATTCGCTCCAATAGGTGATGTGTGGAAATACAAAAACGGAAGAGCTGTCAAGGGGGAGTTGGAATATTTTGATGTTGAAATAGATAATAAAGGAAAAATTTATTGTAAGGAAACATATTACAGAACATGTGAAGATGTGTATAAATTCAATGACTTAACTGTAGTTGACAAGAATGGAGACATAAGGTTAGTGAAATCATCAAAAAGTAGATTAATGCTTAGTGATGATCAATTGGATGTTGTGGAGAGAATGAAAGGCATCATTGATGACATGGTTAGGTTAAAGATGATTATGTATATTGATCAAGACTATAATCTTTGTTTTCTGCCGGGAGATAAAATAGAAGATTTGACAATGGATGAAACGGATGGATTTGTGGATACCACCGGTATAGTGACATCTATAAAATCTAAGGATGTAGTGGAGTTTTATGTAGAAAACCCATTCGTAAAGATAAAGGATGAGTAATACTTGGATCGGGATTGTAGTGGTTCGTGAGAATAACTACAATCATATCTCTAAACGTGAACATAGATTGGGAGGTACGTATGTCATTCGATTGACGTTAGGGATCTAATTATATTAAAAGAGGAGGAATTATGAAAGAGATTGTATTAAAAGTGTATAAGTTTGATGAACTGTCAAAAGATTCACAAGAAAAGATCATAGAACGTGAGCGCTGGAATGTAATGGTGCAACGTATGTATGCTTATAGTATAGACTATCAAGAGTCGATGAAAACCTTTGAGGATATGACAGATACTAGGGTTTATAATTGGGAAGTTGGATACGAGAGATATGATTTTAGTTATGAGTTTAAATACGATGATCCTATTTATAAACATCCTACAGATTATCATCGTGATATATTCCCTAAGAATCTATGCGGTAAATTATTGTTCAGGTATATCAATAACAACATTATGCCACATATCACGAAAGGTAAATATTATTCTATAGGCAAATATATAGATGGGGAATATAATTACAAGTGCAGACGCAGTCGGGTAATATTGGGATACGAAGACAATTGTCCATTAACAGGGATGTGTTATGATTATTATCTTCTTAAACCAATAATTGATTATTACGATACTTGGTGTACTTACCCGGAGAATTTCTCTTTAGAGGATTTAATAGAAAAATGTTATAATAATTTTTTCAAGGCTTGGCATGAGGAATATGAACATTGGGCTGACGATGAAGATGCGATACGTGAGGAGCTTCATCATAACCAGTATGAGGGTCAGTTTTATTATGAGAATGGGGAAGCGTATGCCGGTCCATTGAATAAAATAGAATGAAAAGGTAGTAATTGTAAATTGATAAAGTTATGAATATAGAGATAATAAGATATAGGCTTCAGATTTATTGGATTGGGGCTTTGATTAATGGTGACTACACTGGAATATCTAACGAGGAAGCGCAAGAAATTGATGACTTTGTAAAACATGCAGATGGTTGTCCAGTTGGTGTGGATTGGGGAACAGAAGGTTTTTATTCGTATAATGACGCAAACGCTATTGGCGGAACTTGTGTCGATGTTATTTTTAGCAAGTATAATCAATAGTTAACACTCAAAAATTAATAGATATGAACAACTCTATGGTCGCTCATTTGTGGGCAAACGAAAAGGAAGAATCCGCAAGAGGTAGTAATCTTTTCTTTGAAGGTAGAAGTATTTATTCTTATGGTTATCATTTTGAGGTTGGAAGAATCGTAAGAAATAAGTGTGGTGAAAAGGCGTATTTGCTTAACGATAAGTATTATTCTTCTTCTACCTGTAAACATCAACGTTGTGTTCGTAGTGCAATACCAACTGGTTCAAAGGTATTTTCTGTTGGATATAATATGTCTGATGATGGCAGCATGGCTTTTATCACTAGTCGATTGGAGCTTATCAAAGAGGTTATCGAGAAATACAAGAAGGTTAGAACAAGCCTGTCTTATAGGGATGTTTGGGGAGTATTTAGAAGTCTAATGGATTATATTGAGTTCTTTAATATGGGTACTCCCAAGAGTCTTCTTAAAAAGAGTGCAAACACCTGGATCGGAACTAAACATGAGTTATCTTATGAATCGGATAAGATTAAAAGTGAATATGTCCATGAGTTAAAGCGTGTGTTTGAGGTATTGCTAAATCATCAAGCGTTAGAAACTTTAGGAACGACCAATGTGATAGTAGATGAGATTTGTGGTGAAGGAACGTGGGCTAAGTATGTGGCCAGATGTCAGAGATGGGAAGACAGTCAGGCGAAAAAAGAGGCTTTAATTTTTGAAAAAAGAAGAAAAGAAAAAGAAGATCGCAAGAAAAAATTTGAAGAACAGATCGAGATGTGGAAGTCTGGCAAGATTCTGGAATTATATCCACATTATTATTTGGAGGATGACCAGCCTAACGTATGGCTTCGCATCAAGAATGGCATAATTGAGACTAGCAAGAATATCAAGATAGGACGAGCTGAGGCTGAGAGACTTTGGAAATTGATAAAGTTCTTCCATAATGGCAGTAAATTCCAACGCGATATGGTATTGGATACAACCGGTCACAAATGGAAGATCAATAGCTATAAGAATGATATATTGGTTGCTGGATGTCACAGGATCGCGTATAGCGAGATGAAAGGTATTGCGAGACAATTAGGATGGGATTAAACAGCTATCAAGTAACATTTGAGAGCTGTGGCGATCACTATCAGATTTACGGGAGAGACATCCAAGATGTCATGGGCGGCGTTACCGGTGGAGCCGGCGTGTATGGGTAAGGCGGTCGGGGAAGCGGGGCGTCCGCTCATGCTTTGTGGTGCAAGGTTGTATATAATTACCAAAGTTTAAATAGAATATGAAGACAGTAAGATTATCTGACTTCTCGCCTTATAATAGGAATAAGGGAAAGACGCAAGAGTTGCGTCACAAATTCAGGAATCAAATACTTGAATATTGGGGAGAAGATACCGGGATTTTGATAGGAATAACCATGGTATATGAAAGACATTTGTGGAACGAGGAAGTTAAAGTAATATGATTATGGACGATAATAGGATAATGGAAGCGGCTAAATTGATAGCCAACTCCTCAGCAGCCTTAATACAGGCTATAGGGATGATGAGTGAGAATATAGAGAGGACTAACAGAGGGGAATCTCTGGCTTATACCGAAGATCAGTTTATGAAACTAATTCAAGATAACGGAATAACGTATAACGATGTAATACAAAGGGGGTGGACATGAAAAACGTAGAAAGAATAAACGCATTAAATAAAGTTTATTATGAATAGAATGAAAATATTTTTTAATTACTTATTCTTTAGGGATATGGGTAATCTTGGTGAGGGATGTCTTATAAGCGCATTCATCTGGCTTATAATCATGCTTGCCATTATTGGGGTATTTTGCTTATACTAAAGATCATTTCATGAAAGTGATTCAAGATAATAGGATAACGTATAACAATGTAATACAAAGGGGTTAGAGATTATGAAGGACGTAGAAAGAGTAAATGCATTAAATAAAATGCTATTAAATGCGAACGTAGTAGCTTATGGAGCTATGGTTGATTTGATCAAGAGAACAGGGAGACTTGATCTTGATGTGAGTAGCGTAGGCCATATAGATGATTTTCCGGCTGAAATAAGGATCTTTACCGATAATGGGTTGATTTGTTTATCTATAACATCCGTGTATTTATCGGGGGAAGATAATTTGATGGTTGATGGATATGATGAAAACAATGATAAAGTTGATGGGGTGAATGTTTATTACGACCAGATAAGTGAGGTGGTATATCTGGCTAAAGTCATATTAGAAGAAATGGAGGAAAAAGATCATGGAGAAAGCAGTTAAAACAGATATGGAATATAGGGAGATATTGGAGAAATCATTATCAGCTATCCAATATCTAAGGATACATGGATTCTCTACATACATGGAATCGGAGGGGATTGTAAATAGGATAATGATGTTCAAGGATAAGAATGAGATGAGGAATCGAAAGATTAAATCAATTCTGTAATGGTTGATCATAATGGTAGAGAGATATAAGTACAAGTGTATTGATGCTTATGAGGAGCCGGAGAATCCAATGGAATGGTTGCCGTGTCCACGATGCGGCCTCCGGCCTCTGGTCTGGGAGTTCGATAACGGGAGAGCCACGGCGTGCGGGTGCGGGACAGACTGTTATAGTCATTGGAGCGTGCAAGCGGAAAGTATTATGTCAGTCATAAAAAGATCTGATAACGGTAAGTCGGCTGAGGCGTATGATATTGATGAACTTAAAAATAACTGGAATCATTGGGTGAGGACAGGGGAGATACTGTTTACGCCGGGAAATGGGAGATGGTAATATAATTAACAATTTAAGATATGGATCATTATTTGGCTACAATTCAAACAATATTAGATAGATGTGATGATAATAACACATCTCCTAGTATTGATGACATGGAGATAATAAAAATAAACCTATGCAGAATAATTCAGACTCGTTACGGAATAACTCAGTTATGGTTCATTCCGTTGATAGAGAGAATCCAGAATGCTTGTTGTAAACATTACAATGATGTTGATATGTTATGGGAAAATTTTGTTAAAAAAATGACTGAATAGGAGGGATAAATATGAGTACAAAAACAAGTAAAGAATATAAAGCGATAAATAATTATATCCATAATGAGCTTGGGCTTACCATAGAGCAGTTGATTGAGATTATGGTGGATAATAAGCTTAGCAATAAAGATTTTAATATCATTCCAAGAACAGTAGAAAAAACATCAAAAGATAAAATGTTAAACGATATAGAGATTGTTATAATAAACAAGAATTTAAATGATCGAGGATATGGAGGATAAGGGTATTTTAGATAAGGCAAGAATGGAGGGCATGAACCAAGGGGTATGGCTGTCGGTTCAGGAGCTGGCTCACGACGGGCGATGGACGCAAGCTGCGGAGGAGCTGGTATCTTCTTGTGGATTGACCGAGGATGAATGTAGGAAGCTGCAAGAAGAAAGCGAATCATTCAATGATGAGATGATTAAGTTTATTGACAATATGTTTGGACGTGAGAATATGATAAGTGAAGGCAGTACCATAAGTAAAAACGATACTATATGTATAAATATTAAGTATCATAAAATAGGGGAAGTCTTTAACTATAAAGTTGGTATGTCTGAAATGACATTAAGAGTAGATAAGTGTGATAGATGTTCGGGATGCGCTTTTGAAAATTATATATATGATTGCGCAAAATCAGGTTGCTTGGGATGCGAAAGGGAAGATGGGGAGAGTGTTAGATATACAATAGTTAATACATAATTTACAAAGCATCATGAATGGAGAGAATATAATACCTAAGATAACAGACAAACGTGGGATGTTATGGAAACAGCCCCATAGGAGATACATAGAAATTGATGAGGAATACGCTTTAATGACCAAACAAACCTTTGAGGGTCTTAGAGAATATTCAGTAACGATCCCATCGGGGGAATATGAAGGGAAGATGTGGAAGGCCAATAGAGGAGGTATATGGTATCTATACTGGTATGATCATGACGATAATCCATCAATGATCAAAATAGAGCGAAGAGAAATATTGTTACTTAATTAATACAAAATAATATGGGAGATAGAGTGCAAGAAGCCAAAGAAGAAGGCATAAGACAAGGAATATGGCTATGCATACAAAAATTGGTGGAACTGGAAAGGTTTGATATGGCAAAATATTTTATGATATCCTTTGGATTTAATAAAAATGAGTGCGAGGGGTTATTAGATAAAAATGGTCTAAACGATAAAATGGATGTATTTATCAACCGATTATTTAACGAAAATAATCATATAAGGTATTTGAAGGATATAGGATATCATAAGATAGGTAGTATATTTAAATATAATACCGGCATGGAGAAAATAGAATTGGAGGTAATAGAGATTGATGATAGCAGTTGTGATGGATGTGTATTTAATAACAGGGGTTATTACTGCATGTATTCTTGTTGTTGTAATATAGATAGGGAAGACAATACAAATGTCATATACAAAGAAGTAAAAAGATCATGAGTTTAATAGATAAATTAGAGGATTTGGTGGTCAAGGTAGACACCGAATACCAAGAGAAGATGGAGGCGGTGATCCGGGAGATAGTCCCGGGGATGCCAGAAGTTAGCGTACGTCATGCCGCCGAGTGCATGTGTACGGACAGGATGGGGAGTATGATGGACATCGATCTTTATATATTAAGGGAAGAAAATAGGCCTTACAAATGCCATTATCTAAAGGATCTGCTGGAAGATAGGGTAGCTAGAATAAATAAGATGCATGAGGATAAAAGTTATACATATGATATAGATGATAATTATTGGTGCGCTACATGTGGTTCCCATTCTCATAAAGAAGATTCCAAGACAGGGTATTGTTGGCATTGCGATACAGATAGTTGGGTTAAAGAGGATGGGGCGGATGTAGGGATATAAAAATAGGCGATTATATAATATTCATATTTACTAGATATGGGAGAGAAGAAGATAAAAATGTGCCAAAAAAAAGACGAGTCTATTAAAAAAGTGCTTGAGGAGATAGAGGATAAGGCTATTGAATCTCGATATACGAATATGTATGATTGGCAGCGCAGGGAGCTTTCAAAAGAGGATCTGTTTGAGTATGCGGAGGAGATGAGAAAATGTCTTGATAAGATATTTGATTTGGCAATTGGTGAAAGGCTTAAATAATTCAACACAAAATAATATAAGATGATAACTTCTATAAGGATAGACGACAACAAGAAGACTCCATTTAAATATATCCCAAAGATAAAAGCGTTCAAAAATGGCTCTGAGTTTATATTCAAGCCAGGCGTGAATGTGATTGTAGGCAAGAACGGGAGCGGGAAATCAACCCTCCTGAATATGATATCGAAGTACATGTTGTGCGAGAAAAAGATGTGTTCTGAATTACCGTCAGAAGCATTGTGTTTCCCAGATATATTTGATGATGACAAGGTGCTTGACGGGATCAGTATTAAGTCGGATTATATTGGGAAAGTCTTCCATCTCATACAGCAAACTGAAATGAGAAATGATGATATATTGAATAATATCAATAATTTAAGTTTGTATATGAATGGGGCATCTAGGTCCTCTGGGGAGAAGAACCTTCATGCCATGAACTCGCTTTTTGATTTTGTGTTTAACCAAGATGAGTATGCGTTTCCGATACAGAAGCTTATGGAATTTAAGAAAAAGTCAAATGAGTTCTGGGCAAACAGGATCGACAATCTTTTAAAATACTACAAAGACAATCATGTGGTATTAATGGAGAAGGATTTTGAGTATACAATCCTTATGGATGAGCCGGACAGGAATTTAGATGTTGACAATATCATGGATCTGTACAATGTATTGTCATTTCATAAACCGCAAACACAAATTATAGCCGTAATTCATAACCCGGCTTTGATTTACAAGTTGAGCAAGCTGGATTGCGTGAACTTTATTGAGATGACAAAAGGGTATTTGAAGAAAATTACTAGTTTTATGAATAAAAAATAAGAAAGGAGATGAGAGAAGAATTGAGAACAATAGGATCAAAAGGACGCCATGTGTTTACAGCAACCTTTGTTAGATTTGGATTTAGGAATGGATACATTGGACCTGTAAAAACGATGCTTTTGCAAGATGTGACATTTGATAGCAAAATAGTATCAGATCATTTGTGGTTCGATTTAACAAAAGGATTTAGTAGTGCTGATTTATCGCCAGGCGATGTGGTTGAGTTTTGCGCAAGGGTTAGTGCTTACGAGAAAGGATACAAGGGACACAAGGATGATGTACTTAATAGACCGATAGAAAGAGACTATCGATTATCAAGACCGACAAAAATTAAAAAGATCGGGAAGAAATTAATATTAAAAGATGAGGGGGAATAATACATGATAATTATATGCCTAAAAAAATTATAATTTATTAAAATATAATGATATGAAAATACAAGTAGAATTAAATTTGGAAGATGTATTCGAGGAAACTATGTACAACGAAGCGACGTTGAAAGAGGAGTTTACCAGCTCGGTCAGGTTAGCTGTAGTACGTGAACTTAAAGAAAAGTTCAAGAATGAGTTGATGAGGGAAATATCCAATCCGATATCAGAGAAAATTGAGGATATAGCGAGGGAATCAATAAGTGATCTCATCGAGAACGCCAGCGAGAAGAAATATAGATTCAGGCTAGATTATATGGATGATGAGTTGACGGTGGATGAGTTTATAAGAGGTAGGATGAAGAAAGTTGTAGACGGAGGTATTGGGACAATGATAGAATCAAGAGCTAAATCTTTTGTTGATGAGTTAAGGAAGAGGTATGATATGGCGTTCGCTACCTTTATCGTGGATAACATGAGAAAGCAAAATATGTTGAAGGAAGATAAGATAGCTGAACTATTAAAGGATAATCCAAATGAGAAGTAGGGAAGATGCCAAAGGAAGGCGGCGATCGATGCTCATGACGCCGCCCGTACCGAAAAAGGTCGAGGTATTATCCCCGGCATGGTATAGGGCGGCGGTGGAGTTTCAAGGCATGCCGGAGCGGGAGCGACTAGCCTTTTGCTCGTGGTGTTGTTGTCATGGAGGGTGTAATTTGTGTATGGATATAAGCAAATACAATATAAAAGGGCTTAAGATATATGGAGGAACTTAAAAACATAAGTATATGGGAAAGATAATAGGAGCGAAAGTAAGAACTCTTTGTCCCTTGAAGAGCAAAGGAGGTACAGTCATAGAAAAAGGGGAGATATGTACTATAACCAAAAGTTATAAAGGATATGGTATTCGTACCGATGATTATCGGGAGATAACCAGGGTGGATAAATGTTGTGTTGAGTTTATCAAGGAACAAAATATGGTTGATGAAACAAAAGAAACATATTAACCATTAATAATGTTTATTTAATTTAATTTAAAAACAAAATGTCTACTTTTGTAGACACATAAAAATTACATATATGAAAAAGGGTGAATTTATAAAGGAATTGGAAAAAATTATTGATGTGATTAAAGCTGAGGAGGATGATGGCTTTGATTATGGAGGGAAAGTCGTCTTTTATAAAGAGGATGACGATGATTATAATATTAATGTGAATAATATAGAAATGAATCTAGGGGTAGAAGCCAGTGTATTGACTAACATGGACGATACATCATTGACATGTCTTATGAGCGAGCTTTATAAGCAAAAGGCAGAAAAAGCTCTAAAAATATTGAAGGATGGAAAGCATGAAGAGATTTGAGAGTATGACCGATCAGGAGATATATGATCTTACTGACGAACAAGTAGAAAAAATAATCGTAATAAGATGTGCCGAGGAAGGTGTTAAGTTTATAGATGAGCCTCCGGTCATGAAGACGTATGGCTATAAATCTATTTCTCCATCTCATTTCTTCTACTATTTGGAGGGCTTGAATATAGCCGTTCTTGATCAGAATGATGCTATTAAGATAGCTAAATTTTTAAGTGAATTTGATCTATACAGGACTAGATATGATTTCACTATATCCAATGAGGAGCTATGCAGTAAATTGGATATAATCAATATCAGGCATGTTCCGATGTTTGACACGAAAGATAAGGACGCTTATAAGTCTGTCAAGGATAAGAACAAAGAGATCGAGGAGGAGTATAAAGATCAGGTAAACGAATACGAAGAGAATGTAAAAAAGATGGGTGAAATCCGTGCCGAGATATGGCCAAAAGTAATTGATGTAAGGCGCAAGATTGATCACATAAACCATCTTAAAGTTCTTTTCGTAAAGGAATATCTTCCGTTGGTGAATCACGACACGGACAAGGCTATGATATTTTTCAAGAAGGCTTATGACGTGGATGATGATACGGAGAGATATATTCGTGAAGGGATAAAGGATTACCCATTGTTTAACAATAACATAGATTAATAAGATGCACAATTGGTTTAAATGTACGGTTTCTTGTGAGATCGATGCCGAGAACGGCATGAAGAAGAAGGTAAAGGAAGAGTATTTAGTAGATGCCTTTTCTTATACCGAATGTGAGGCTAGGATCATAGAGGAAATGAAGCCATTCATCTCCGGTGAGTTTAGCGTTGATATCAAACGATTCAGGATAGCGGAATTGTTTGCCATGGATGGAGACCGGTTCTATAAGGTCACGGCTGATTATATTACGATAGACGAGAAATCGAACAATGAGAAACGCAAGGCGTTTAACTATATCGTTCGGGCCAATGACCTTGATCATGCCAAAAAGAATTTCGAGGAAGGCATGAAAGGAACCATATCAGATTTCGTTGTCACTTGTATCAAGGAAGAGAAGAAACTGATGGACTTCTACGAGTTTGATGGCAAGATCAGGAATCCGGAGAAAAATGAGGATAGTAGGCAGTAAAGCTAGCTACGAAACCACGTCGTCCATAGCCGAGAAGTTGATGGAGATAAGTAAAATGGAGGGTACGATTTATCGTATCCTCACATTGTCTAACAAAACTTATCTAGCTTCTAAATTAGGATATAGCAGATCGGGGTTCTATAAGAAGATACAAAACAGGAGTTTTAATATCCGGGAACTAGCTCAGATATTCGATACGATCATCAACTTCAAGGATCAAGATTGGACTGAGGGTAAGATTAATAGGCTTAAGAGGTATAGGGCTATGAGCCTTATGGAGTTCAATAAAAGTTATAAAAAGAAAAAGGCGTAAACTACCCGTAAACTAAAGATTTATGGGCTTTAGACGTAGAAATATCATCATGTATAGAACACGACAACAATTCCCATCTTTCATGGGTGTTTACATACCCCCATGTAGCAATATTTCTAGCAGCGTTAATGTCCGCATCTGCAATATTGCCACAATATTTACAATGGAATCGCTTCCCATTGCGAATACCTATATGTTTGCATTCATGGCATGTTTGCGAGGTATAAGCCGGAGGGACGGCAATGATCTTAACTCCATTCATCTTGCATTTATATTCAAGAAAGGAACGAAGCTGATAAAAACTCCACGAGTTACTTCTTCTTCGAAATGTTTTGTTTCGTCTTTTGGAGTTCATGCCGAATCGGATATTTTTAAGATCCTCGATAGCGATACCCTTGTTTTCTTTCTTGGCCTTCGCAACAAGCCATTTGCTAATACTGTGATTCACGATGGTAGCGAATCTTTTCTCACGTCCTCTCAACCGTTTCAGCAACTTATGGCAGTTGCGGGTGCCTTTGGACTGAATAGAAGCTCTTACCTTATTATATTTGTCTCGTATATTTTTGACCTCATTGGAAGAAATACTGGTTCCATCAGAGATAGAAACAATATCTGTGATTCCCATATCAACACCAATAAAATCCTCTGCATCCTCTTCTTCCTCATCTGGGATCTCTATCGTTTGATAGAGATAGAATTTACCCTTGATAAGGACGAGGTCGGCTTCTCCTTTTGCGAATTGCATAAGATGAGGACGATAGCAGGTATATGCTATTTTCTCACGCCCTCCAATAAGCGAGATGGAGCATATGGATTTTGGAATATTGTAGGAGAGAACACGACTATCGTATGTAATAGCCCCAAATTCACGGAAACATCTTTGTTTCTTTCTATCAAGCTTATACGCATCTGCGACCTTGCTGATAGCGCGTACGACAAGCTGAGAGGAAAGGCGATACGTTTCCTTTATTGGATAGTAAACCTCCTTATGCAGACCAAATTGCTTAAATACACGTCGCTCCCACGCTATTTGAGAAATAGCGTTGCAAGCCTTATTGAAAACACTAAATGTATCTTTCAACATTTCGACTTGCTTGCATGTTGGAAGCAGCTTTATTTGCAATGTCAATTTCATACAGCAAATATACTAAAAATATCTAATTGTCAAATATTTGAAATAAATTTATTAATCAAAGAAGGGATAGTGGTTCAATCCCTCCCACGAGATAAAGACTTGCGGGTTTCCTTGAACCTGTTTTATGAAGGGTAGGATGTTGCCGTGTGAGAGATGCGGCAGGATAGTAGCCATAAGGAGCAAGGGGTTGTGCCCTGCGTGCCGGGCTAGGGAACTACCGCCAAAGGAAAGGGCGGAGATACGGGTGAAGGCCAAGCCAAAGGGGAAGAGCCTAGCCGTTTTCTTTGGCGCCCATGTGGCTAGATTGAGTATGACAAGGAGATCTGCTACCGGCGCATACATACCATGCCCGGGGGTAAGCAACATATGCCACTTATACCCTAAACGGAAATATAAATCAGTTGCTGAGGATAATGATAACATTATCTACTTGACGGCTGATGAGCATACAAGATTCGATTATCTATTAGATACGATGGATTTCAGCCGGCTCTTGGACGAGTTTGGCAACGTATGGCTGTTGGCAGCCAGAAGGATGAGGGATCTCGCACCTAGAGTCGAGGAAGACGGTAAATTAAAAACCAGATTATTATCATGGACAGAAGAAAACGAAATATACTTATAGTTCTTGGATACGAGGCTATAAGTGATACGATATATAGAAAAGATTCGGTCATGGAAGTCATAAGTGACCAAGAGCCAATAGAGGATATGGTATCTCGTTTAGAGAACAGGCATCATATAAATATAACGATGGTAAGTGATAGCAAGGTAGCTCTAGAGGATAGATCTGGGTTAATTATGAATATGCTTTCTGCGTGGCGATCATCATTACCAATATTAAGATCATATCATACAGATCCTAAATTTACCGCTTTCTTTGGCATATTAGACGTTTTGTCAACGATCCCAAAGAAAGATATAGCTGAGGAGGAAAAGCCTGATGAAGAGCCTAAAAACGAGCCTAAGGAGGAGATGGAAGTTGAGTATGATCTGGAGACAGAGCAACAGTATTATGCCGCTGAATGGATCAAGGATATCCCGACACCTGTGTTATATAGAATGACCGTAGCTGGCAAGCGTGTTTATTATGAGATGGGGGCTGATGGGTATCCTATCATATATGACGGAGCTACCAATAATATAGCTAATGGGTATTGTGATACGTCTGGCGCTTTGGAGAAGTGGAAGAATGAGATGAGACTCAAGGGCAAGGACCCTGATGAGTACGCTAACTACAGGGCTGACTTAGGTACTATCATGCATTATCTATTTGGGTTGTATCTGACCGGGGTTAACATAAAGCTGATCCCGACATGGATCAGGAAGGTGGTCAAGGAAGCCAAGCTAAGAATAGACAAGTATAGGATGGAGCGGATATTAGTGGATAACATTGATGAGCTGATAGAGGATCTGATATCATTCGCTATATTCTGCAAGGAAAGACATGTTAAACCGGTATTGATCGAAAAGATGCTGAGGTCAAGCAGATTGAAGGTAGCTTCTTCGGTGGACGCCGTGGTGGAGATGGATAGCGAGCCGGAGATGGTGGAGATAGAGGTCGAGACAGGAGAGCTTTATAAGGTGGGAGCCAAGAAAGGCCAACCTAAAATGGAGAAAAAGAAAGTAAAAAGATGTAGGAGGATATTCGCTATATTGGACTTCAAATCAAACAGGAAAGGCAATTTCTATGACGAGTACGCTTTCCAGCTTGAGCTATATAGAAGAATGATACTGGAGAATTACGGAAAGATATTGGAGATAGAGGAGATATATAACTTCGCTCCGGGTGATCCTACCGCTAAGACAAGTCAATATAAGTTGAAGAGACAGACTGACAACCCTATATTGAATATGGCTACCGTAGTATATCTTCAAGGTAAGTATAAGTTTGAGAAAACCAATTATACGGTTACGTCAAGGATCGGGTCTTTAGATATAGAGGGTGATTTTGAGTTGAATGATTTGATAAGAAAAGAGTCGCTGAGAGATTATATATATAGAGTGATGAGTGAGAGGAGAGGATGATGGAATTTAGGGAGTTCAATAAGAGCGTTCATCGGTATGAGCTGGATCATAGCAAACCAAGGAGGAAGCTGACGTGCCCGCAATGCGGCAAGGATAAGTGTTTTACGCCGTACGTGGACGTAACCACCGGTCAGATCGTTGGAGAGCAGTTTGGGGTGTGTGATCATAAAAATAAATGTGGTTACTTTAAATATCCAACAGGGAGCGAACTTGGGAACAATGATCTTTTTACCGATTCAAACAAAGTATTAAGGAGGTACAGATCTCCCGTGGATCCGGATATAGCCAACTGCATTCCGGTAAGCAAGATGTTTGAGACGCTTAATCCTTTCGAGACATCCGATCTTCAGGATTATCTATCCAATATCTTCGGATCGTATCATACCAATAGGGCATTTAGCTTGTATAAGGTGGGGATGATGAGATTCGGGGACTGGGGTAAGTGCTGTGTGTTCTGGCAACTGGATAAGAATTGGGTAGTGCGGACCGGAAAGATAATGGACTACGGGCCTGACGGGAAGAGGGTAAAGGTTCCCATGGATCACGTATGTTGGGTGCATATACTGGACGGTCAGGATTACCTGCTTAGGCAATGCCTGTTCGGGGAGTTTCTTATCAACTTCTATCCCAATGACGCTCCGGTGTATATAGTAGAGTCAGAGAAGACGGCTGTTATCTGCAACATTGTGTACCCTAGTAGGTTGTTTATGGCCTGTGGCGGTATCCATATGTTGAAGAGGGAGATGATAGAGACATTGGGTAGGAGGCGGATAGTCCTGTACCCGGATAAGGGCGACGCTTTCAACGAATGGAGAAAGAAGGTAGACAAGGATATGAGGGGGATGAATATAGAGATAAGTAATTTTCTAGAATCAAAACCCAATATAAATGAGGGAATGGATATAGCGGATTATTTTATTATTAAACAAATTTACAATGGCAAAGGTAGTTGACAATTACAAGAAATTCAAGGTGCTTGAAATAACAAGACAGGAGATGATGGATAAGCTCACCAGATATGGGTGCTTAGGTATTTGCGATATGTGTAACAGACCTACGTCCGTGGGCTATTATGTAGCGGTAATCAATCAATGGATGTGCGAGGACTGTTATAATGATTTCATCAAATCGGTTGACAGGTATGAGGAGGATATGAGAATAGAGAACAGAAATTTTGATAGATTCTGCAATCTATTTAATGTTGAGATAGAAGAAAAGGTATGAAAGAACTGTCTTTAGCCCAGAAAGCTATGTTAAACGGATCCGTATGTCCATATTGCAAGATCCCATCCACTATGATAAATACGGTGGAGGGGAAGCAAGTTGGGTGCGAGAAGTGTAGGGCTTGGATGAGATCCGATCCTTTTGGGAAACCGATGGGGAGGCTGGCTAAGCCGGATCTTCTTAGGAGTATGGATATGGTAATGACTGAGATTAATATATTTGCGTATAGGACAAAACGGGATGTACAGGACATTTACAAAAGCCTATCTGGTGAATTGGATATACCAATAGAACATGTATCCCCATATAAGATGTCTTTGCCATCACTACTTAATACCATGAGATATATTGAAAAGTATGGCGATAATCATATACGGATATATGATAGAACCATGGTAAAGAAGGCTTGCCCTAGGCACGGAGCGGTGGCGATCGGGAGCAACGCCTGCCACGGGTGCCCGGAGTTCCTGTTCCATGTGGTAAACAACACGACCGATACGGTGGTGTGTGATATGGATATGAGCTATGGCGACTGTATAAAGAAGAGAAATAATAAATTTGGTAGATAATATTAATTATATAAAAGATGAAGGTAATTTTTATTCATAAGCCTACTGGATATTATGTAGGAGGGTCGATGTTCGACAAGTCTTATTGCAGGGATAAGATGATAGAGAAAGGAATAAGTAAGGATCGAGCCGAGAAGTTAAGTGATATAATAGGCCCATACGCATGCATATGGGAGGTGGAGAACGGAGATGACCCTTATGAGAGTATGAGATCTAGGCTAAAGGATAAAGCTTCATATCTGGATGGAGAGGATCTTATCATGGAGAATTATGATGATGAGGAGGACGAAGAGGATGGGGAGATCGACTGAATATTACAGAACACATCCGGAAGCCAGAAAGAAGAAGGCTGAGACGGATAAGAAGATCAACGCCAGACCTGAGCAGAAAGCCAAGAGACGGGAGTTGGGTCGTAAGAACTACAAGACCGATAAGTTGAAGGGAAAGGCTTATCGGAAGGGGAAGGACCTATGCCATACAGCTAAGGGGTTAAGATATAAATCAAGATCAGCTAACAGAGGATCTAAATCCGATACGGCTGGCGATAGAAACGCAAGAGGATGAGTGAGGATAGGATATGGAGGTCATCCAAGGAGATTATCATGGATGCCTATGAGAGAATAAGAAAGTATCAGTTGGGAGAGCTTCTCCCGGCTCGTACTGGATACGCTTATCTTGACAAGGCGTTGCTGGGAGGGTTCTACCCACAACATGCGGTGGCTATCGGCGCCAGGCCCGGAGTCGGCAAGTCTTATTTGGCGCAGAAGATCATGAGCAATGTGATGAATGTCAATATCAATCCACAGGCAGATGATTATGTATGGTTAAGATGTGAGTTTGAGATGAACCCAGAAGATTTGATGTTGCGTTCACTATCAAAAAAAATGGGAAAGGATATACAAGATATTCTCCTTAACGAGATGTCTGATGAAGAGATAAAGGAAATGCAGAAATGTCTTAAGGAGGAAAACTCCAGCAGAATAACATACATCCCTAAACCATCAACCGTAGATGAGCTTCAAAACTTTCTGTGGAATGAGTATATGCCAATAAACAAAGATAAAAAAATGGTATTCGTGTCTATAGATCATACGGCCCTGATACAAGGTTCAGGAGATGCTAAAAGGAATATCGACTCGTTGATAACCATGTGCAATATAGCTAAAAGGACTTTTCCTAATATTTTCTTTCTTATAATATCCCAACTCAATCGTGATATCGAAGGACGACGGGATCCAAAAGATCATATGCCAAAGCAATCTGATTTTTATCAATCAGATACATTGGGACAGTTATGTACGGCTATGGTAGCGTTAAATATCCCGAAGAGATACGGGTACTCCTCATACATGCAATTTCCGCAAGGATGGTATCCTAATCTGGAACGTTTTAAAAGTGAATCAAGACGATCCTTCCGTGTGGATGGATTATTATTCCATCATATCGTAAAGGTCCGTCAACGGTCATTAGAGGAGATTGATGCGATACATGTAGATATCATGAAAGGATATGAGCGATATTATCCTGATGGAGGGGTGGTGCGCCAAGAAAGACCGGGAGGCTCGGATGCCCCCGTGGGTAGCGGCAAGCCGGATACGACCGTAGTGACGCTTCCGCCCCCACCTCCCGGTGTTCCATTGGAGCAACAATATATACCGCCCAGTGATGATTTCAATGTAGTACATGACGAAACACCTTATTGACATGAGATTGAGACATAATTACTTGCTTGTAGTGATAAAGGTGCTGGAAATGTTCTTGAAGACCGTATTGTCGGTTGAGGATAAGATGGGGATAAAGGAAATTATATCCTCGTTAAAGGAAATGGCTAAATACAGCATCAGATATATCATAAACCGGGAACGGGAAAAGGAGATCATGAGTATCTGTGATGAGGTATCCAATAAAGTACAGGAGTATAAAAGGATAAATGACAACTCAATGATATTGGAATTGGAGAACCTAAAAAGGGAAGTTGTGGCGGTGGAGGATCTTCTTAGCTCATACAAGGGGGTTCTTGACGCCGAACTGGTGATAGCCGAGGATGATATCAGAATCATACGGGACAAGATCGCTATAAGCCTTAGAGAGGACGGGACATGTAAGAGCATGACTGATGCTGATAAAAGGGCTAGGGTGGACGTAAGATACGAGAGGGCGTTAGAGGATTATCGAATCCTTCTAAGATGCGCCAATACGGTTAGGGCTAAGATGTCGGTTATAGGACATCTTAATCAATCAATAAATCAATCCATATCAGTTGGTAGGGTTGGTATGGCTAATGAATCTTATACAGTAAAACAATATGAGAAAGGGAAAGAGATTATCGAAAGCAGACGGCCTTAGGGTATTGATAGGAGCTTACGATGCTATAGAATATAGACGTGAGTTAACTATGTGTGCAGCTATAACCGAAACGGCTAATAAGCTTGGATTAGTGGATAGAAAAAAAGTTTTAGCGTATGAACTTATACCTGAGTTGAGGATGTTTAAGCCGATCAATAGTCGTATAGAGGAAATTTGGTTCAATCTTTCCGATAAGGATACAAGGCTATATATATTACACACGTTGATTAACATATACAACGATACCGATCATCCTAATATAGTAGAGAAAATAGCTAGAAAGATTAGATCAATATTTTAACTCATTAGCTTATGTATAGGTGATTATATACCATTTTACACAAAAAAATGAGAAATGATATACATTTGTACGAAACATTATACTGGGTATCACTAATACCCTCTACCGGTTGCTCAAGAGTGAGATCGCCGGATTCTTTTACTGAACTAAACGTTTTTGATTTTACTTACCCAACGAATGTTTTAGGGTAAAACCTTATATCAAAGACCTCTTTTGCTCAATCGTCTTGTCCGAAACAAGGGACTATATGATTCGATTGAGTGAGACAAAATTAGAAAAGAAGAATATGAAATTAAATAACATACGTATGTTTTACAACATATCTGGTGTAAAGTAGTATATAATAACCTATGTATATTAATTTTGAACAGATGATGACATCAGGATTAACGATGTCTGATGTCGGGTATCTTTTGATGATCCGGCAGAAAGAGGAGATGGCTAGCGTCATTCCAAAGGAGAAAATAGATAGTTATAAAGCATCTGGTTATATCGAGCTTCAGAAGAATGGGAAGTGGAAGATAACGCCAAGGGGAGGGTCGCTGCTGATGCTGATAGAGACACCCGGTCTGACACCGGAGGTCGAGGGGATCCGGGACCGTATCGTTGGGGTATATAACGATATGGGGAAGGATACAGGGGCTATTAAGGAGGTAGAGAAAAGGCTCGTATGGTTCGTGGCTAATACCAACTTCAAGGAAGAACCTATAGTAAGAGCCGTAATATCCCACATAGATCTTAAACGTGAGTATACGATGAGATTGGATAACTTGATCTGGAAACCATCAAATGTGTATAGCGTGCATATGAGTTTATCGGAATCAACGTTATTCGATACGATCATAAAAATGTATGGCATGACGTCTGACTTGTATCTTAGGGAGAACAAGAACAAGGAGCTGGCATGGTTGTTCGCCATAAGCCGGCTTCCGGATCCCCCAAAGAGAATGGATAAGGAATACGCTATCACAGGCGATGTTAAGATGGATATCGAAAGGATATCGGATATAAAAAAAGAATTAGGTAGAAGATTGAAAATGTCGATTTAGTATGGAAAGAAAAGAAGTTGAAAAAGTAGTCAAGGAGGCGATATTCGAGAAGATGGGTGAATTTAATGGTCTTGATCATGCCGCTCAGATAATGAACGAGGATAAGCTGGATACGGATATGGCTATGGATTCCCTTGATTTTGTAGAAGTCATAATGGAAGTGGAAAAGAAAACGGGTAAATGTATACCCGATGAGGCACTTAACGTCAAGCCTTATCACGAATTGACGGTAGGAGAGCTTATGGGTATGTTGTATGATTATCTAAAAGACAAATAAATGGATTTCGGATATGATGATTGGGAAGAGGGGCTAGAGACCCCTCTTGTCGATGATTGTGATGACGATCATGAGGAGGAAGAATATGATTTCAGTTAAGGAGTTAAGACCGGGCAATCTTGTAAAAGACAAAGCTGGTGATATATGGAGAGTAGGGTGCGTTACCGGTATGCGTAATGAAAGTGGATCATTAATCCTTGAACGTGAGGTTGATGATGGGATAATGAAATGGTATTCAGGGGAAGATGATGTCATGCCTATTGATATAGACGATAACCTTCTTGACGCTATCGGTTTCAAGAGTGACAAGAATAGGGACGTATATCGTGGACACGGGATGACCATGGAGGTTTTTGGCGACGAGTATTATCTCGGACTTAGGGATATGGAGGATAACCTGAGCGAGCTTATCCAGATAAGGTATTTGCATAACCTACAGAATATTTCGATGGATTTATATGAGCGTGACATAAATACGGAGAGGCTTTATGATCGTTCCGGAGAATAACTTGCTATGCAAGACGATAGGCGGTGAGAAGGTGCTTGCCGCATCCTACTCACAGATAGACACGTTTGTTCAGTGTCCGTATAAGTGGTATAAGACTTACGTGGAGGGTCACAGATCCACGGAGAAGCATGAGGCTACGTCATATGGTACGGTTATCCACCAGACGATGGAGTATTTCTTCAAGAACGGATGCAGACCTTCTTATGAGGACATGAGTAAGGCATTTAACTATTACGCCGATATAGAGAAGATACCTTTTGATAGCGTAAAATCTCAGATCGAGTCCATGCAACATGCGGCTAGGTTAATAAGATGGATTGTGGGGTTGTTTGAGAAGGATGCTGCTGGCAACTATAAGAAAATGTGGTCGGATCTTACGCCAATGGAGAAGGTGATCCGGGGGTCGAGACCGGCCGGCGTGGAGGAGGACTTCGTCCTGCCCTATAAGCTACCCAAGCCCCTTACTTTGGATGGCGTGACGTACGATAAGGTACATATCATAGGATCGGTGGACTGGCGTGGAGAGTATAAGACAAAAGACAGGATAGCCATGTATACGATAGACTGGAAGTCCGGGAGAAAGTTATTCGATGAGGATAAGCTGCTTCACAATCTCCAGCATCCGATATACGCCTTCTACATACTGAGAAAGTACAAGGTATTGCCGGATATGTGCAGCTATTTCTTTACCCGCATGCTGGACAATCAGAACGTGAAGGTAGATAAGGAGAAAGTAGAGAGATCGGTCAAGGAACTTAACGATATTCTCCTTGACATGTATGATTTCGAGACAAATAAAATAGATAGCTATCAAGCTCACGTTTGGGACGCCGCCAAACAGGGGTATAAGTACGAGAAGCGCTACCTCATGGGACGCCAGCCGGCCTGCCTTGAACCCCGCCCCAAGCCCTTGTGTTTTTGGTGCGATTTCTCGATCCACAAACAAGGGACATGCAGGTACTCATCGGATTGGGATGATTCAAAAAGAAAGAATAGAAAAGATTAACTTTATTAAAAAGCCTAGGTAAATATCTAGGCTTTAATTATATTTGTGTCAATAAATAAATGATTATGGATAAAAACGAAAGAGAAAAACAGGTATTGGATCTTCTGATGTCTAGAAAGGATATCAGGAAATTGGTAGAGAAATCAAATGAATGTTATTCTAAAATGGATTTCGTTGGCGCCATGAAATGCCGGCAGGAGATAAAGGATATCGTAGACCTGGAATCGAAGATCATGTTGACAAAAAGCGAGTCTTTGGTGAGTTTGATGAACAACGCTGATAATGAATATAAATTCAATATGCTGGTATGGCTACATTCCATGATGTGTATGGCAGATGTGTTTAACGGGATATTGGAGGATTTCAAGGATGGGGTAAGGAAAGCCAATGGCAACTCTAAGTTCGTTAAATTCGATAATCTGGATCGGTTGATGACGGAATGCAAGAAGGAGATTGATTACCTAATGAAAGGTACAAGTAAATCGTTTCAGATATCTTTCGCCGTAAGAAGCGATGAGTTAAGGGAGATGATAGAGAATATGGTTGGAGACAATATCCGAGAAGGGTATGACATATTCAAGGAAGAGGCTAAGATGACCAAAGAGACAGACAGGAGCAAGATAGAGGAATTTAATAAAAGGCTGGACCATGAGTAAATTTGATGTAAAGATAGGTGATATAGTTCATACCCAGATAGGGATAGGAGAGGTGATAGCCATAAGCAAGACCAAAAAGACTTTGATGGTAAAAATGGACGATGGCCGGGAATGTGCGATAAGACTAGAGTACGTGAAAGACGTTTTTGATAACTACAGAGATGACATATAAATTAAGGCCATATCAAGAGGAGTGTGTTAAAAGTATCTCCGATTACATAAACTCTGATAGACATGATCCGGTATTGATCATAGGTCCTGTAGGTTGCGGTAAGTCACTTCTGATAGCAGAAGCGGCTAGATTGATGGGAGATAAGACGCTGATTTTACAACCATCAAAAGAATTGCTGCAACAGAACCACGACAAGATAACGTCGTATGGCATACCGGCTACCATCTACTCCGCTTCCTGTGGCAAGAAAGAGCTATCTAACATGATATATGCCACGTTAGGATCTATCAAGAAAGTTGTTGGTCAGCTTAAGGAGATGGGAATCAGAAACGTATTGATAGATGAGGCTCATGCCGGATACAGTCCTGAGGATGGCAGTGAGTTCATGACATTCATGAATGAGCTGAAGCCGAGAAAGGTGATAGGGTTTACAGCCACGCCATGTAGACTTAAAAACATGTCGATAGGACAGACATCATATTCCCAACTTAATTTCATCACTCGTATGAGACCGGTGTATTTCAAGAATCTGATTCACGTGATACAGGTAGAGGAGATGATAAGGCAAGGATTTTGGACGCCTCTTAAGTATGAGACATGGGATTTCAATGGAGATGCCCTTAAACTCAATTCTAACGGCTCCGAATATACGGCTGAGTCTATTAGTGAGGCGGTGAGAAAAAATGGCTTAAACAACCTTATTTTGCGTCGATTGATGGTATTAAAAGACGTATGTAGATCTATACTGGTGTTTATGGATTCTGTTGAGAGCTGCAATACTGCCGCCGAATGGATGAACGCCAAGATATGTGCCGGCATGGCGGAGGTGGTTCACGGAGGCACGCCAAAGAAGCAGCGGGAGGCTATAGTTGAGAGGTTCAAGTCGGGTAAGACGAAGGTGGTGTTCAACTATTCCGCCCTCGATACGGGATTCGATCATCCGGGTCTGGACTGCGTGATAGTAGGAAGACCGACATTTTCGTTCTCTTCGTTTTATCAGTGGCTTGGGAGAGCTGTCAGGATAAAGGACGGTAAGGATAGCGCTTTGATTGTTGATTGCTGCAACAACTCGTCAAGGTTCGGTGATATAAGGAAACTTAGTATAGAGAACTACAAAGGATATGGATGGGGGATGTTTATCGGCGATAAACTAATTACCAATATCCCGATGGGGGATAAGGTAACGAAAACAGATCTGGATATCAAAGCCGCCAAGAAAGACCGAAGGAGGGGGCTGGCGCAGGGCGTAACCGCAGCCCCTGTTCCAGGAAGACCGGATCATCCCCTTGGCTCTACGTTAATGACATTCGGCAAGTATTGTGGATGGATGTTGCATTCAATTCCGGTATCGTACTTCAAATTCATAAACGAGACCTTTGACTGGGATAATGATAGGAACAAGGATATAAAAGAATATATAGATTTTTTAGCTAAAAACAATAAGTTATGATAGGTTGTATATATCATGAGGCTGATCTTGACGGAGTAATGTCAGCAGCTATAGTAAAAAAGTATTTCAAAGGGGACATTGATCTTCTTCCTTACAATTACGGCAAGGAAATACCTGACGTGAATAAATACGATAAGGTGTTTGTAGTTGACGTGTCATTTGGCGATAGAACGAGATTCTTATTCGACGAATGGGAAGACAAGGGGATAGATGTCACATGGATAGACCACCATAAGACGGCGATAGAAGCTGTGAAGGACTATAATGTCAAAGGCAAAAGACGTATCGGAACGGCGGCTTGTGAGCTTACGTGGGAATATCTTTTCGATGATATCGAAACCCCTGACGTGGTAAAATTATTGAGCGCTTATGATGTATGGGATCATGATCGCTTCGAATGGAGTGACGTTCTTTCATTCCAATATGGGATGAGAGGGTATTGCGGGCTTGACGTTGACATGGTCAGGGAGGTGCTAAACAAGGCGAATGGCGAGTTTGTTTCTGATATGATAAGAAATGGCGAGGCCATAATAGAATATATCATCGAGAAAAACAGAGGAGAAATGAAGATGTTCTCATTCGAGGCAGATATATTTGGATACAAGGCGATATGTATGAATACTACGGAGTTTAACTCCACCACATTCGAGTCTATGTACGATCCTAGAAAACATGATTTGATGATGCCATTTTGCTGGAACGGCAGATTCTTCAGATGCTCGTTCTATACCACCAAGGAGGAGGTGGATGTCTCGGCGCTGGCACGCAAGGCCAACCCCGGTGGAGGAGGTCATAAGGAGGCTGCCGGCTTCCAGCTTAGCGTGGAGGATATGATGGAGTTTCTAAAAAACAGAAAAATGTTATGATAGGGCTAGTCTTTGCCTTTATAATAATGGCAGGTTCTATCTATTTGATAATAGAAGGGAATAAGAAGGATGATTCTACTGAATTTTATGGAGGGATAATAGCAACGATCTTATCTATCTTCTTGATGTGCTTAGTAATACAAAATATAAATACAAAAGATATGGGAAAGGTGTATAAATTCAAAAGACTTAACGAGATGAAGCTAGATGATTATGGCTTCGGTTTGTTCGAGTACAATGGCACTCTTTATTTCAAGGAGGCAGAGGGTGAGAGATGCTTTGATGTAAGAAGCGGGAATGAGGTTATTATCGGGAAAGATAAGATTATAATGACTATGGAGGACTGACTATGAGGATTGTTAAAAATATCAACAGAAAGAAAAAGGTGCGACACTCATGGATAAAATCAGGCTCCGGTATTCAGCGTTGCGCCGTTTGCGGAATTTCAAGACGAAGTGAGTGGAGGGACGGAAAGACCGTGAATTGTGTGTATTTATCATCCGGTGAGCTTTACTCTATGACAGGTGAGACACCAGAATGTAGGGATCTTAGTGAATTTTATTAATCTAAAATACGAAAATATGACATGGTATGATACTTATGAGGAAATAAAAGCCAAATATCCGGATACTGTTTTTGAGGAATATTGGTTAACAAAAGATGATGTCGATAAACTAAGGGAACATGAGCCAGTTGAAAAAGGATGGGTTACAATCAAAATGGATTTTAGGAATATTCTTTCAGCCATATCAAAGAAAAATGATGATAATGAAAGAAGGATATTGTTACATATTGGGATATTGTCCCCATTTAATGATGATCCAGTAATAATAATAAAACAAAAAGGAGTTTAAAATGAAAGAGGAATTTAGCAAATACGACAAAGTCGTTTATGATGGTGAGGTATTTGAGGTGCTTGAGACCGCTGACAATACGGGAATGATGAAAATAGTTTCATTGATGGATACGGCGTATGGGTCCCTTTGGGTTGATGAGGAGATGGTCGTGTCGTTAAACAGGGCTATCAAGTTAAGGCTTATCGATGATGAGACGGCGGATGAGGCGATGAATTTCGGGAAGACAAAAATAGGAGATGCGGTGACGGAAAGCGGGCCTCTCGTAGGGAAAGACGGTAGCGGGAAGGACGACCGGGCCGACGGTAAACTCCGGTGGGATCTCCTTCCTTTGGCTGAGATAGAGGACATCGTGAGGGTATATACGGAAGGTGCCAAGAAGTACGCTGATAACTCATGGCAGGATATACCTGATGGGTTCAATCGTTATCTAGGTGCACTCATGAGACACTTGGTCGCTTATACGAAAGGGGAGAGATATGATAAGGAGGGATTCATGCATCTATCCGCCGTATGCTGGAACGCCATAGCGTTATTATATTACGATAAACATAACAAAGGGCTTATAGAATGGAAGAGTCAGGAAAAAGAGTAAAAAGAGTAGTAGATGAGGGATTAAGAGCTATCGACAAAAGAACGGGTAAATACGTTAATGTAATCAAGCGCACTATTGATGATAGCCTATTCCCGATAGTTAAGTATCTCAGTTACAGTTATAATGAATTAAATTATGATTATGTAAAGAATCTGAATTTTGATGTAAACGTAAATTGGGAGCAGCGTAGATATCAGATTGTTAAGGATTTATTATCTAACGATTTCGATGGGAGAAAGATGAGTATAGATGAGGTAGATAATGCTATATTTACCGCTGATTTGATTATTAACAGATTAACAACTATTTGAGATGGTAAGAATTGATTTTTTCACGAAGAAAGACGCTGAGTACAGCGACTACATGCGGTATATTATCGCCAACACATTACAGGAGTATGAGGGTGAGGTCACATTAAACCAGATCCCGGAGAACAAAGCCACGGAGGAGGAAATATCCAAGTACGGTATAGAGGTATATCCTACTATCATCGTCCGCGGAGATAACATGGATGGCTTTAATAAACTTGAGGGGATGGCCAGAAAAGCTGATCTTATTAACGTCATGTCGTTATACGACAAGAAATAGGCTTATGACGATAAGGGATAAATATTTTGGCTGGAAGGATATATTCTTTGGCAGGTTCGTGCATTGTTGTAATGAAAAAAGTGACCAACCACAAGGGAGTAATATACCTCTAGCCAAAATAAACTTCGATAACAAGACAGGATATGTGGAGGACGGGACTATTAATATAGCCGAGCTTCTTCAATATCTTTGGATAAATAATAAGGTCTATGGGTGTGAATATGCACCCATAGATATATCCTCTGTCTTGCAAACATTGATTAGATTGACCGAGAACGCTAAGTTCATATTTGACGACCAACCCGGCATACATGATATGATCCCATATAGAGGTTTTTTTCTTAGAGATGATTTTTTACCCGGGAAAGATTATTCACTTGATTTGGATAAAATAGTGAGCGGGATGGGAGGATGGTATGGGGAGGATGAGGATCCATGTTACTCGATGTTCGTCAGTCAAGATCAGATATGGAACTTGAACCCGATATTGAAGGTATTAGCTGATGAGGGATCTATTCTAGCCAAGGAACTTGGGTATGATATGAACTCATATGTCAGCGATAATGGATACACGATATACAACCCCTACCTCTCGTGGATTAATCATTACTATCATTATTGCCCGACATTTAATGAGGATAAGCTGAAACCTTGGGATAGGGTGGAAGACAGAAAGAATAAATTCAAGATGACGGATAAGGTCAAGAGAGGCGCCAATAATTGGTATTATTCAGGCGGGACTATATCTTGTGTGGATAATTTCTTGGGGAAAGAATACAGGAAAAATCTCCGAACCTTCATATATCGTGGAATAGTATTCTTTTTAGATCGGATATGGCATACACCATTGTTTGAGAAGATGGGCGTGAAAATGAAATACAACGCTTATTATTGTTATGCCGCTACTTCCGGGATATGGTATGATAAGGGATTCAAGGAAAGACTAGCCAAGAGGTTTAACAAGTCGCTGGGCGGCGACGGGGAACTGTTCGGGGCTAACCTAGCCTGCATGGTATGTGACCGTAAGGATATCAATTGGGAGGCGCTTCGTCTTTGGCTTGACAAATACGATGATCCTACTGATAAGGGCATGGTGAATAGCCCTATTCAATTTATGTATTTATATTTATATTACACTTTTAACAAATAATTTGAAATGAAGAAGATAAATAACTGGGTTATAAGAACATTTGGGTTGAGAGGCTCATGGAGCTGGGCTAAGAAACAGATGTTAAATGGAGCGATCATTAAACGTAAGGCTACTACAGGGACATACAAAATAGCTATTGATGATGACAAGAATAGGTTACTTGTAGCCACATGGGATCATCTAGATCAAAGTCCTGTATGGGAAAGGTGCCCGCATAGTTTATTAGATGAAGATGCGGTTGATTATTTTGTCACAGCTCATAAGGAATTATCATATGGAGGCATAAAGATCAGGATGAAAGATGAATTTAATTGTAACGATAAAATATCGAAAGTATGAAAAAGATTACTGATAAAGACGTAGAGCGCCTTAAAGCCGGGAAGAAGATAACAAAAGGATTTATCCATATGCAATTAGATGATAAGGGAAGATTGAACTTGTGGAGTGATATCAACATAACTGACAATTATAGAAGTCTTAAGATAGACGCTAACAAATTGTTTGATCATGGGATTCTTTCAGAGGAATATGATAAATTGAGAGTTATAAATATAGGACAACAGGGACGAAGGTAATGAAAGTGCATATTATTAATCATCGCTGCGGTGACGATGAAATAGAAGTTAAAAATGGCATACGAGTTTTTGATTGGGTTGGGAATGAGTTTATTATCAATCTAAATAATTTTGGGGAACTGGAAATAAATGGATTGAATGAAGGTTTATGCATTATACCTCAATACGGGAACCAAATTGTCATAAAGAAACAGATTTAAAGCAACGCATGACGCTATGGACTGGGAATTTAAGATTGAAAACATTGAATCATAATTTAATTTAATAGACATGGAGACTAAAATATGCAAGAAATGTGGTAAAGAATTACCAGTAGATAAATTCTATAAGAACAAATCACAAAAGGATGGGCTTGGACACTACTGTAAGGATTGTGTAAATGCCTACAAATCGTCCAAAAAAGCCAATGCAGATGGGGGGGTAAATTAACGAAAGTGTTTACCAATCCAGATCTAGCCAAATTCAAACCTAGAGAACTTATCGAAGAACTAAAAGCTAGAGGTTACAAAGGCACGCTCACCTATGAGCAGGTAATAACATTATAATATAATTTAAAAGATGGCAAAGAAACAGTTAAAGATCCCGTTTAAAGACGGGAGACCATGTAAATGGGTTAAGGATGTTCATGATGAGGAACGCGATAATTATGAGTTCGAGGAATGTCTTGAGATACACGGATTCGTTCGTGGATGCTCTTCGGCTGTAATGATATTAAGACCGGCAAATGATCATGGAAAGGATTTCAATTATGTCAACAGTATCTATTATCAAGTGTTCTTGACGGATAGCAAGGAGATAATACAAAATATGATGCATGGGATCATATACGGGAAATGGACTTTTGTTAAGAGGGGAGAAAATTTTGGTATAAAATTGGTTAAGGTCTTACCTAAGATACATAAAATATCCCTTGATATGATCGCAAAGGATATTTTTAGGGCGGGATGAGCACCGCTGGGTGATTACCGAGGAGCTTGGCGTGGAGCCGGTGGAGATCGATAGCGCCTTGGTCTCGGCACAGACCCGGCATCGTCTTTATTGGTGCAATTGGCCGGTAGAAATGCCGAAAGACAAGCATATATCATTGGATGATATTCTAGAGCATGACAAGGGTTGGAATCCGGGAGCCATAAGAGGGAGATATATAGGGACCATTGTCGGTAGAAGGATAGGAGAGGACGGGTATCGAAAGGATTGTGACATGGGCATAAAAATAACGCAATGTCTGGAGATAAGAAAAGATAAGAATACCACTCCCATCAAGAAAAGTAATTGCCTGACAACGGTTATGAAAGATAACGTAATCTCATCGTTACCTCCCTGAAGATATCCTAACGCCTTTGACATAAAAGACAAATTCAGATACCTGACCCCGGTGGAGATGTGTAGGCTACAGACATTGCCGGATGATTACCTTGACGGGATAGCCCCAAATACGGCCATGTCTTTAGCGGGCAATGGATGGACAGTGGATGTGATAGCCCATTTGCTAAGGAGCATCGAACGTAAGCAGATAAATGATATTGTAAAGGAATTTCGCAAGATTACTGATGAGCTTATGTTCGGGTCATTAGAAACGGATATAATGTGACATGTGAAGGTAAACACGAGCAAAATGAGACCATACGGAAGAATCAAGACAGTTAAGGGATCTTTATGGAAAAAGGATATACATCCACCGAAAGGGCACAAGAATTGATGGGAGGACATATGCGATCCTGTACCTAGAAGTACTATGAAGCTTAAATTTAAAACAGAGTTAAGAGATGATTATAAACAAGAAATGGTCAATGCCGAACAGCGAGACATTCAGCATAAAACCGATAAGGGAACTTATAGATAAATATCGAGAAGAGGGGATGGTTATAGTGGATCCATTCGCCAGAAACAGCGATATAGGGACGATCACCAACGATCTTGATCCTGATACTAAGGCTATGTATCATAAAGACGCCACGGACTTCCTGAGTGATCTTGGCGATAATATAGCTGATATGGTATTATATGATCCACCATATTCCGCGAGACAGGTGTCCGAGTCATATAAAAGGCTTGGAGAATCTGTTAATATGCAAACAACACAATCTAGTTATTGGGCTAGACAGAAGAAGGAGATAGCTAGGATCACCAAGAAAGGCGGGGTGGTCATTACCTGCGCGTGGAACTCCGGCGGTATAGGGGCCGGGCTTGGTTTCGAGCAGCAGGAGATTCTTCTCGTGGCTCATGGGGGATGGCATAATGATACGATTGTTACTGTAGAAAAAAAGATCAAAGGTTAGATGAAAGAAAGGATATTCACCACAAAAGAACAGGGGAGGGTGCTGGTTGAGGCCGGCCTCCCTATCTCCACCGCCATCGGTTTCAGAGACAAGTATCTGGATCAATTACATTCTATGGAGGATGACGCTGGTCGTATAGGACTGATCGAGGCCGTTACCCCAGACATATCCAACCCTGTTTGGGATGTAGGGACGTTACTGAATTTACTCCCATATGAGATAGAGGGTTGTACATTCGAATGTTATAAGCTAGAACATGCATGGTCTGTAACGTATAGAGATATAGATGAGATCCCTATATATTGGAGTAGCGAGAAACTTCTTGTAGACACATTGTTTTCGATGATGATGGAATTACTTAAACATAAGATTATATGAGCATAAAGCAAATAACAAAATTAAGGTACAAAACGAAAGATAAGCCTCCTATAGAAGGGGTTTCTCTTTTAGGATACAACAAAAAATATAGCTGTCCGTGTGAAGTAATGTACAGGAGAGGGGATAAGTACTACACCTGCATGAAGTATGATGCTGAATTTGAAACATATCCACCGGAAGAATATGAATATTTATATCCATGAAAATATGAAACAAGTAACAAGAATAAGATACAAAACAGAGGATAATCCGCCTATGGCTAATGTCCCTCTTATAGGATACAGCAAAAAATATGACTGTTGGGTAGCGTTAGTATACAGAAAAGGGGATAACTATTACACCAATATGGAGTGCGATGTTGAATATAAGACATCTCCTCCAGATGAGTACGAATACGTATATCCGTGAGAACTAGAAGGGATATATTTATATTTAAGCATGATTAATATTATTTTTATATTATTCATGCTTTTATTTTTGTTTAAATCTTACTTTTGTATCAACATTAAAAACCAGATTATTATGGATGGAGACAAACAAAAAGTCAATGAACTTACGATGAGGACGCTGGGTTCTCATTATGGCGGATATGCCTATGTAAAGGTAAAAAATCGTCAAGCTGATGTAAAGATAGATTGGAAGTTGTTGAGAGCTATAGAAGAAGGAGAGGTGGAGATAGACAACGAGAAATACCATCTATCCGGGATAGAGTATGTAGCTAAAAGATATCAGGACATGTTTTACGCTGGTCGTGATATTTATTATTTCAAGGGCATAGGAGGGCATGGGATGACCGATCTTCTTAGAAACGCTATAGATGATTTACTAGACACCATAAGTAGTAGAGAGGCTTATCGTAGTGCAGAGCATAAAATGTACGCCCAAATGAATCAACTTACTGAAGCGGGAGCCATGATCAGCTTGGCTATAGAATTACTAACATCTAATATCCGTCATAGTTATGGAGAAATTAATTTTGAACGATATCCAAGACCTGTGGAGGTGGAGGGAGAAGATAAACATTGATGACTTCAAAGAGGATCCTATGGCTGAGGATATGCCATTATATTTCCCGTGCGCCGTCGTATGGCATGTGAATTGGGGTGAGCATGACGCTGATAATTATATATGTTATGGATTTGTTTATGTAGCAGAAATATTAGGGATATGAACATTAAAAAACAGATAATTCTTGACGATAAAGACTATGAGCGATTAGTGCACGATGCTAATCTCAGTAATGATGAGATAAAAAGCAAAATCGCCAGCGCTCTAACCACCGATATAGTGGTTAGTTTCGATTTCGATGTAAATAAAAAGGTTACGGGGAATATGAGGATCGAAAGCTCCACCCATAATCTAGGATATAATGAATATGATAATATCGTAAGGGCTATAGACGAGAATATTCACCATGCTGTTTATACAGCTATATATGATTATCTTGAGAAAATAAAGAGAGATAATAATGAGCTAAGCGCAAAAGATTGGATATTATTTACATCTATAATCTTATTCGTTTTTGGGATGGGATTTGCAGGTGGATGGTTGGCATTTAATTGATTAAATCATGGGTAATTTAAAAGACATACAAGATATAACCGGTCTTACGTCAGAAGCTATATTCAATATACGTAAACCTGTTGATTATATGTGCAGTGATATAGACAGTCATATAAAAGATATCAGGGCACAATGTGATTATATGATGGATGGGGATGAGAAGGATGTTAAATACTATTCAAAATCAATCAAATCAGACGTAGATTCTTATTTCGAAGACATACAGTCAAAGGTCGAGAATCTCCGTGATTGGGGAGAGCAGTGGAAAGCATTGGCTAAAGACTTGTTTAATGAGTTGCTGGAAATAGATAGCGATAATACTATAGACAGCTATCTGTCTTATGAGGCATTGGAGAAGATTAAGGAACATTTAAAAAATCAATAGATATGAGCAAATTGCTATTTTTCGATTTAGAGACAACCGGTGTTAAGTTCTGGAGAAACGGGATACACCAAATAGGATGGATCGTGGATATCGACGGGCAGGAGACTGAGAGGTTCGACATCCGCCTAGCCCCGAACCCTGCCGCCACGATAGAGCAAGAGGCGCTGGATGTGGCTGGTGTTACCTTGGAGCAGGTGAAGTCATATCAACCTATGGAAGATGGATACAGACAGCTCGTTAGTATATTGTCCAAATACGTGAATAAGTTCGACAAGAGGGATAAAATGTATTTGGTGGGGTATAACAACGCCGGATTCGACAACAACTTCCTACGGGCTTTATTTACCCAATGTGGGGATAAGTATTTCGGATCATGGTTCTATCCTAACTGTATGGATGTATATGTTATGGTGACACCGTTCCTGATGGGTGTAAGAAACGATATGGAGAACTTTAAGTTGATGACCGTAGCCAGAACTATGGGTATTGAGATCGACGAGAATAAGCTCCATGACGCTACTTACGATATTGAGCTGACTAGAGATATATTTTATAAGATAATCAACAAAATGGATGTTAAGTTATGAGGGGAATTTTAGAGGCTATGCATGATTACCCGGATGAGGCGCTTGGGTTGTGTTTCTTTTTGATAGTGGTCTTCTGGTTATTGTCAGGTATATTCGAGAAAAAAGATGAATGATAAACTCGATAAGATACTGGATCTCCTAAGATCTCAAAATGAAATGATCAAGGATATTCACGACTATGTCAAAGAAGTTACCAGCGAGAAGTATATAGGAGAATCTAGGATGACCAGCTTCTCTATTAACTTGGCCGCTGATATACTTACCGAAGCCATTAGCCCTAAGATAAAAGGGATGATGGTGGATTTATTAAGGAAACAGGGATGGAAAACCGAATGAGACATGGGAACATATGAGAAGAAGGTAAATCAGTTAAAAGATTTGATGGTAAGGAAATACAAATCGGCTTACGACAAGTCAAAAGGAATAGATATAGATATAAGCTCAATAATGTATCTCCCAGTACCAAATGAATTTAATGATATGGATATTGAGAATATGTATGTTATTCTCGATAAGATTAAAGATATTATAGATAACAACAGGGATAAGCTCAAGAATCCGACTTGCGGCACATGCGTACATCTGCATGATAATGAATGGGCGAAAAGATATGGCAAGGTATGTTGTTCTATTTGGCAGGTGTGTGACCATTATATAAACCCTAACAGGAAACATAATAGGAAACAAACAACATACGTAAGGCGTCCAAGCAACAAAGCTTGTCCTAATTATGAGTATGGTGATGATAATTTTGAAAACAGAAGAAGATGTATAAAAGAAAAGAATACCCGATAAAGAGCTATGTGCCGATGCGCACCAACAAGGATAGGACGTGTATCTGCTGTGGCGATACGATCCCAGCCGGCAGCAGCAGGATGATACCTAGACACGCCAAGGCAAATCACGGTCTATGTTTCCCGTGCTTCAGGAAATGGAGAGATACCGGAGGAGATCTTAAGCTTATGAACAACCCAGGAGATGCGAAGAAAGAATATGTCATACATATGTCTAATATCCTGAAAGGGAATTGTGATATAATAAAAGGTCGAAAGCTTTACGTGGCTTTTAAAAAGGCGATAAACGGCGGAAAGAAGATCGTTATCAAATTTGACGCTGATCAACCGATATCTATGTCAACAAGAGTCATGAATCCTTCATTCGGGGAGATTATGGATGAGTACGGCAAGGACATATTCCAAGGTAATCTCAAACTGGTAGATGTCCCAAAAGGAGTTAAAGACTTGATAGTTAGCTATATAGAAAAATATCGTAAATTATGAACTTCAAGACATTTATATTCATGATCCTGACATTCAGGAGAGTAGATCCTATACCTAGGAATATAGGTCTTATGTTAAGTACAACGTTCTGGATATCTATAGTATGGATAATATCCAACTTTACTATATTGATAATGAGATTAATAAAATAGACAAGATGAAACAAGGAGACGTGATATACAAGAATGGTGTGGAGCTGCTTGTGGTATTAAGCTACGACCATAATGAACCATGTAAGGGTTGCTTCTTCTACGAGGATAAGGCGTGCGGATCAGAAAGACTGATAAAATGCTGGGATTGTAAAAAGGAATATATATTCACGGCTATACGTAAATATAATACGACTGAACTGTGCGGAATAGTAAAAAGATATGAGGAGACGTATAAGATAATACTTAAAACAATCAAGAAGATTGAGAAAGAATGTCAAAAATATGTTATCTGGGATACTGTGCATGTGATGTTGAAAGATGATGGAGAGCTTATTATAAAAGCCTTATCCAAGGATAAGTCCGTGCTTTTAAATGATTTCATTATATACATCAACAATAATGGGAGTATAGACGAAGAGGACTATGATTTACTATTAACTAAATAATTGATAGTACAAATGGACAAATCAAACAAAATAGAGAATCTAGCAAACAAGTATGTTGAAAGGCATATAAGAGATAGACATCTAAGCGATGATACGATAAAAGAAAGGTGATTATATACAATTTTACACCAAAGATGAAAAAGATATATTTGTACGATAATCCATACCGGGTGTCACCAACACCCTCTACCGGTTGCTCAAGAGCGAGATCACCGGATTCTTTTACTGAACTAAACGTTTTTGATTTTACTTACCCAACGAATGTTTTAGGGTAAAACCTTATATCAAAGACCTCTTTCGCTCAATCGTCTTGTCCGAAACAAGGGACTATATGATTCGATTGAGTGAGACAAAATTAGAAAAGAAGAATGTGAAATTAAATAACATGTGTATGTTTTACAACATGTATGGTATAAAATAGTATATAATAACCTATGATTATAAAAGATTTTATAGCTATTGTCGATAAATCTACATCAATGAATGAAAATGATGTGATATATGTAATTAACAGCATATCATCAATATTATATGAACCTGTAGAAATCTCTAATACCGATAAAAAAATATTGGAGATAGGGATAGCGCTAGGCCTAAAGGGTGCCATATCATGTATATTTGGTTCATTATTAAAAGATGACTGCAATATAAAAGATGAAATAATTGATATATCTAAACATATAAAAGAAAAATTGATATCAGATAATCATGGATAATAAACAACTTTATAAAATAACGTTGACAAGGGAACAGCTAATGCTGATATCCCAATGCGTGGAAGACATCAGTAGATTCGCCGCTGGCGACATGGACCTACAACATACGACAGATACGTTGATAAATGATATGGATAGAACGGAAACGCTGGGGATAAGAAGCTTTATAGTCAATAACTCACGAGCGATAAGAAGAAGGTTGTTCCCGGATCTCGAAGACTATGAACATATAGGGTATGATGGAGGTAGTAAGGATATGATCAATAGAAAGAGACTTATCGGAAATACCTACCAGATATATAGATCAATACTGCATCAATTGGCTATTGACGAGAACTGGAATAACGTGTATAGCGACATGACGTTACCTTCAGGCGATATGGGGACGATTAAGGTGGAGAGGGTTGACGATGATAAGGATAACGACATTTAACGATACTAAAATATGAGCTTATTTGTATGCGCTAAATGCGGTTGCGTTGATAATACCGCTACGTCTAGTTATTGGATGTTGACAAACGAGTATATGGTGGATAAATTCGACTATGCCAAGGAACTACAGCCGTACAAGGGCATGGGGCTGTGCAGCGAATGCGGGAGGCTGGCTACCAGCCCAGACGGACGTGATGTCGTGGTGCCCGGTAAATGGCACGGGAAGTTCCCGAAGGAGAAAGCTACCGAAGAGCAGTTGAAACATGTAGGATATAAAAATCTAATAAGATGAATAAGATAAGAAAAGGAGAAGTTAAAATATATAAAGGGGAAGAATACATAGCTATCCCTGAGATAGAAGAAGAGAGTTGTACGGGATGTTGTTTTTACGACAAAGGGATTTGTTTAATAAATCATGCTGATGATCCTAATTGCCTTCATAGCGGCATGATCTGGGAACAAAAAGAAAATAGTATGAGCGATATCAAAGAAAAGGCTATCAAATTAGCCATAGATGCCATGAAGCCCATACCGATACACTCATCACCATGCTACAGCTTAAGTGATAACAGATCGCCGGAGGAAAAGCATGAGGAGGAAATGAGGTTTTGTAAGGATCTTAACGACCTTAGATGTGAGATGCTTATTGATATGGCCAAGAAAATAGAAGAGTATTTATTACAAGATATATAACAACCTTAAAAAATCATTATATGGACATTGAACTTTGCAAGAAAGAATTTTTCTTATTAGATGAAGAACTGGAAAGTTTTAAAGATTTTTTGAATGATCCTACAAAAAACATCTATCATTCTATTGATGGAGTAAAAATTGTCAAATCAGAAAATGGGGAACTTTGTGGAGTAGGTAGAATACCTCATCGTCTAAAAATCTTAAAATAAAAAAAATGACGTTATTATGGCTACTAAAAAACAGATATTAGAATCAGATGAATTACTTCAGCAAAAAAGAAAGGCTTATCATCTTTCAGATGAAGGATTCGAGGAATATAAAAAGTTCTTGTCAGATCCCGATCAAAAGAAATTTTGTTTCAAGGGATATTATTATGTAGAGGTAAAGGAGCAGGATGATAAAGAGCTATTAGGAGCAATGGGACGAGTAGTATATGAATAAAGTAAGGTAATTATATATCATTTAAATTTTGAATCATGAAAAAATATAAATTGTTAATAACAGATTTAGATGGGACACTGATTGAAACATTGTCAGGAGATACATTCCCTAAAGGTATATGGGATATGAAAATCAAACTCTACGTATTTGAGGCTATCAAAAATTACGCTCCTGATGATATACTAATCATATCAAATCAGGGAGGTATAGAAAAAGGCTTCGTAGACAAAGAGATGTTTGAATATAAATTCGATTATATATCAAGCGCATTGGAGGATTATACCAATATATCCGTATACAACTTTTATTGCGACAACAATGATAAAGATAACATCAATAGGAAACCAAATACGGGGATGATAGACCAGTATATGGATTATATCAAATTCATAAATGATAATGTAGATGAGGAAAATAAGATCATATACGATACTATCATGATGATCGGGGACGCTTCCGGAAAAGAAGGGCAGTTCTCCGACTCCGATAAGAAGACGGCGGAAAACTTCGGGTGTGAGTATATGGATGTGGATGATTTTGTGTATAAATATAATAACCGATAACGAAAATAAGAAGGATAGGATGATAATCGCCTATCCTTCTATTATTATGTAAATCCATTTTTGGATTACATTAAGTATCAATGATATAACTATATCTTTTTATCTTTAACACTGTTCCTTACCCGAATAAAACCATACTCGTTGATTATATTGTCTATATCATTATCAGATAAATGAAACCATTCTCTTTCCATCCTTTTTATCTCAAATTTGCTATGCAATTCATTTTCTATATCTCTGCCAACAAAAGCTATTATCTTAAAATCTATATTTCCGGTTCTTATCGTATTTTCCCTTTTGTCAATATTATTGGTTTTACCTATCTTAATATAACCATCAATATTACCTGATCCTAAATATGTATATACTACCTTGTTATCTAATATATCAAATGACATATCATATAAATAGACAAAATCTTTATATATCTTAGTTATCAGATGTCCTATGCTCAAATTATTAATATCGTTAAAATATTCAAAAACAGATATTAAATTAAAAAAATCAATTCTTTTAGCATTTAGAAATTTTATAAACATATTTGATACACTATTTGATATATCCATATTTGACTTGACTGGGACAAACACCTCAATATTGTCTACTATACAATTATCATATCCAGTCACCACTCTTATAGAAAATCTATATCCAAAAATGTTATCAATAATAGTTTTGTAAAGAGCGTTTAAATCATCGATAAATTCACGAGGGATATCACATCTAACATCAATATTATCAACTTTATAGATACATATATTATCATATGTTATAAAAATACTATTTATATAGTCTATAACAATATCCCTTTCTGATATATTTTTCAATCTTATGCTATATCTGTATCCGCCAAGAATCCTAAGGTCATTTAAATTAGCTATCTGACATAACATGAAACCTAATACAGGGAAATTATTAAATATTGATATATATTCATGTTTACCAGTATTGTTATTGATATGTTTTATTTTGTTTATGATTAGTTCATAATCATATTCCATTTCGCTATCAGATTGTATATCAAATCCATAATAATCTTTATTCCCTTTAACGAAATCGTCTATATGGCATATATAGGACGATCGAGCTGTCAACTGATTCAATTTATCAGGCATGATAATTTTCAAAGACCCTATTTCGTTGGATTCGGACGTCAAAATTCCGCTACTATCCTTCACAGAATCTTGATAAATGCTTACATTTGCATTCATAGTTGATAATTATTTATTCCCATCCGTCCGGGATGGATAGATGGGAATACAAAAATAGCCAATCAAATTGTCTTAAACAATTGACTGGCTATTTTTTTTGTCATACTATATCAGCTATCTTCCTCTATCAAAATACCAATTAGCGTCCTCTCCGGACTCATCCTTATTCCTGCCTCCTAAGAAGAATCCCATCGTCATGCCGTTGGTCATCAACCAGTAGTCGGATGTCTGCTTAATATCCCTAGCCGTCTTGATATTATACCATTGCTTACCAAACGAGAACTTCATGAGCTGCCTCCATAGCTTGCTTTCACCCTTATACACGCCGGTCTGGACGGTAGCGAACGGGTCCCAGTTCCGAGGATCGGTAAGATCACCTAACTTCCGGGCCGTAACCAGCGGGTCTTGTAACATGTCTATAGCGTTAAGCTCCATGAACGGGGATGTCTGGGAAGCGATCTCGTTGATCGTCCTGAATCCTATATAGGTAATGAACTGCCCGAACCAGCTATCCTCATTATCCTCCCTATATCCCATCAAAGCCCGTCCTATAGCCATCATCGTGGCGAATACCGCCATATTGATAATCGATCTCTTGATATTGATCTGCTCGTAGGGGGTAAGCTTATCATACTCTTCCTTAAGCACGTCATATGCCTCTCCCATCCTGCCCTCCGACATCGAACCATAGACGTTCCCGGCCAATCTCCATAACGTTCTCATATATCCCTCCTCGAACTGGTTGGTCTGGAAATTGAAACCGGCTTTCTTATACGCCCGCTGTACGGCCAATATAAACCATCCACGATGAGGCAGCACCATGTTAAGGATAGCGTTCCGGCTAGCCCCCACCCGGTTCTGCTCGTTCAAGGCGCCGTCGCAGATCTGCACCATACTTCTGACCCTACTAGATAATGTAGGTATGTATCGGTCTATAATATCCTTGTTAGCCTCGTTCTTAGCCACGATCTTTCCGTCCTTGACGTCTACCATGTTCCACATAGAATAATCCCTTAAACGCTCCCAATCACGTTTAGCCTCGTTAGCGGACATATTCCTGTCCTTCATCATCATCTCATTGAAATTGGAGTATGACCAGAACTGACCCTCGTATAGGCGGGTATCATCCATGACCGAGATAATGACCTGCGGATCCAACGGGGAGTTAAGAACCTCCATCATCTTAAACGGCAGGTCCCGGAATAAGGTTCTCCAGATTTTGTTATACGCTGCCGATCGTACACGGTTACGGACATTGAACACGCCTAGAGCCTCTCCAACGACATATAGCTTGTTGGTGCGGTTTATATCCCCGATCTCCGACACGTACGTACTTAACTGCTTCTGGGCTTCCCCATAGGCGTATTTCATGGAGTCCTTGCTTATATACTGCCCTACCATACCCTCCAAAAGGAAGTTGGCCTGCCCGGTAAGGGCGCCGGTAGCCGCGACGAATGGGGAGAAGCCTAAGTTGGATTTGGATACGAATTTGGTAAACATAAGAGCCAGCTTATTAAGATCGACCTTATAATTACCTATATTCCATTCTGCCCGCTTATTATTTATCCTAACATCATAGATACTGGCGTTAACCCAGTCCTGAAACATTCTATAGGCGTGAGTGGCCTCTGGGTTCTTACCGCCGTCGTATTGCGTCTCCAGCATCATGTTCCTATATCCCATGACATCATCCAAGGCCGCCCTCTTATACTTGTAAGAGGTCGCTTGTAAGGACAACATGGAATAAGAGTAGGCGAAGTCATGGGACACGTCATCGGCGTTCTCCAACTTACTAAGATAGTATTTGGGGATCATACGATATTTGTTATCGTTCTCATCAATCCCTCCCAGGTCTTGCCCCTGACCATGTATAGGGTCATCCACCCTCTCGCCAACGATATCACGTACGGCGTTGCCGATGGCCGCCTTCGGGTCAACCCCGGCCTGCACCATCCTCTCCACGCCGCCCTTGGATATCTGTGGTATTTGGTAGATGTTCCGGAATCGCTCATCATAATCCTCCATAGCCTTATGGCTTATGTTAAGAAGCTCCTTCCTCATCTCCCACTTATCCTTATTGATCGTAGCTTCCTCCCCTTCGTTGGTAATACCGTATTTCTTGAAGAAAGCCTCGTTCTTGTACTTATCGAACCTAGGCGTATGATATCCATAACCCAGATCGGGATTATAATTAGGATTACGGAAAGAACTCTCGGCGTCAGCCTCATCAAGCCACTGGTTATTGATCGTCAGATCGATCATATTAATATCAAACCCGAAACGGGATACGCTCTCTTCCTTAGATATACCATTTTCTATGGCATCAAAGAACTCGGATACCTTATACGTACCGTTATTTATCTTCCTGACAAAGCCAGAATACCCCTTGGGAGAGTATCTCCTCATATAAGGATACAGCCGGGTCCTGGCGTACTCGACAAGGATCTTATCAGCCTTACCCATCGCTATGTCGTTAGCTAGCTTATTATTGAAGTCAGGACCGTATTTCCTTCTCAAAAACGATACCTCCACGGTCGTCCATGACGGATTCTTCCTAGATAGCTTAGCGGCCATCCTATCCACCTGACTCCGGGAGCGGGCAGACATATGTCCCTTGGCGAATTTAATCTCATCCATACCCTTGTCGTATACCATGGCATCCCTTAAAGCGTTACGGTAAGAATCCGTGACTCCACTCTCCACCGTATCAGGCATATCCATCTCAATAGCCTCAGCGGAAGCGGCGGCGTTAATAACGCTCTTAGCCTCAGCCAGACGATCATATAACTCGTTTATCTTTCTTAATGAGGCGGATCCACGTAACCTATCGAAATCATATTCCCCGTATCTCGTGCTATCCCGGTACTGGATAAGCAAAGGCCTTAGCTGGTCATTGATCTCGTTTATTGTCGCCATCGCCTCCTCTACCTTCTCTATCCTTGATGATGATACAGATTGCTCCGTGATCTTATCAACAAGATTCTCGTAATAATCACCCTCCTCGGATCCCCACATATCCTTGGAGAAGCCAAGATGACCGCCAGCTAGCAGGAACTCAAACGCAGCCTTGCCGCCCTCGGACCGCTCTATCCCACGAAGTATCTCCTTGAACTCGGCGGAAGCCTTACGACCCTCGTTGGTATTCCCGAACTCCTCGGCCCACGCCTCGTCCCATGCCTTGATCTCCTCGGACATCATCAGAGCCTCGGATCCCTCTTCCTTTGGTGTCCCATCGGAATACCACTCGCTCTTGGCTATAGCCCTATCACGTAAAATATCCAGATAAGATCTCCAAGCTATAGGATCGGATTGAAACGCCTTCCAATCGACCTTCCCGTTCCTCACGAACTTACCCATAGCCACATACCTGCTCCTGCGGATACGGGTCATGAAATCGGACGTGGCTTGCGATACCCTACGACCCAGTCTTTCCTCGACCTTCTTATTAACTTTCTCGATCTTATCGTAATAAGCCTGCACCATAGGTTTCTCTCGGTTCTCATCCAACCACCTATTTATCGCGTCGAGATATCGTTGCTGATCCTCGAACGTCATGTCCGAGATATCGAAATTCTGGATGGTAGGCTTGAATATATGATATACCTCCTTAGTGATAGGCTTATCCCCGTCATATCCTACTATGTCGTCACGGGTCTTCACCTTAAGGCCTCTATCGGATAGAAGAAGGTCGATAAGTTGTTTCTCGGTCTTACCCGTAACATTCTTAAGATCATATATATCGATAATAGCCTTAGCCTGCTCGGTCCTGTATAGAAAATCGTATTTGGCGAAATCACGGGACGAGTCAAGGTAATCCGAGTTCTTCCCATTTATCTTCTGTATAAGATCCTCATTATCCTTTATCCCCCATCCACGCTCTTTCATCATCCTAGTCATCTTATTGATATTAGATATACCTTCGATATGGGCTTCATTATGGGCCTTGGCTAGACGTTGGCCTAACATACCTAAAATAGCGTTACCACTATGCTCCAGCGTACCAAAGAACCGGGACATGACATTGATATCCTTATGGATGTTATTTATCAACTTCTTTATCCCATTCCAATATCTTTCCGGGATATTAAACATCCTGAGCTGTCCATCCAGCCAGTCCTCATTACGATCACTTCGAAGAGCATTTATATCAGACATGGATGTCTCAGCCATACGTAATATATCATCCATATCCTCTACCATGCCAACCTTATTGCTGCCATAATAATCAGCCGCCTGATTATTGACGAATCCACGAAGGTTCCTGATCAGAGGAACTATCTCCCCATATACGTTATCGATAACCTGTATCGTCTCATAATCCAATCCTTTTCCGCTCTTACGTAGGCTACTGGCGACAGTGACCAAATACTCCACCTCAGCCTTGGCGGTCGCTATGACGCTCTTGGTGGATAATAGGTTGTTATTCTTATTTAGCTCACCCCCGACTTGTCTTACCTTCTCGCCTATATCACGTAGAAGGGAGATGCTTTCCCCGATCCTCTGGCTCTGGCTTGACCTCATCCTCTGTAACCTAGTGTATAGCCTCTCCAATGACCTCCCGTTCTTGATCAGCTTATTAGCCACATCAACATCCGATAATGAGTACATAAGATGGTCGCTATCCTTTAACAGAAGCACGTCAAATGCGCTTGGATCATCAGCTAACGCCGACTCCTTTATCCTATCAAGAACCTTATTCAAGTCTGATCTTTGGGTAGAGAAGAAATTCCTTATAGCCCGGATTATCCTGCCAAACAAGGAGAGCTGGGCGTCCTCGGACGAGGCCAGATCCTCCACCGCCTGTTCCATGCCCGGTACGAACCGCTGGGCCAACGTCTTACCTAGGATCTCCCGCTTCACCATCCGATCCAGTTCCTCCCCTTGGTACTCCTTCCCATACACCTCATAGTAACGACCGGCGAATTGATTCCATAATGGCGTGCCGACAACAGAGTCCAGAACCTCGTCAATCTCCTGCTGGTTACGATAAGTATCGATCAAGAAATGAGCCACCTCCTCATTAAGATCCTCTACCGTAGCTCCCTCAGCCAAAGCGATAACCCCATTGGCCATATCGGACAATGCCCTAGCCGAAGGCTCGACACCATTACGCATCTTATACTTATCCATATACTCAGACATACCCATCACACGGATACCTAACGTGGATAAGATATTGGTGATATCAGTCCTATTCTGGAGATCCTCCGCCTTCTCATTCTCGATAACCCCACGGACATTACTTCCGTACAAAGCGTTATCCTCCATCATCAACGACAAGGCTAGCTCCATGAACCCATCATACTTATTATTAAGCTCCTCAAACTTACCTTGCCTTAACATGCCCTTGATCTCCGATCTGCTTACCGTAACCTTCTCCCCCGATGTCGTGATAAGATCAAGATCGTTATTTACCTCCGTATCAAAACCGATGGAGCCTAATACGTTCATCTCAGAGGACATACTACCAAATCTATTCCTTAGCCTAGACAAGGCATCCATAGCGTTATAGATCTTAAGACCATCGGAGTTGCCGGCCCCTGTAAGATAATACCTATCCCCTAGCCTTATACGATCCCCGCTCAACAGACCTTTCTTGATAAGGTAATTGACAAACCCTCCGCGGGTACTTATATTAGAATCTGAGCTGATGCCAAGGACCGGGATGAACGAATCACTGTTGTTAAGGGTTATGGAGGACGAGCCAAAGGAGATGTCAGCCGTACCGGACGGGACGTCGCTCTCCTCGACACTGCCGGCCAAGAACCCGGCCTCGATCCGCCCGCCGGACGAGCCTTTTATGGCGTTGGCGTAAGAGTCGTGTATCTTGCCGTCATCCGATCTAAAGAACAGGCGAGGCTCACCGGAATCATATACCAATCTTGAAGATGGAGGAGTATAATTCTCAATATCATTTAAAGGCAAGACATTGCCGGAGAATATAATCTCACCATCTATATTTCCACCCTTCACCCTAATATTAGGTCGTTGCCCGGTAAAAGCGCTTTCCACCGCCTTCCATAACATACGGGCTGTCTCCTTAATATCTATATTCTCCCTGATAGCCCTTATATCATCCCATGACGCCTCTTTCAGTATCGTATCGCCAATATTATCCTCGTTTATGGAATCCAGATCCACCTCCTGTACCGTGGACGTATCTACCACAGCCATATCATTGACATCACCTACCTCTCCGGAGGTAAGATAAGCCACGACATTGTCGCTATTCCCAAGGCTTCTGGCCAACGCCGGGGCATCCATATCGCTTATGGCGGACAAGACCTTGGCTGACATAAGTTGCCCCCACTCGCTGGCGCTAAGTCTGGCGCTTATGGATCTGGCGGCCTCCTTATTTCTTGGCACGGATCTCGTCCAGTCTCCGAACTTAGACCTGAACTTATCGTTATAAATAGTCATATAAGCCTCAGCGGCCTTATTAAGGTCACTTACGGTAGCTATACCCGCTATCTTATCGAACAAGGTAGATACCTCTCCGGAAGGAGTCAAGACACGGGTTATCTTACCCTCCTTATTCCTTTTAATTACGCAACTCGACATAACTTCATGTTTTTGACAAAGATAAACAAAAAGCCCCCACAAATAAGCGGAGGCTGATATTCTTGTATTCCTTATATAATTTATAGCTTAATCCGTATTCTTGCTATTAATGAACTCACTAACGCAATCACCAGCAAAGCCGGCTATATACGCCGCATGTTCATCCTCTCCGACCTTAAATCCAAGCGACATATTACAGAACTGGCACACGCTCATGGCTATATGGAACGACTCATGACATATATTTCTCATCATTATATCATTGTCACTAGAAAAGTTCCAAAGTATAGCGAATTGATCGTCATTATCCCTATCCCTTACTAAATTTACGAAAGACGCCTCCTTATCCATATCATCTTCATCTCCCCATTTCCCCTCATGTTCAGGTTCCATATTCTCGAAACGATCACACAACGTCTTATAATCTAATCCAACCGTGATAATCAAATCCAACGGATATATCACGAAATCAAATTTCTGCTCCCTCATAACTTTCTCAATTTCTCTATTACCTCAAAACACATCTTACGATCTTTAACAAAGCCACTGCTTTTAAACAGAGGATCAATACTTCTTTTGGTCATCTATATATTTTTTAATAACTGATTCTGATATATGTCCTATTGTTTCCACATAAAATGATCTTGTCCAAAGCGAAGGTAGCCTTTTTCTTATCGTTTCAAATTCACTTCTTAAAATAAACGATGTGTACCCTTTTAATTGTGAGACAATGTGAGATATAGAATCTGAAGGTGTCGCCTTTATGAATATATGGATATGATCAGGCATTATTTCCATATTTTCAATAACCCACCCATTCTCTGTAGATTTAAATAAAAGAAGTTCTCTTAGTCTGGATTCTATCCCCAAGATCCTCCATCTGAGAAAAAAGCGACTCCGTTGTAAAGGCTCGCTCCATAACCAGACCGAGTAACTCCCTGCCAGCGTCCATTTGAACCGTCAATATATCCAAAGTCACAATAATGAAAGTTACTAGAAAATATATCAATGACTTTAGGAATCATATCGCCATGCTCCCCCCCATACTACTTTATATATACCTCCACTTTCTTTATACATTCCTGAATACACTACACGATAATCAACAGTAGGAGGTTTATATGGGTTAAACCCATCATATATATATACATCTTCACCATAAAATCCTATTCCTCCCATAAACTCACTCTTCCCTCCATAAAAATCTTCTATGCCCAAGAAACTGATTTGGGTGGAAGTTTTTCCGTCATTATTCCCTAGCGAGGATGCGGTACCAATAATTCTATCAAACGAGTCTTCTCCAGTCCCAAAACGATCCATCCCTTGAGGGTTTCTATCAGCGTATTTTGCGTAGAATAAATGAGCTATCTTGCAATGTGTCTCATAATCAATAATATCAAATCCTGCACCTAACGCCGTAGCGTAATCATGAAATAAACGTGGTTCTAAATTTCCCGTAGAATATTCATCTCCTGTTTTGCGACTCCACAATTTACTATTGACAACAACCGCCTCTGTTACGCCTACCAAACATCTCCTGAATAGCCCCTTATTTCCCCATTTGGTGATATTGTCATCGACATCGTTATGGGTTAATGTAATATAATTGATAATATCATAATTATTATCATGTTTGAATCCAGTATAGCTATACCTATAACTAGGTATATCTGTCATCCACTGACCCATGGTACCGTCAAGCTTGGCTTGGGTCTTACCGTCATGGAACAATTCCGAATTATTTTCATCCAGATAGCATATGGCGACCCCAGCGTCCGTTTTCTTAACCAGGCACCTTCGTCCCTTAATTCATGAGCTATCGCCACAAGAATCTATAACAGAAATCTGTTTTTTGTCATCTATCCTAAATCTAGCCACTCCACGCATACCGGTATCAAAGCATTGGCACGGCGCATCACCTTTCAACACCCCATACACCCGGTTGTCGCTGGTTAACCACCGTTTCCCGTCGCTCGTGATATAAGCTTGCCTACATCCCTCCTGATTCACCGTAAGCGTCTTCTTAACGCCTTTGGGGGTTGTTATCTCCAACTCAAGGGTACGGTCAAGGCCTTTGTTTATCACCGAGCCAAAGGAAACGGGGGCGTTACCGGTCCCGGATCCCGGGCTGACGGTCAGAGGCTGGTCCGTTACCTCGCCTACCCCGTCCTTCCAATTAACATTCAAATCACTCATAATTATATCCTTTAGTTATCTTCTACTCACAAAGATAATAAAACAAGAGAACCCCAACCGGCTTAAGTCGATCGGGGTCTGAGTAAGCGAAAAGAAACTGATTATCGTCCCATCATTCTCAATACGGTTCTAGCCGCAGCTTGCGCCCATGTCCAGCTGTCATTAGATGTTACGTTAACCGTCTGTTGAGTACCATTTGCATCCAAGTTAATAGTCTCCTTGTCAAGCTCGATAGTAGAGTCTCCAGCGGCTTGCGTTACCGTCACGTTGGCTGTCTGGCCACCAGCGGCGGTTACTTTCAATGTAGCTGTCAGTTCCTCGATCGTGACGTTGGCCGGTACGTTCGAGATCGTGATGCTCCAAACGAACTCGCCAGCGGCTCCGGGATCGTCGGCGATAACCGCTCCGTTAGCCGTAGTCTTTCCAGCCGCCGTGTAGTTAGCAGGGAGTTGTAACGTAAGCCCGTTCTCCTCAGCCGGCGTGACCGCGAACGTAAGCTTAGTACTGTTAGACTTACCGGTGATGGTAACATTACCACCTGTCTTTTGTACGGAAGCGTTAGGGCTGTCTGATCTTACCACCTCAGCAGCCGCTGCCTGATTAACTACCAACGCCTTCTTAGCCCCGCCGTTCGTGGTGACCGTAAGATTGATAGTGCGTTGAAGACGACCGGTGTGTTTATCACCGGAGAAATTAACCGCCTGATCTCCTGATCCTGATACAGGGTCTACGGTTACGAAACCGAATTTTTGTGATGCCATACTTAAATATATTTATAAATGTCCTTTTATTATGCCAAAAATAACTTATATAATGTTAGCCATAAAATATGGGGGGGGGGTAAATCGCACTACGGCTACACCCGCTCCACGTACAGACCTATTAAATCCTGTAGATTATGGCTGAGAGGAGTTCCGCTATCCCTAGTACACTTATACACATCAGCGTTCTGGATGTAATATTTATCCTTGAATATCTCCATTGGAGGGAAATACGGGATAGGATCCCCTATGGTCCCGGCATGCTCCTTATCAATGACCTTGTATAAGGAAGCCGTATTTAGTCCGGGTTCCCATTCCTCCGACAGCGTATGTTGTTGGATAACCTCATAAAGGATATCCGTATCCTCCTTAACCACCCTAAGACAAAATCCGGTATCCACGGATAGCCCGAACTCCGCCCCTTCTTGTCCCCATATGGGGAATAGGGCCTTAACATCCAATTTATCGTTAGAGGATAAAGATAAGTCTTTATTATTAACCACCATTCTAGAAAATTTTACAGCCACCTTCTGAGGATCAGAGGCGTCCTTCTCCTTCGCCTGTTGCTGGATGTACGCCGTGGTAACACTTACCTTATCAGGATAGCCGGACTGAGCGTCAATAGCCCTCACCTGCTCTACGGTAGTGGCTAAGCTTACTTCCCTCTGTTTGGCTCCTAACGCCGACATCAGGTCATTATCATACTTATCCATCATCCCGATCAAGATCTTGCCTTCCGTCATATCAAACTTCAGACCCATGATCGTTATCTTACCAGCTATAGCCCCATCAGCCAAAGCGTTACGCCTATCATATTCAGGGATATAGATATTTTGGTCATCCAAGAAAAACTCATGAAGATTATTATTCTCATAAGTCCTGATCTCCTCATATTTAGCCGATTTCTCCTCATTAAGAAGCCTTGAGTCATCCAATTTAGCCTCGATAATTTCCTTAACCGTAGCTTTAGGATTGGCCTCCTTGAACGCCAGTTGCTCCTCCCCAAGTTCTATCCATGGGGCGGGATTCCCGTTAATGTAATCATCATAACTATAGCCCTTAGCGTAATTATCATCAAGCGGATCGTCCTGAACTAATTGATTGGGATATATTTCCCTATTTATATATACGTAGCTCATGTCTTATATCATTAATCTTGTTCTTTAACGGCGATGCTATACTTACCTGAAGCGTAACACCAGATATTTATCTCGAAAGGCTTGTTAGCCGTAGTGGTTATAGAAGTTCCGCTCATGCTGACATAATCCCCGGAATTAGGTATCGCTTGGGTGAAAGCCGCTGAGGGGACACACCTGATCATCAGCTCCTCCCCTACCTGCATCCCTGACTGCACGGATAGGGTGGTAGCGGCTGATAACGTAGCCGTGATACTTCTCTTGCTAATAGGCAGGTTAGCTAATGTCGTGACCGTATTAACCCCTATAAGCCTGTTCATGGTTTTCTTATCAGCAGCCGCCATCAATCCATTAGTGGATTCGTTGGCCACGGCATATGTCGTGTTAGGAGGGGTAGCCCATGTACCATCTCCACGCATAAAATTAGAAGTGCTACCATTAAGCTGTCTCAATAAGCCGTTGGCGGAAGTGGAGGCCAACCCGTACGTGGTATTGGTAGGCACGACCCATGTTCCATCGCCACGAAGAAAAGACGTCTGTTTCCCCGCTGCGGGAGCCGGGACCAATCCCGCAGCACCAGCCGCTGAAGCCGTAGCTGCCTTCATATTGGCGTAAGTGGTATTAGTGTCTTTATAATAAGGGACACCACTGACAATAGGACAGGCGGTATAGCCAGAAGCGCTGGTTACCGTACTCCCGTTCTTTACCAGACCTGTAGACCCGTTAGCTCCTACAACACCATACGTCGTATTAGTGTCTGTCCAAGGCACATTGACATACATCTTTCCGCTACCGTCCAGTTCTACCGGATAATTCTTGCCATTCTCCGCATATCCAATCATTACCAGCCCAAGGGTCGATGTATTGGCCTTGGCGTATGTGGTATTAGTAGGGACAACCCACGTGCCATCACCACGTAAAAAAGAGGCTTGTTTACCCGCGGCTGGAGCGGGAACTAATCCGGATGTTCCTGCCGCCGATGACGTAGCTCCACCCATGTTATTATATGTAGTGTTTGGAGGTGTCTGCCACGTTCCATCGCCACGAAGATACTTACCTTGCGCTCCAGCGGCAGGAGCAGGGACCAAACCAGCCTTTCCCGCAGCAGAGGAGGTTGCCGCCCCCATATTGGAATATGTGGTGTTGGTGTCCGTCCACGGAACATTCACATACATCTTACCATTTCCGTCAAGAGCTACCGGATAATTCTTCCCATTAGCTGAGTACCCGATCTTAACAAGACCCAGATTATCGCTCGTGGCCTGTGAGTATGTAGTGTTATTGTCAGTCCAAGGGACATTGACGTACATCTTGCCATTAGCCAAGAGCACAGCGTAATTCTTTCCATTAGAAGCATAGCCGATCTTAACCAATCCTAAGGTGTCGGCCGTGGCTTCATTATACGTGGTGTTATTATCTGTCCATGGAACGTTAACGTAAGCGTTGCCGGACGAATCCAGTTGCACCTTATAGTTCTTCCCGGAAGTCGTATATCCTACCTTAATACCGCCAAGAACGGTAGCGGAGGACGTGGGAGGGGCGAAGGTACTTGGTTTGCCCGTAACCCCGGACCAAGGCACGGAGGAAGCCTGACTGGCCGTGTAAGGCTCATACCCATCCTCACTGCTTAATTTAGACTCGTCTTTTATCAGATACATCTTACCTGTAGACGTGACCTTTACCGTATCACCACTTTGAGCCGTAGCGGTGGTAAGGGCGAATCTAGCCGTATCATCAGCTACCACGACCAATCTCTCCAAAGCCGCCTTAGGTAACCTATCTATGCTGATGGTTCCGGACGCGATCTTAGAGGCATCAAAATTGGCCAATGTCGTGGAGATAGTTACGTTGCCTCCGAAGTCCGATGAGACACTACCGGTAACAGCCCCGGACAGCGCTATGGTCCTAGCCGCCTGTAATTTCGTGGCGGTAGGGGCATTATCCGTCTTAAGAGCATATTTGGTAAGATCAATATCATTAGCCTTATCCAAAAGCTGCTCTATCTGCTTACCATTGTATTTACCTTGAAAATCTTCCATATCAAACTTATTTTTTGCTCAAATATAGTTATATACATAAATACCAAGAAATCGAGGGGGGGAGGAGATACGGGTAAGTGTCAGAAACTGCTGTCCCCGTGCAGGAATCCGCTACGGAATATAATAGCCTTGTCTTTAAGTTTCTGGACAGACTCCCATTCCCATTCACCCTCACAAGGCCTTATGACATACTTATTGCCACATGTCTTGAACTTCCTCTCTATAACGAACATCTCCGAGTCTTTCAAGACATGGAAGATACTTCCTACAGGGAAATACTTATCCGTCCTCAATATAACACGATGATGTTTCTCGTCATATTCAGGATCACCCACGATACGTGCTTTATAAAACTGGAAATCGTTTAACGTTTGATCCACGGGATCTATCCAATAATACCCCTTACCCATTGCTATTCATGTTTATTTATCTATATTTGCGGTGTAGTAACTCATAAGGTTTTAAGTGATTTTCAACCAAAGGGGAAGGGTGTCCGTGAGGATGCCTTTTTTCATTCCCGCCCTCCCTACCTCTGAACAAAAGATCTACCTCGAACAAATGTAGCTATAATAAAGTTACGGGCAAAAAGAAACCCCATCGGTATTCTATCGCCGACAGGGTTCTTCCAACGTTGTATCAAATCATATCATCTCACTCCATTTGATTGTGTCACCGACGAAGCACCGCACCGCCAGATACCTTACGAACGCCGTACCTTCCGGGGCGTCAGGGTCTTCCAGATAAGCCAAGACAGCCTTGACTATTTTCTGGTCGCAGTCCAATACCTTAGGAAAGTAATCGCTATAGAACATAGCGAACAGATATTGGATATCTCCCCAAGTGGCGTTATCAGGTTTCTTGGCCCCGCATTTATCGAACATCTGCTTAGCGTCCTCCATCGTCCATCTTCTCTTGGACCCATCGGCGTTAAGCATCTTGTCAGCGGCTTCCCTAGCCAGCTCCTTGGAAAAGTGATATCCATGAGTGTCTATATACCGCTTATAATCCGGGTCATCGGCGTCTGCTCCTCAGTAGTAACGACTCCTGCGTCCCCTGCGCATATACGGCTCGGTACCATCAAACTCGTCACGAATGCCACGTTCACCGAACCATCCCCTGCGATACATCTCATCCTCACGTTCATGGAGTCTCTCACGTTTCTCAAGCTCACGCTCATCACGTTCCAGCTCCCTCTCGCGTCTTTCAAGATCACGCTCACGGCGTTCTAGCTCATCCATCCTACCGTCATGCTCCTTGCCATAATGGTCATATATTCCACCACCATAACCCATGTAAGTCCCATCCGAACGTCTGCTACGTCCACGGCCGCCTCTACGATCGTAGATCTCGTCATTGTAGTCCTCATCGTGACTGCCGCCTAAATCTATAACTCTCATCTTAACCTAATTTTTTAATTAACAACTCTTTTAGCTCATCGAAAGAGGATCCCATCCTATCGACTTTCTCCTCAAGATTCTTGATCTTCCGGTCTTGATCCTTAGTCTGCTTAAAAGCCGGATTGATTTCCTCAAGGATCGAATCACAAGCCTCTAGCGTCCTCCTATGCTTATCGATACTATCGAGAATATCGGAGCTGGTTCTCTTAGCGGCGTTAAGCTGGTTCATGATCGGATCGACCGAGCAGGCCAGAGTTATGTTATTGGACATAGCGACATCCCTACCCTCCGGGACAACGTAGGTCATGGAGGATCCGTTTATCTCCACGGTAAGGTCTATCACCCTATCCTGTAGTTGCTGATATTGCCCCATCTGACCCATCTGGGGTTGCTGGAACCTAGGCTCGGACACGTTAACCACATTCCCCATCCTGAACACCGGAACATCGGACGTATCCAGCGTATATACTTGAAATCCTTTCTTTAAGTCTCTAAACATATCTCGATTTTTAAGCGGGAGGGGAATGCCCTCCCATTAGACATCCAATCTAACCTATTACTCGTCAACATCCGTTTCCGAAGCTGACGCAGCGGTTGTAGGCACACAGCAATCCATGAGCCTCAATACACCCCTTACCTTGTTGAAATAAACAAGGCGTTCGGTGTTGTTAACCATAGCCGCTCCGGTCACAGCCACGTTAATCGGGTTCACTACAGCCACACCAGTTACCGGGCAGCATGTGTCATCGCCTACCGTGGATACAGTACTGTTCGCCGGGACAGCTATCTGCACTGGCAACGCCTCGCCTGTCGTTGGAACCACCTGCCGGATTTTCAACAGCAGAAGACCCTCGCATGGCAAGGACAGCCATACCCTTGGGTTGATACCGAAGATGGTGTTGGTAGTAGTCACTACCACGTTCTTCGTGACCAACTCATAAAGAGACCCTATTTTAGAAACACAAGCCATTTTTAAATATTTTTTACTGTGTTTATAATTGTAAATAACTACATTCGCGTCTGGGATAGGCAGAGGTCGCGTCTTTGCTGATAAGGGTTTCTCTAAGTTCTCCCTTCCCATTCTCTTTAAAAACTTAGTCCACATTTTAAAAATTAGAGAAAATGACGAACGAAGAATTTATTAAGAACATCTCCTTTGAGGGAGAGGAATGGAGAGACGTAGTCGGATTTGAGGGACTTTATATGGTGTCTTCCTTTGGGAGAGTTATTTCTCTTGGAAGAAAAATAGTCAACAACATTGGCGTTAGAATTACAGATCCATTTCTTAAAAAGAACAACAACATAACTAACTCTGGCTATATTCAAATTCGATTATGGAAAAATAATAAATGCAATCATCTATATGCACACAGATTAGTAGCGACAGCTTTCATCCCAAACCCCAATAATTACCCATGTATAGATCATATAGACACGATTAAAACAAATAATCATTACCTTAATCTAAGATGGTGCACTAATTCTATGAATCACCTCAACCCTATTACAAGAAAAAGAAATTCTTTATCAAAAATAGGCGCTAGAGGGATAATAGAAAATAAAAGCAAACCAGTTGTTAGGATAGATCCCCAAAACCCAAATTGTATAAAAATATATGAATCTCCAATGTTTGCCAAGAAATCAGAGGGATATAACCAAGGTCATATATCTGCTGTTTGTCTTGGCAAAAGGAATCATCATAAAGGATACGTCTGGGTTTATTTATCCGATTACAAACCACATACCAGTATTTCAAAGATCGAATTATCTTATAATAAAAATATTACAGACGATTTTTTGGAATCAATAATGCAACATCCTTTATTAAAAGATCTTCTGCCTAATGATGCTAATCTTTAAACCGCTGCATTATTATTGCATCCACAGCCATTATTGCAGCATCCATTGTTGCACCCACATCCGCAATTACCTCCATAAAATACCTGACCCCATCCATAAGTCTGATAAGGAGAGCATGAAGGATAAGCCGGCACGGGAGTAGGTCTCAACTGGCTGATTAAGTTCTGAGTCTGCTGCTGAGTCAATGCAGAAGCTTGATAAGCTGACCTTTCATCACGCAATTGATTGATCATATTCTGCATTTCTCTTTTCTCAAGATCACAGAAAGCGTTCTGAATTTGCTGAGATTGAGCGTCAATCTTCGCACTCAAGATGTTGAACTGCGTAGTAGCCTGCTCGCGATTGTTCGCCAATCCTTGATTAATAGTGTTTTGTAACGTGTTAGTCTGATTCAATGTCTCAAGACGATTCTCATAACCTTGATTGTTGATCATCTGCTGAGTCTGGCAAGTGCTTTGGTTGATCAAAGAACTCAAATTGCAGCAGCAAGAGCTGATTTGGTTACCGATCTCACATCCTTGTTGCTGTACGGCGTTAATAACAGCCTGAGAAGTCATACCTACCTGACCAGCTACCTTATCGATAGCGCCTTGCACGTTACAGATAGCGCTTTGCAATTGAGTAGTAGTACAGTTCAAGGCGTTAGCGATCTGCTCGATAGCGCTTCTGTTACCTTGGATAGCCTGCATCAGAAGCTCACGACCATAGTCGTTATTCAATTGAGCGGGAAGACCATTAGCGCAGTTCTCACCACCGTTACCAAAACCATTGCCAAAGCCACGGCCGCCCCATAACCAGAACAGGACGATGATCCACAACCACCAACCGTTAGCCCCTCCGAACTGGTCTTGGTTGTTACGACCGTTCATCAACGCAGCGACTAAATTCGGGTCCATCTTATTACCACCCAAAAGGCTGGTAAACATACCCGGAATCATAGATAATAAACCATTAGCGGCGCTACCGCTCCCGGAACCCATGCCGTCTAACAGCACGATTTTGTCTCCACTTGTACCCATGTCTATTTATTTTTGAATTAATAATAACCCCACCTGATAGTGGGCGTTACAAAGTTCAAAAATTAACAGGCCTAAGATCGTGATATGTGTCATCATCAAAGTACGTCATGTCTTGTAAATGGGATTAATAAGAACCGATACAAGACAAAAAAATCCGGAGCGTATCACTACGACCCGGATTCATCGCAAATCTATAAAATCCAATGTTTCAATGCTCGAAAGAAAACGTCTCACGACGTCAAAGAGAGATTAACTACACGAAAAATCTCGCATCAACTTATTTGTATTAGCAGTGTATTCATTAACTATCTTACTGGATGAGGGATTATCCTCTATCCTTGACAGGCGGTTATCGTCACTCCTTACCGTAACGTCACCCATCCTTCGTACCATGTTTTCTTGATATGATGATGGATCGGAGTACATAAGATCATCAACGAACCTGTATATCGCACCATCAACCGTCTCACCTATCTTCTCATATAAGCCGGATTGGAATGACACGAAATCATCATACCTTCCACGAGCCAAGAACGAACCGTCCGGCCTCGCCTCGACACCGCCGTTGACCTCCCGGAGCAGACCCGGATTCCTTTGGTACAGATACCTATAAAACCCGGCATCCATCATCCTATCCTGTCTATCCAGATAGAAAAGGTTTCTCATGCTGCTGTCGCTGGACTCGATAGCCACGTCAAACAGAAGATCCCTTACCTGACCTTCCGGCAACGACATCTCCATGTTTTTTAACGTACCTCTGTCATGGAGGTTCAAAGATACGTTATAAAATCCATTAAAATCAAGGAAACGCAAGACATTATTATATAAATCCGATTTTTTTAACCTTTCCTTGATCTGGATCTTCCTCAACGATGTACAGGATTTGATAAAATCACGATCCTTTCCCTGCCTAGCCTCGTATCTCCTGAACTCCCGATCAATATCGACATCATCCATCTTAGGGGTTACGGGATGCTGGTATATCAATCTGGTAAGGATCATGTTCTCAGTATTCGAGGATGAGATGTTGGACATAACTAGCTTCTTTATGTTATCCTTGATCATGTCAATATCGGAACGGGAAGCCCCGGCGGGAACCACGCCAGCCGGCAAGTACGAGGGCCGCTCTATCCCGATATCGGCCAACATCTCATAGGCCTGATCGGTGTCGGTTATCGGGGCTGTGTTATGGTACGTATTCCTACCCATATACAACATGCTCCTATCATACATATCGGAAGGGGATGTATTCCCGGACCTTACATACACCATCCTATCACTGGTAGAATAAGTATCCTGAACCTCGTATATCGGGTTCCCTTTTCCTGTTATCCTGTCAAGATCGGAGATAAAGCTATCGTATACCGAATTGCCGGCCTGTATGGAAGATAACATGACATCCAGCGACGCCATAAGATCACGGATATCCTCCGGTCTGGATATAACCATCTCATCGCTAATCGCCTCGCTTATATCAACGCCCATGTCGGCAAGATCCATGGCTATGTCATATAGACGTCCAGTAACGTCCTTGATGTCCTTAAAATCGTCCATATCGATTATCTCCCCAACCTTATCCCTTAGACCTTTCATGTCCTTAGGCATACTGATATACGGTATGGTGCTATTGGAATATGAGTCGGTAATCGTATTCCCATCCTGATCCCTGACCTCCATACGGGTCATATTACGATATGTGTCATACATCCGATCGGCGTAATCCTGATCCTCCTGATACCGAAGCGCCAAGGAAGGGTAGGGGATGGAGGCGAAAGCCTGATCGAACTCCCGGCGGTCGCTGATACCGCCTACCGCCCTCATGATCGTATCCCTTACCTCCATTGGATTCAAGACTCTTCTCTTTCCCAATGAATCATACACATCCTCATATATCATATAATCATCACCAAGGCCTGATTCGGAGGACAAGAAATATGTATCCTTCTCATTGAGATCCCCCTCAGACATAAAATCGACAATCCTCCTCATCATATCCCTTACCCGCTCATACGCCGATCGGTTGGTCATGATATTATCAATCTCATCGGCGTCATACATCCCGGATCGCTCAAGATTGTACCTATTGAGAAATATATCACCACCGGAGAGGAAATTGGATATGATCATATCATTAAGATCATTGATATTATCAACGCCCAAGGAAGTAAGGGTGTTATTGATATCCTTAACCTCATCGGCCATGAAATTACCGACGAAATAGTTCTTCCGCTTGATAAAGGACATGACATCATCATACCTAGGTTCCCCGTTACTATCTAGGTCATATTCCGATGGCATGGACATCCAATCGCCAAAGAAAGACACGAAGTCGGGAGAGTAGGCCGTACCCCAGACCGATAAGGCCTGCTTCTGGTCGCCCAGCACCTCCATAGCCCTTTGGTATAACCCGGATGGTTGGTCGTTCGGGGCAAGGACATTATCTATCCCACCCTCCTTATTTTTTATAACATAACAAGATCTTCCCATTGCTAAAACGTTTTGTTACAAAGATAAACAAAATCCCGCCTACTCTCACGAGCGGACGGGGTACTAAATAACAACATAATAACAAACCTTATGTTTACTCTGAAAAAGTACAAATCATGTTGCCGATCCTCACGAACAGGCAAAACTCAATCCTAAATTATAAAAATGGAATTTATCGTTTAGCGAAAATATCTTTATCTGATCTACCGAGAACCCTACCTTTCAACTCCAAGAACCTAGGCATCCATTCCTTGGATATCTTAGACACGATCCACTGGAATCCCTTAGGAGTCACATAAACAGTGTTAGTTCCATAAAACTCATCGTCATCACGATATCTGTAACGAGCATAACCACGATCTATCATCCTTTGGGATAACAACCATCTTTTACCGGTTTTAGCGAAGAACTTATTATCCTCAAGCAATATCCGGAGATTCTTCTCCGCTATATCATAACCATGAGCCTCCAACTTCTCCCGAACCTCTCTGATCAACATATCTGTCTCTTGGGCTATTTCGGCTGTCTTAGCGAACTCAACCATAGGAGCTTGTTCTTTAATGATATTATCAGATATCCTTTTGGCTTCCTCTGCCGCTTTCTTCGCCTCAGCTAACGCACGCTTCTCCTTTTCCGATTTAAGCAAAGCCTCTAATGCCTCTATATAATCAGATGGAAGTTCATTCTTTGATGGCATATTGTTAGATGGCATAGAATAAGAACCTGTTTTTCTAATAGAAGGAAGAACCTCCAATGTTACCCATCTTTTAAATTTCTTGGCGAACTCCTTCTTAGATGACATAATTAAAGTATACATACCAGACTCATTAATAATCTTTATCTGGCTAACATATTGATTGTGAATAGGGGTGGAATCGTAGGCCTCCCTATCTTCTGACAATCTCAGCATTTTACAATCCTCGTCATCTACCAACCTTCTTACAGCATCCCTAGGATCTGCATACCCTAAACATTTAGCTACATCATTACCGACAAACCATGGTTCATGTTTCTCATCCAACAATACTCTCACATCCCCAAAATCAGGATTCTCAAACAATTTTAAATTATCATCCATAATATAAAACAACGAGAGCCACCAGCGTCCGTTACTCCACTGATAGCTCTCATTTATCGCCTACGCCTAAGCGATATTAATATCTTCTTCTGGTCTAGCAACGGATAGACACCGCAAATATAGACACTTATTTTAAAACAACAAACAAATAGGAGATATTTTTACAAAAAACGTAATCAATCGTATTCCTCTGTCATATATAAAGCGTAATCATACCTATCCTCCATCATCATCACCACCTTCTTGATATCAGATAAAGTTAATTTCTTTATCTCCATATTCCTACTATCCATTCTGACAAAAGAGTCCTTGAACTCCTGATCGGTTATGGCATCCAACCTAAATAGATTGTATTTTATAAGTAACTGGGTTACGTCAAATATCAAGATATTAAGATCAATATCACCCTTCAACTCATTAAGAAGATCACGCATCATGGTTTTGATAGCATCAGTATCAAGCTCCAGCTTCTCGGCCTCTCTCATCAACCTCTTAATGATGCCATTGTACTCGATTATGATATTAGCATTATCATCATCGGTAGGCAGAAGAATATCCATCGTACATTCTATACCTACCTTATCACTAAGTCTTTTATTGAACTCCGTCATATAATCGAAAGCCTGATCCCTGCTTAAAGCGTATGCATGATCAAGCAACTGCTTTTGTCTGTCATTGACAAAATAATGACTGGTGTATAACATCATCAAGACCTTAACTCGCTGAATGCGCAGGTCTTGCATAATTTTCCGGTGTAAAAAAGAATCTAATTGCATAATATAAAGAGTCCCCACCGGGGCCATCACACACCCGACAGGGACTAACTTTTAAATATCTTACTCGTCAGGTGATGGACTGACACCGCAAAGATAAGTCAAGATATTTAATTTAGCAAGGATCGTCCGCCTCTTTTTCTCCGGATACGACATTTCCGTCGGAAACCAAAGACTTGTCCTCGGCAGCCTTCGTAGGCGAGACGGATCCCGATTGGAGACCAGACGGGTTGACGAACGGGGTCTCCGTATCCTCGAAGAACGTCTCATCACTCCTAATACTCATCCTGAACTTAGGAGCTATGAAAGGATCGTTATTAAGATCAATGTTGATCGTAACGTCATTCATCAAAATATCCTCCTTAGTCCTGGAATCGCCTATCCATCCTCTTACGTCAGTAGTCATAGGCATCTTACTAGCCGCTTCCTTGACAGCCCCTAGCCGTTTCTTGATAACATCCACGTCTCCCGTCAACGGAATCATATATGTCTTATTATCCAACCCGGATCTGGCTATAGCGTTATTAAGATCCATTATATCATCAATACTTACGCCTCCGCCTAGACCCTCCATAATCCTATCAGCCATCGATCCGATCATGGATGAGAATGATGATATATCCTGATTTTTCAATCTTACGGGGTACAGGTAATTTCTTCCATTTCCTGTCTTTATAGCTACAACCGGGATACGCGAATTTTTATAATTACCATACTTGTCCCTAACGATAGCCGTACAGAACGGGAATATGTTATACCTAATATTATCCTTCATCGTAACCTCCCCGTTCTCTATATATCCTACGCTCTCGACCTTACCAACCGTCTCATTGGTAAAGTCATTTTCGGATACCATCAACGTACCATTATCATCACTTATGCTAAAATTAGGTCTTCCCGGCAAAACACTAGTTACTGCACCTACGAACGGTATATCAATCTCGCCAGCGACAGATCCTACATTATCCCTATACAACTCAAAGGCCATACTCCTTAAATCAGCGTTACTTCCTTTTGAGTCCGGGTCATTGGCTTTCAGTACCGAGACGAAATTGCCATCGCTATCCACGATCTTAATAACCATATTATCAACCAGCTCTCTGTAAGCCGACTTAGTCTCATCAGAATTAGGATCAACGGCGTTAAGTCTATTGTATTTATCATACAGTCCCTTGGTGTATGGATCTGACATATCCATCTTAAACCTTACCATATCACCCTTGCGAAGGCTAGCTGCTGCTTCCTGATTCACCGACTCGTTGTTAGATCCAAACGTATCACCCGTATAATAAGGGACAATAGACCCATCCTGCCCCTTGCGATACACCATGAACCAGTTGGAGGTCGATAAGGCGGTCTGCCGCCCCAGTATGACACCGGTAGCGTTCTCGAAAGCCTGAGCGTCATCCTCGCTTATCATCCATCTTGAGTGGTTATTCGACTCTATAACAGTAAATATATCGGTTCCGTTGGTGAAATCCATCACCCTCCCATTATCAGTATCAGTGGCATCAGATCTCTTAAGCCCAAGACCGTCCATAAACCTGTCAAGTCTCATTCCTCCTACCTCATAATACATGACCCCGCCGATCTCCCTCTTTTGAGCCATCAACACCACCGGATTCTGGGCGGCATTGGCTTCCGTCCTGCCGGTGGATGTCCCGGGTTCGCTCTCCGTGAGAACATCACCCATAGGTATGGATTTATTGTAATCCTTGACAGCTATACTTCCATTATTATACAACCTCATCCATTCCACGAATTGAAGAAGAGGATCATCAGAATAGTTATTGATAATATCAATAGCCTCATTAAGTTTATCCTGATCAACTTCATTCCCGTTGTCAATATCATTCATAAGATCATCATAAGTCTGTATAGCCTCCTTAACCTGATCCTGATCAAGGCCATTGATATTTACATCTATAATATTATCAATAGCATTCTTGATATTATCTGAGACATCGCCATTGATCTTCAACCTATCTATCATCGACCTGATCTTATTGAGTCTGGCGATAGGATTATCCCCAAACCCTTTAACGATATCGTCGATACGATCCTTGTTGTTATCATATACCTGACGCTCCCTAGGAGACAGGATATCCTCATTGCCGTTCCAGATCTTTATAGCGATATCAGTAGACCTATCGTCCGAAGGATTTAGAAGATCCTCGTCATCAGGGACATTCTCAATGATATTATCACCAGATTGGATATCCGTTTCCATAACCCTTGCTATCATATGATTATAAGTCTTGAACATAAACGCCTCGTCCTCGCCAATAAGGCCATCATTAAAAGCCTTATCTATAGCTTGATCATTGGCATAAATGGCGTTAGCGTCAGGATTATCCGTATTCCTGAAATCGTATTTACTATCATCCTCCTCATAAGTCTTTCCCCATGCGTTCGATAATATCTTCATGAACCCGCGCTCCTGCGCCCGGATGAATCTTCTGTCACGCATACGGCGAAGAGACTCATTTATATTCTTATAAGCCACAAGGTTATGACGATACTCGCTAAGCAACGCCATCGCCTCCTTATGGTTCTCGACACCACGGGCAGATACTACATTCTCAAGATCAGTGATAGTGTTGTGCGCGACCATTAAATCAGAAGCACTAATCTGGCTATTAGATCGATCAGGGAATAATAAGGAGGATAGATCGACCTCCGAGTTAACCATCGTAGTCAACTTCCTCTCAAGGGCTATTTTATCCTCTGTCAGCTTAGCTAGCTCATCGGTCTTTTTAGCCAATTTATCTTTATTCCGCTCAAACCTTTCCTCGTCCATCGCCATCTGCTGAAGCCTTAAGATGCCTTTTTCAAGCGCCTGCATTCTTGACGTAAGCTCCATAAGCTCGCTAATAGCCTTGTAGGAATCAGGATTAAGATGAGAATAAACATCAAGAGCCTCACCTATACCATTTTTATACAACCTATTTAATTGGCTGGCGATATTATCCAAATTATCCTTAGCCTCAAGACCGTTATAAGCCATGTTAGAGATGTAGGTGTTAAATGATCTATTGGATATACCATCGGTAAGGGAGTCGGCAAATCTGCTGGCCATAGTGAAATTATCAACCTTCTTATTGAACTCACTGATAAGGTTGGACTTATACTCATTTACCTGCTCATCTGTCATATTCATATCGGAGGCTATATCGCTATTAGGTATAGACTCGATGATTGTCTTGAAATTCTCCTTAGTATCATCTAACATCCCCATTTCCTGATCATAACGAAGACGGTTGAATACGGCATCACTAAAAGTCTTATCTACGATTCTAGAATTAGGTATATCGTCGGCGTTATTATCCGTTTTCAAGCCTGATAATTGAGCGTTCAGAGCCATGCTGCCACGAATAGCTTGGACAGCCGCCGAGGTCAGGGCGCCGGCATTGGCGTTGTAGGCCTCCACCATCCCCTTGTTACGGGACATGTCTTGGCTCCATTCCCTTATACCTCCAAGGCTTTTTCCACCCATAACCGATCCGATAATCATACCGATGCCGATCTCCTTCCAGCCCTCATTAGATCCATAGGTCTCCTTGAATCCGTTCTTTATAGCTTCCATATAACCTATATTCTGGCGAATAGCCATGGGATTGTATCTTGATTCCACCCAATCCTCTGCGGACTTGCTGGACACACCTTGAAGACCTTCCTCGAACAAACCCTCAGATACCGGTCGCTTAATGATATTAAACGTATTACCAGCTATTTTCTGCCATTTCTTAGGCGTTATGGCCCTTAATGTCCCGTTATCCATCCTCTCGGCGCCTACGCCAAATATATTGCGTTTTATGAACTTATCCACGCCAAGATCCATGCCGAACATATCGCCGAACATAGCTATATTGGATAATGACAATATGCCGACGTTTGCGGCGAATACGGCGTTAGCGGCATTGGCATTGTCAGCCCTGAACCTCATAAGCTCCTCATACGGGACTTCCCTCCCGTAAGCGTTACGGTAAGACTGCCTGAAATTCTCCTCAGCCTCCATCAACATGCTTCTAGCTTCGACAGATGCCTCCCATGAGGTAGATGTACCAAGGAAAGCGAGGGTGTCCAGCCCCTTGCCTATCCTCTGTCCAGTACGGGCGGCCCTAAGGTAAACGCCGAACGCTTTCTTGGTATCCGAAGCCGCTTTGCCTATCCTAGCCAAAGCCACGCCTGCCCTAGCTCCCGTACGAGCTAAGTTCATCAATCCAGCACCGGAATATACAGCTGATGATAACATGGCACCAGCGGTAAAAGCAAGACCGGATAAGAAATCGTTAGACCAGAAATTAGCCGTAGTCATGCTCTGAAGAAAATTCATATCCCGCTCCTCTCGATTGTAATAATGAGCTAGACCATAATCCATCTTCTTATCCTGATCATCCAGCCATCTCGTGAAATCGTTATCAAATACGGCGTTAAAATTACCTCTGGATACACCGGCGTAAATACCATAAAAAGGCTGGATAACGCCGCCTAATCCGTATAAAGCAGTCTTACCCGCCAGCTTACCCAATCCTCTCATCCATTTCTCGGTCCTACCTTGGCTCCTAGATAGACGCGTGTCGTTATCTACGCCGGGAATATAAGACTCGTATTTAGGTATCCAAGTACCGCTACTGAGTCGATATCTTGAATCCTCCAACGATATCTCCGGACCTGTAAGGTTAAACCTACCCTTATAGCTTTGATCAGATGCCATATATCCCAATGGGGACATATGCTTTATATCATCATAATAATTTGTCTTAACGGTATTCTTAATCCTTTCCGACAATGATGGTATCTGCGACTTTGATCTCTCCGAAGCAGAGTACGGATCAAGCACGGGAGGCAAATCACGATCCGGTATATCGTAGGTATTCGTACCAATGGCTCTAGTGGCATCAACACCCATTGTAGGATAGCCATATCTTTCGGCCAATTTCTTTCCATCAGGAACGTTATTACCGGTTTCCATTATTTCCATTATTTCCACTATTTCTGTTTTTTATCTCTTGATCAATGATACTGGCTATAGGGGAGATGAAACTCTCGAAGTCATCGGTAGTCGATCTGCCCTCACTCCTCCAATACACCTCATTTTCCTTACTAAGTATCTGTTGCCACGCCATAGTCAAATAATACTGAGGACAAAAATCAATCTTTCTGGCTACTTCGTCAGCGTAAGCTACGCCATCTAGGTCTATAGAATACAACGGGGTATCTCCCTTACTGGCTTTCCCCTTACCATATATATCCACATTTATGCCAGAAGATCCATTATTGTACTTATATCCTGAAGCCATTAACTCGTACATGGAAGCATTATCAAACAACACGTCAGTAGCAATCATCATCTGATTCTTCCTGATATTACCGTCATTTATATTCGTAAACATATCTATATAAGGCATTGTCATATCTTTGGCCCCGCTGGCGTAAGCGAATGGAGCCACCTGCAATGACTTAGCCATCTTCCCATAAGCGTTATCGCTCGAATTAGCGAAAGATATGGGCACGACACCGGAATCATAAGTCTCGGACGGGATGCTTACATCCTCTTTATAGAAAGTAAGGCCATTGGCAGCCAGATCAGCCTCGCTTACCTCAACAACGGATTTACCATCACCTCCATTATTACCAATGATCTGGTAATTACCATCACCTATGGGAGATATGGTGAACGTTATCTTCGTATTGGCGTTATCCTTATCCTTAGGAATAAACCCACCCTCACGAGTAAATATATCACTAATCTTTATATAATCATACTCGGCTTTGCTTTTAGACGGATAATCACCGGAAAAGATATACTCACGCTCGGCGTACTCATGACGATATTGTCTCAGGTAGTCCTCGCCGGATCGCTTAGCGTCATCAGCCAATCTACCCAAATCCCCGCGACTCCATTTATGCCTGAACACATCGAATTGCTCTTTCTGTATTTCGTCATACATAGCCTTAGCCACGGCCACATTCCTTTTATTGCCATCAGACAACCCCTCGGTCAACACCTTTATCATATCGCCGTCACCAGAAACACCCATAGGGATGGAAGACAATAAATTAATATCATCCAACGTCAATGACGTACCCATCAAATCATTTATCCTATTCACCAATACAGCCGCCTCTCCGGAATTGACATCCCCTAAGACAACGGGAGTATGGACACCAGGAACAGCCGCATGAATAAGGTCGGTCATTTTAACGCTATTACTAAGGATAGAGCTATATGCCGATAATTTAGCCCAATCACTTAACGTTATATCATTTATCCCATCTATATCAAATACCTTATCACCATTATTGTTAATATCCCCAAGATTGAATGTCCCAAATCCGTAGCTAACATCTATGCCTGATCCATCAAAAGATCTAGCCTCTTTCTCAATTATAGCATCAACGCCATCCAAAACAGTATTCTCAGCCTTATTGAAGCCCTCATTAATCTTACTATACTTATTCCTTTGGTTATTTAACCCAAGAAGCTTTATATAACTATCCTTTCCATTATAATCAAGAAGTGTATTCGTAGATCCACCATTAGCCTTAAAATAAGTCATGATAACCTGATCCCTATCCATATCCTTGACCACATTACTATTCTCAGGATCAGATGCCCATGCGTCGATCTTACTCTTGGCATCGTCTGATAGAGACTTTACAAAATTCTCCATGCCTGTATTCACCGCCTTTTCATTGGCCATAAATCCATTCATGAACTCATCGCTTATATTCACATCTTCAAGATTGGCACTCTTCGTAACCACGGTGGGACCGGTCATGTCATCGCCTCCACCATTTCCATTCTCCGATTTACCTGATTTACTAGCTCTTATCAAAGCGGATTTCTCCATGGCTAGATTATGCCTTTTTGTCTCATTGAACTTAGCCCTCTCCATCATCTGTTGATTAGCCTTGAAATAATAATCATCAACACCAAGCGTCTCGTATGAGTTATTATAAGACCATCGTAACCCCACGCCACGAAGGAACTGCTGCCTCACCATGAACATGCCGGCCCGCTCCGGACTGTAGTTGCTGCCGATAACGCCCTCAGCCTCCTCCACGAAATCATTTTTCTGCTTGGTGATATCCGCCAGCTCTGACTCCAACCTAGCCTTTTTGACCTTATCATTGCCAACGCCCTTTAGCTTTGCCCGTATAGATTCTTCCTTGGCACTAAAATCATCAATATACCCTTTAAGGAAATCAGAGGTACTCTGGACATTGAATAGGTCAGGATTCGTCCTAGCCATATACCTACCCTCTAGTTGCATCTGAGCTTTGCCGTTCTCTGATATGGAAGCCATGGCTATATCCCTGACTTGAGCATAGCTCATTTCATCTATATACATCTCACGCATCTCCCCCGTCCTGTTACCATTGGCATCAATCACCGGCACATTGACTTTCTTTCCCTTATTAAGGGAGATGAAGTTCTTCATCTTCTCATCAACCTCAGCGTGATAATCCGTATAAGGAGTATAATGTATAGGATTAAGACGTGTTCCTATCTGACCGTCATTCATCCATGCCACGGCATCGGCGAAAGCCTCAGCCTCGTTTATAGGACTATACATCTTAGGATTATTCAATTTCATATCCTCCATCTTCTCACTAAACGACCGGATCTCCCTAGTGCCGGCAATGGCATTCAACACACGGGTATCCAGAGCCTCCCCAAGACGAGCCTGTATACTTCTGGCTATACCATCAGAAGCCAAATTAGATTTACGATACACGTTATTCACGTCCTGTATCAGCCCATTTAACCTATTCTGAAGATATTCCCTATCCTGAGGTTTTATAATGTCAGAATTGATAATATAATCAGCATACTCATTTATAGCCTGCCGATTGGTATCTATCTTCTGCTGCATGTATCCCATACCCTGCATCATGACATCCATGTTGTAGGGTGATACGTACTTGCCGTAATTCCTTAATATACTATATTGTGAAGCCATCCTTTATCCTTTCTTGCCTTTAGTTACTTCCTGAGCGGGATATAATCTCCTATAACTCAATATATCTCCTTGAGGATCAGCGATCAGCTGCCCATTAGGACCGATCTTTACATCCCCGAATATAGATCTTAATGTATTCATGGTCGTAGCCGTATTCCACTTCTGCTGAATCTCATCATTGACGCTATCGAAATACCTAGCCCAGTTCTCGTCATTTATAGCCAATCCTTGTAGTATCCGTTGCTGGTAAGCTTGGCGTTGAGCTATATTCTTATCATAAGTATTAGCCCATGACTGAGCATTGACATTATCAGCCCAAGTCCTTTGAGCCACATTTCCTTGTTCTGCCTCATTTATATACTTACCTATATTGGAACTCATGATAGCCTGTAAATTGGAAGATAAAGCCCCTCTCTGGGAATCCGGGACATTACCCATCTGATCCAATTGTGATTGGAAAGCACGATTAGCCTCAACCATATACTGATCAGCCGATCTCAACACCGGGTTCACGGTAGGAGCGTAATGTCTTTCTAGACCTTCCGTTGTCACGGCTCCCTGAGTCATCCTGAACACCTCAGGAAAGTCAAGACCACCACCTACTATATTCCTGCCTCCATTGCCGCCGTTCGACTTACCGGCATTTGTGTTGGTTTTAGGAAGTGTATTAGAATCAATCAGCTCAGGCATATCCAGCTTAACATCAGGATCCTCCACATCACCTATATCCATAGGACCGGGAGCCACCTTATGAGGGTCAAGTATAAAATCAAGACCTTCCATTCCCTTCATGGATCTCAATGCCTGCATCTTAAGCATATCCTCGCCAAGTATCTTATTAACGACATCCTTGTTCTTATCAGAGAACAGTTGGCTAAAATGGGTGATACCGGCATCGTTAAGAGCCTTATGCTGTTCCTCTGTAACAACGTCTAGACCGATCATAGGGCGAGATGTGGTAAACAAACCTAATTTATTGTCTCTCATCCTATCATGATATGCGGCTTTCTTGTCTTCCGGGTAATTACCTTGACTATCCTCACCGCCAAAGGAAACGAGCGTCGTGTAATCCCGAAGCGCCTCGGCGTTGGCGATGATCGGGTTCTCAGCCGTAGCCAAGCCCATCCAGCTACTTGTCTGACCGTAGATAGCGTCTTGCAACGCCCTAGCCCTAGTGCCCTCTGAAGCTCCCATATAAGCATCGTAAGCGACCGGATTGAATGTCTTATAATAATTCAACCTCTCATCCGTATTAATACCTCCATAAGAGCCATCAGTTCCTTGGCGCTGATAACCGAAATAGTTAGGATCATTGTTGAACCTATTCTCGATCGGGCGGAAAGTTAATTTACGACCGAACAAAGACGTGCCTCCTATCTCCATCTTCTGGCGAATACCAGCCACTTTCTTAAGCAGCTCTTTCTTAGCCTCAGCTATATCCTCCTCCGTAAGACCGTATTCTTTCATGGATTTGGATATGATGTTATCTATCTCACCACCCTTAGCGAAATACGTATCCTCATCCTTCTTCATCTTCCGGTCTTCCTGCTCCTTGTATATGACATTAGCGAAGTCCGTAAACCTTCCCTCTAAGCCATTAACGGTATCGTTACTATCATTTATAGCCTTAGATAATACGGAGGCGTTTAAACGCCTTGTATTCTCATCATCTATCTTATCGTTCTTCTTCAACTTCTCTAACGCCTTCTTCTGGTCATCGTAAGCTGATTTAAGACCGATCTTAACCTTATACCTATCCATTAACGTAGCGTACGTATCCTTTGGTGTAGCCTTAATCCCATACGTATCTCTAATGTATTTGGCGAAGTCCGGCTCTATGGTGGTATCATCGGTAATAACCTTCGTACCCTGCTCCAAAGAAACAGGCGTTCCCCCATCGGCGTGCTTCTGCCCCATAGCCTCCATCGGCGCCTCTCCGGGCTGCGTCACGTACTCGCCCTTCTCGACCTCCACGTTGGCTTGATCTTCCATCGACTTAGGTAACGGATACAGGTACTCACCGGTAAGGCTTCCGCTATCAAACCTATTATTAGGTCCTAGATAAACGCCCCCGCCATCCTTGTACTGCATTTGGGATTGCCTTCTTTGCCTAGCCTCACGTTCCTGAGCTAACCTAATATTGGTACGAGTACCTTTCTCTGACGCTATCCCAGAAACCACGTTACGAGCCAACCCCATGATACCACTAATTCCCGAGGCTATGGTAGTTATCGTATTAGCTGTTTTAGCCCCGGTGGATAAATCGCCATATCCCTCGCTTCTCATACGTCCTATACCACGACCCATCTGAGTGAACCTAGATCCTATATCATCAGCACCATAGTAAGGGATAGTGGTAAAATCAAAAACATCCGTACTACCAGACTTATCAACCTTCTTATTACTGTCAACCAAAGCGCTCAAATCACTTGTATCAATGGTATTAATATCAGGCTGCTGAATATCAAATCCTATCTGGGTAGAAGAAACCAAAGGCTCCACTCCAATACCCTGAAGACCAACAACATTACCGGGCATAATAGGGGTGACTTCCCCGGCCTCTTGATATTTAGGTATCTTCCTCTTGATTACATACTTGCTCATATCAAATTAATTTCGTTCTGACACAAAGATAGTTTAAAAAAAATAGAGACTCATCATTTCACAACGATGAGTCTCTCAGCAAATGCTATTATTATGTACAGAATTAAATTCTTTTTATGAATAATGATCCTATAGCCTTAACCAAATCATAGAAACCGGCAGAACTGAGACCTACAGCCACTCCATATAATAGAGCCTCCCACCATTCACTCCCTATAAGCAATGGAGACACCTTTAGTAGCCACGCTAATATACAAACCAGCATACCTATGACTACGGCGGATAGGACTTTAGCCCACTTATGGGTGTCAATATACGGCACTACCTTGGCTAACTGCGTAGCTGACATCGTGACGAAAGCCATGATGCCGGTGAAGGTAGTTAAATCAATAGTGATAGCCCCTTCTGATGGGATTACCTCTTGCGCCATCAAAGCGAACGGCGTCAATAACATAGCAAATAAAAATAACAATCTTTTCATATCTAAAACGTTTAATTACTTCGCAAATATAACACTAAACTGATTAGATATATAAATATTTATTGGAATATAGATATACGACAATATCCAGAGCCTATATGTCCCTTTCCTAAATCATATAATCCACCCAAAGGATTAGGCATTTTTTCTAATTCCCCTTTCACATCTGTCCATACGAACCCGTTCCCATCTATCATCTTAGTGTTAGTAAATACATATTTATCATATTTCACGCATCCCGGATGACCGGATATATACGAGGATCCTCCACCACCAGCTTGAATAGCGTTCGACGATATCCCGCCGCTTGGCCCTCCATAAAAGCCTCCTCCTCCACCAGAGGAATACGAAACGCCATCAAAACCACATCCTCCTCCCACTCCTAATAGACCTCCATTTCCGTTAGTTAAATTATTGCCGGAGTTAGATCCTCCCGCTACTTGGGATGCAGGAGTTCCCTTGGCATAGCCCCCCAGATACGCCTTCAACCCTCCCGCTGATCCTCCGTGCCCAATAAAATAATACTCACATCCTCCACCACCTCCCCCGGCTACCATAATACGGGTCTTTAAAGAATCTACGTTTAGAGGATCGCTATTGTTGGACAACCTCAAATCTGTAGCTCCGCCCCCGGCTCCCTCATAGATATACCTTCCAGCGCTCTCATTAGTCATTGAATGCCCTGAACCTCCTCCATTATAATTATATTTTACAACATTACTCGTCTGCTTAAGTCCACCATTTCCACAATACACATAAATGATATCACCACCAACTAACTTGATAAATCCAGCCACATATCCACCATACCCAGGGTCATTGGATCTGGTAAACCTATCTTCGCTATCATTGTAACCATAATTACCTTGACCACCCCAGCACTCAACATAATAATACGCCGACTTTGGAGCTACAAATGTATGGTAATTATTACTATTATAAGTGTATGTATACAATACATCCAAGCTTTTGGGACCTGTCATTACACGTCTTCTCATAACATACCTCCCCTTAGATATTTTACTAACAATGCTATAACCATCCTCCTATCATCAGCCATAGCACCTACCCATCTATTCCCCCATCCTAAACTACTAGGGTGGGGGGGGGGTAAAACAAGTCCCCTTAAATAACACATCAAATAAAAACAACAACTTATTCATAACAAATTATTTAACATTAAAATACTAACTATTATTTCTACTCACACCTTTTATGTTAAGGCTTAACCCCGGTATCATATTAAGAACCAACTGCCTTTTTGCCTGTTCCCTACGCATACGCTCGGTCTCCGCTATCTGCGCCTCTGATTGAGGATCATTCTTAATATTATTAGCGATGTCCTCTATAGCTTTCTTGTTGGCGCCGGATTGAGCTAGCATCTTATATAACAGATCTTGACCCTCCTTCTCCCACCAGCTATCTATGGAAGGGTGGGAAGCCAAAGAAGGATTGGCAGGGGCTACCGTCTCAGGGGTAGGCTGCTGACCTCCGTCCCCCATGCCCGAATCCCGCTGCCCGAACTCGTATCTCATTGGCTCGTTCTCCGGGACACCATACCTATCAGAGAACATATCGGCAAACTCAAATCTCTTCTCATTTCTTAAAGTCGATCCAAGAGGCCTGCCATACCCCTGATTCCATGCTACGGTAGCGTCCTTGTAGTTGGTAGCGTTATCAAAATCAGCCTTTGAGTACATATAATAATTATATACATTGCCTTGAGCGTCCTTATCAAAGAACTTGCCTTGATTGATGTAATTCCAACCTAACCCTGGGACCTTGCCTTGATACTCATCCACTAGATAATCCAACTGCTGTGTCAACGTCGGTTTCTTTCCATACCTGCGCTGTAGCTCCTTCTTTCTCGGTCCAAGCCATTGTTGGATGCCAAAATCACCGGCGACTCCTAGGGCTTCGGTGTCCCCTCCGGACTCGGCGGCGATGTTCGACAGGATACCGATCGCTTGTATTTGTGGTATCCCCTTCTTATCCGTCAGATAATCCCATATCTCATCATATACAGCCATTTTGCTATTTTCTGATCTACGAGGATCAATCACATACTTTCCAGAACCATAATCGCTCCCTGTATTTATACGACCTCCTTCAGCCTTGTCCTCCAACTTATTCTTAGACATAATAGCGTTACGAATAAGAGCATCTTTACCACTCTCTGGAGCAGGATTATAATCCTTGAAAGAGCCTCTCTCCTCAAACTTATCACCTATAGCATCTAATACCTTGGTAGCTATATTAATCGGGAACTCTTGATCATTACTATAAAAATCATATACATCGTAAACGCCTAACCTTCCATCCGGACGTCTATAAATAGTAAAATTACCAAACCCTGATAACGGGGTAAGCTCACCAGCAGCTTCGGGATAAAAATCGTACTCAGAAAAAACCGTAGGCTTTCCGGATCTTACCGAATTACGATTCTTCTCAAAGATATCTACCCATTCTCTAGACTTTTTCAAAAACTCCAGCCTACCATAAGCATCATCTGTAACCGGCTTATCGGAACCATATATTTCTCGCTCCGTATCACGAATCTTCTTATCTAACCTCTTTATCTCATCCTCAGTGTCACGATTAAACATCCTCTCGATATCAGCAATAATATTATCGGGGATTCTTATTTCCTTGCTATTTCCGTCAAGACTATTAGGTTGGGATAAGAATCTACCCCATAGCTGTTCACTATATTCATCAACATTAGCTTTGCCATTTCTTCCGTATATAAACTCCTTAACCTTATCGGGAAGACTGGCATTTGAGGCTACCACATCAGGTGTTACATTCTCATACAACCTCCTTCTTATGGCGTTACCTATGATCTCTTTTAAATACGAAGCTCTATCAGATACATCTTGTCTTACATACATAGGATCATTACCAGTAGGACCTCCTTCGGCTTTCCGCTCAATTTTCTCTCCCCATAGCCCATATTTCTCCCTAGGCCATATGCCGTCTATGGCATCCACATAACCAACGGGATGCTCCCCGTCCAGACGCCGGTTCCGCCGCTCGTCCGCTGGGTACAGGGCGTTGGCCAACGGCTGCGTGATATAACCCAACCCCTTATCCTTGGAACTCGACATAGCGTCCACCACAGTCCGATATACAGGTCTTAATTTCTCAGGCAAATACAACCCCGCCTCATCAACCAGCTCGCCTATCTTCTTATTTATACCCCTAATGCTGAAATTATAATTACCCATGCCATTATTCAACGGAGACAACGCACCTCTTATCCCATTCATACCCTTAACAGCAGCTCCTCCGCTAAGGATATCAAACTCCGGGGATACGTTCCTTAAAGGACTATCATCCATACCCCTGAAATACATAGGACGCTCACCTCTTACAACACGATCAAGATCCTCCTTATACAAATCCTTTATCCATGAAGGGATTTCCTCTTTCTTGTCTTTCTTAGCCATAAATCACGTTTTCTACAAAGATATACATAATCGGATGCAGGATAAAACAATAGGCGAGTACATGATCTTAATCACCTACCCGCCTACGCTTTTCAATGCATGTGATAAGCCGCTAGAGCTTTCTTAGCCGAATCCCTCGACTTGTACTTGGCTGGCCATAACTTTCCGGTCTTGTTACTAACTACTCTCCAATCACTTCCTACTTTCTTGATGCACCCCGATTTAGGGCACTTACCTGATTTACTAACAGCAGATCTCTTTTTCACCATATCATTGCGTATTAACAGTTATGCTATAATCACCTAAATCAATAAATTTTCTCGTCATTACTAAACCATCTTACTATCATCTTGAACCGGCTCTCGATGTCATTCACGAACCTTGCCAAGAACCAATCGCCACGAAGACGATCACGCCACCTCCGGTGATAATCGACAGTCCTGGGGTCGATCTCCCGGCCAATATCGTTCACGTCCTTAACCCATACCGGTAGGTTATTAGTATCGTCTTTAACCTCGTTGAAGTAGTCGTTGATATTGATCTTCTGATCAACCTCCGTCACCAGTATCTCACGGCTATCGTCGTTAGTTATAGGATATCTTAGGCGCTGGCTCATGTCGTTCTTATCGGCGATGGTCATCCTAAGCTCTCCACTGTTGTTGGTATCGTTATAGAACCATGCCTTATTAAATCCAGTTGTTCTTCTAACCTGATAATTAACCTCATCCTGATACCTTCTGGCATCCATCCGATATTGGTAGTTCGTGAGGATCTTATTCACATACTGCTCACGGACAGGTACCTCTATGACGAACGGATATAGCTTACCGTAAAATACTTGATACGATTGGTTGGTCAATCCATGAGACCATAGACCTATCTCCCGACTATCACTAGAGTAGTTCTTACCAGACTGGAAATAATGTTGATGTTCGATATAATAATCTGGGGTGTACGATAAATATGATTTCCACTCACCCTTCAAACAATTATATCCAACGGTAAAGGAGACATCCGTGAAATGGCTGGCGTCCGAAAGCTCCACCGCCTGCCCGTTCCTGTAGAACCGGCCTCCCCTGAATTGGTACTCGCTTGGATTCCCTACCGGTATGTAATCCCTCTTGGTTATCAATACCCTCTTGAAACGATTATCCCAACCCATAGACAGACCTATACCAAAGAACTTGTTATCGATATCATAATAAGACAGCTCAGCATCCGTATCGGCGTTATATATCCGGCTACGGATGATCTTCATCTGAAGATGTTCCTTAAACCAGTTTCTAAGCCCCGGTGTGACCTCCGTAAGATTCCTGCCGTTAGAATCTACCTTAAACACCTGACCACGCCTTAAATCGACCCAGAAATGCCCGAACTCACAACTGATCATATCCCGGCTCTGGGTCCCGGAATATCCTAACGTCGTATTATTATACTCGATACCACGAGAGGCGAAAAGACCACCTGTCCCTAGTTCACTATTCTCCGGGGATATTCTCTCCGCCAGCACATCTATAGCATTATATAGTCCTACCTGATTCTCGAAGCGAGCTAATATCTGATCCGACTCTATCCCTTTCATGCTTATAAGTTTCCCGAAAGAGGTCTTGAACTCATGGTAATCCATAGGCTTGTACGACAGCCAAGGATCGGTCATGCCATTCTCCGACACGTCGGCGGTGCTCCATATGACGCCGTTGGGTCTTTGGTAAGCGCAGTCCCAGAAATTGCTATCATACGTCTCTGGTAATGACCTTCCGCCTAGCGTAAAACGATTCTTGTACACAGGACTCATCTTAAACACATTATCCCTTGATATAGGGACATTACGCTCTTGGGTCCATGATATATAATCCCCTACTTCTGGATAGAATCCCTCATAAGGCTCAGGTCCAGCTATACGGAAATTACAATTAATCTCAGACTCCACTAGAAACTGAGGTATGCCGTAAAAATACAGAAAGAAACGACCACTAAGATACATATCCCCGGTCTTGCAAGCCATCTCATAAGCACTCTTACGGCTAGGGAACGAATATAGCGATCCAGTATCCGTGTCAGTCTTATTAAGATAATCCTCCCCGGTATCATAATTAACAAAATAACGTGGATACCCGATATTCCTATAGTCATAGTAAGGGAATGGTATCATATCTCCCTGACCAAACTGGGTCAAGTAAAACATAGGCATTTTTCTTTTAAGCGAGAATCTGGATATAAACACATCACCTCCAAAAACAGGTTTACGCTTATCCTCATCCATCAACCCGCAACCACCTAACGATACCCATCTGATATCCTCTATCTGCCCGTATTGAGCCGGAGAATATTTCTTTATCCTCATATAGGGGCAAGACACAAAAGATTCACGTGTTATAAAATGAGGCGTCATTCCAGCCACCTCATCGTTACGAATATTGCATTCATCCTGAATACGACTGGTATCATAACTTGAAACCAACTCCGGATATTCAAGCATATACTTATCCATACCAAATGACATGAACAACGAATGCTCACGATCAAGATTATTTACAACTATAGGCTTACCGCCTACGACTTTCCCTTGTGATGAGATATCCGTTACCGGATACAATCCGCTTTTAATATACTTAGCCGTAGATAATCCACGCAACTCTGATGCCCCTGTTTTTTGGTAAAATAGATTATAATGAGCGACAGAAGTATAATAATAAGCGTAATTCCATCTAGGTCCCCTATCTATCAAGGCCGTTAACCACTGATACCTGTACTTCCCTATATCCACGACAGACTGGGAGGTAGCCTTGGCGATACCTGTAGCCAGACGGATAGCCGTCAGCGCTATGCCGACAGGGTTGGCCAAAAACATCACGCCTCCACCGACATATTGCTGTGAAGCCGACTGATATGTATACTCAGCTATGGCAGATATTAAATTAGCCATAGCCTCCACCGTAGCCAATGACGTTGCCATACTATAAGCCTTACTTCCTAATATCGTCCATTTAGGGTGATCCTCCACCTCCCTGAATATACCAGAGGATTTACCTAATTGATAACCATCAACAAGGCACTCAGTGGGAGCATCAGGCTTGTTGAAGGCAATATCAGGGCTTAAGAATGAATACCAGATATTACCCTTCCTATTAAACGGATGCGTTATAAAATTCTCACGATTAATATCCTTATAGATATACATATCATCAGACAAATCGTTGTAAGGATAATTAGGATAAAGGTTAGCCGATCCGTCGGGATCATCGTACTTAAACATATCATAAGCCAGACCGGTACCGATAACGCTCTTATCCAATGTCCTATCGCCCCTATACAACTCATATCCTATTATGGAATCCCTTCTAGCCTTATCTATAAGACCATTCTCTACCGCTATATCCAGAAACTCATTAACGATATCGTCATCAAGCATCACCCCCATAGGATAAATATAGGAGTCAACTCCATATTGACCGGTCAGTTGAGACGGATTACCCATGAAAGGAGCGACAGAGTTATCCGGGAACTTGTAATGACGTATAGGTTTCTGACAAAACGTGGTTGACGTATTAGGGTACTCAGCGTTATCCCCATTACCAGTGAAGTAAGACTTACCCCCAACAGATTTAGGAGACCCATAGTATTTCGTCAAAGAATCTATTATATCCTTCCTCTTTGATCCTCCCGACGATATCCCGATCTTGCTTGAATCATACAACTCAAAATTAGCCGGATACTTATTGATAGATTCCCAATAACCAAAATCACCATACTGATAAGGTCTAGGAGCGCAATCAGCGGGTTTATCACCACATGATATACATTTTGCCTCATAAGTGACAAATCTCCTTAATTTCAGTTCTTTTGTAAAGAAGAATACGTATTTCACCTCCAGTGGCCGAATGCCAAAACAGAACGGGGCGGGGAAGATGGCGGTGCCAGCCGTATAAAATCCGGCAAGTTCCTTCATGTCCTGCCTCATGGCGAAACCGGTGAAGAACACGCATACCGCAGGCTCGATGCAAACGTATATCTTATGAAAAGTGGTCTTGTCATCATTCCAGAACAAATACTTTGGCATCATAAATATCTTATGATCCACGTAATCCACTATAACACCTTTCTTGGCGTCATTAGCCAAAGGATTAGGAGCCACGGTACCTTCCTTGTCCGAGAAAAACGTTATACGAACCTTGTTGTATGATGATGAGTCTCCGATCGGATAATTATAGTTACCCATCATCTCTATATACATAATACCGTTATCAGGATCGGATAAACCGCTTACGTATTTCTCGTAATCCAACTCCACCCATCTGGCGTATGAGGATACATGTGGATAGAACTTGAAATAAGTCAAGTTGCTTCTACCGAACCAATTGGTCTTGGCGTCAATATCATTCTGCACAGACACACGATCTTCCCAATCAGTAGATATGCCGGTATTGAACTTAGAGTTATCACCATCACCAAAAAGACACATGGCATTCTCAATACCAAATTGACTCTCGTATTGAGGGAAGTACTTTTTCATTGAATCCATCAATATATCAAGCATAGTCTCGGTATGTTTCTTGCCTTCCCATCCATCTCCTTGGAATAAGAACGTACATTTACCCAATGACCTACCCCCTTGGAATGTAGGAAGTTGAACATCGTTAATAGTAGGATTCACATGAGGATCACCTACCGAGCACCCATTAGTACATATACCCTCATCATATAACTGCCGGACATTAGACATATCCTGACACAAGACCAAAGCGGAGGAGTCTATATCAGACGGGAATTTATCCTCATCCTGACCATCCAACCATTCCTGAACCAGATCTATGATATTCTTACCTCCACTGGAGTAATTATCGAAATCACACAATACAGAGAATTTCCTTTGTGACTCGGCGTTACTTTGTATTAATGTCGTAGGTTCGGTCTCCACGTAATCACTAGCCAGCTTATACGTAAAATCAATCCTAGAATCCACCAAAGAGTTTTTATCCAATATAGTCCTGGTCTCTATCCTCTCGATATCATCACATCCACCAGGGAAATCGGGAGCCTTTATACCGTCTTGATCCTCTGGCAATGATATAGCAGCGCATAACTCGTCAGTAATACCTACATTAGATTCTATGATATCACACAGGTTCTCTATATTATCAGCGATATAATCAATAGCATCATCTACCGTAACATCTTCCCCCATCGTATTGATAACGAATTGGGTCTCTCCTACCGTGGCATATTCCTGCTCTACATATCTGAGTTGCTTGACATCTAACTGATTCTTACATTCTCCTCCAAAATCATCAAATCCCCAAGACGGGTCGTTTATGATCTTTGCCGTATTCTTAAACTGCCAAAGATGACGGCGGCTGTTCCCGGCGCACTGCGGGTTGTTCTCCAGCACCGACGCAGCCGACAGGTCGTCAGAGTTACCGTCCTCATCAACGATAACCTCCATCTCCTCCCTTGTGGCCGGACGAGGGATAAGCGGGAATCTAGCCGTCCTGTATCCTGTATTGGTAAAGAATCTTATACCCAACGGATATACCTCGTCACGCATGAAAGAGGCGTATTTAGAGCAAGCCACACCGTCTTTATACAAATTCTCCGTGGCTATAGATGTCTGCCATTTAACGAAATGACCCAAGAAGTTAACGACCGGTTGAAGATTCCATTCATTCTCCACGGTCAATCCGTATTGAAGAAGACGATTCCCGACAGACGTCATGCCTCTGGCTGTCTTATATACCGGTATTTCCTTGGATAACTTCTCCATGGTCGTACGCTCGCTATACTGATCCGTAAGATAATAGATAGTCCTTTCCGTTATCGGATGTATACCTTCTATGAAATACTCAAGAACCGGGCTTTGCTCACCATTAAACCCAACCGTGTTCTGTATAACACCTATCTTATAATGAGATACCTGCTTGTCTATATTGGATACAGTAAGGCGGATACCCATATTGGTTGACTTACCCCATAAACCATCACGGATAACCATATCTTGACGGTCGAATAACATGATTGGGTTGGTCAATGAGCAATATCCGGTCTTCTCTATCCCGAACTCATCGCACAACGCCACGCAGAACTGGTAGGTCCCGGCACGCAAGCTCCCCCCGAACTCCACGACCTCAGGCTCCACGCACGGGGCCGTCAGCAACGGGAACACCAGCAGCTTCTCGCAGGCCAGCCTACACCTCTCTATTGGCTTGTCATCCCCACATGTCTTATACCCATGGTAATGATACCAAAAATCACCATCATCATCCGGATTAAGAGCCTTATCGACCATAACATATCGCTGGGGATTATATCCATCGGTCCAGTATATCACCTTCCCGCATTTCTCGTCCTTGATCTCTATGTCGAATATCGGGTGATGGATGGAGAAGTTAAGACAAGGATCATCAACCCCGTCCTCTATCAGGACCTCCATCAAATCACATATCTCATCAAAACGACCATCCGACTCCTCAAGCCTCTCGCCAAGGATACGATGGATGTCCTTTCCCGATCCAGCCAATTGATCCTCCACGGTCTTGATATAATCCAATGACCGCATGAACGTGATCTTAGACGTATTATCATCCGGATTAGATAGAAAGAAATAAGTGTTATCACCAGCTATATCATTCTTATACCCAATAACCTTATAGCCATCAAATCGCTTACATAAAAGGGTACTAGGCTCGTTCTGGATCTTAAGCTGGCTTCCATCGTCACCCTCTATGGTAGCGTTCAAGGCGAAACTATATTCAGACGGGGATAGATCCTGTGGATGCTTATCCCTGTTCATCCCGGAGTCGGGAACCGCTATGTTAGAATTGTTCTGCACGATGTTATGTTTTTCGCAAAGATAACAAATCCGGCGGATAATCACTTACACGCCGGATCTTAACAAAAACTGTACGTATTATGCTAAAACATTCAAATCACGCGAATATAAAAAAATCCTCCTAACTTTCACAAGTCAGGAGGAAGACTAAACACTTAAAACGTCTCGTGGTAAAGCACAAAAACATAATAATTACGAATTTCCACCCATGTAGTTCGATTGCTTATCGGCATCCTCTACAGATATGTAAAAGAAACCGTTAGTCACGTATCTCTCATTGACATCCACAAAATCAGTAGATCCTTTGTCCACTCCTTTCTTCGATCCCTCATCACACACAGCTACCAGACTATTAAAGTCATTGGAATAACCTACGATCACACCGTGTATATCCCGATTTCGAGGATCGAATACGTACCTCATCTTACACCTATCGTAAGCTAACTCTAAAGAGCTTTTGCTTAACCTCTCATCTAATCCAGCACCCGCTACCAAGGCCAAAACGCTCTTTGATATGTCACTCATGGTGGTATCCTTGGTCGGAGCCTTAGGCATAGAAACGCCTTCCATGACAAAATCCAACGCCTTATCTACAAGGCCATCGAAATCATCATCTCTTATATAATCCTTAAGCACCTCCAGTATATATAACCGGACATGGAGTTCGTTATTTACATCATTTAAAGTTATCATGATCCTAGTTTTCGGCAAAGCTAGATTATTCCCACGCAATAAAAGATCAAATATGTCATAAGTGAAGGATTAAAAAAAATAAAAAAACTCTCCTATCCTCACGAACAAGAGAGCCGATGTGTTTATATTATGAAGAAAAATCTATTCACCTATTCTTACAATACAGTCACGAGATTCCTTGTTATAGATCATCGTGCCTACCTTAGAATACAAGGTCTTTATATTTTGCCAATTATCCTCACCATGGGCGGATACGTTAGTGGGAGCGTCACCGGTATAAACCTCCTCGCCTCCGACATTGACAAAATCATATCCACGTTTCTCCATAGAACCGCCCTTATATGCCGTGAACCTGATAGTGACATTACCTTTCTCACGACCACCATACCAGTTACCGTATATACTGCATCTGATCTCAAGAGGTAATTTATCATAATTATCACCATCCAACAACGGTCCCATCTGGATCAAAGCTGCCTCATTACCCGATTCCATGTTATCACCACCATGGATGAGATAATCACCTACCCGTTCCTGCGTGGTCTGGTACTGTTTACTCCAACCAACCAGCTTGCCGTCAACGTCTGGGAGGCCGGTGTTGTCGAAACCGGTTGCCGTGTCAAAGTCAATGCCGTCCTCGTCAGCCCAGATATACCTAAGCACAAGGTAATCGAACTCCGGGATGATCACCACCGGGACGGACTCCTGCCTGCACACGAACGTCTTCTCCTCCTTGGTTCCCTCTTTTATAACCTTATACGTTACCTGACGTATCTCACCAGTCTCATTGATATCAGCGGTAACCTTAACCTCAGCAGGACCAGTACCACTTGTCTTATCTAAATGTATCCAATCATTTTTCTTTGCCATATTATCTTTTTTTCTTTTTAAAAACGTATATTCGCGTCATAATCGCGGGGTGGAGAAGAGGTATCTCATTAGGCTCATAACCTAAAGATCGAGGGTTCGATTCCCTCCCCCGCAACTAAACCAATTTGATATACTTATCAAAAGCATTGGGCCACATCCGCTCTTGACATACTCCCATCACTAAAGCAAATGGGATTCTTGGATACAAACGCAAGAAACCCCGATATTACTATCGCTGGAATTACTCTTGCTCTCCAATTCGGAAATGCCCTTCCGAAGTATATTACGGGCTGCAAGAATATCACGGTCGTTGATTGCGCCGCACGACGGGCATACCCACGTGCGGTCGCGTAACGACAAGTTTTTATTAACAAGCCCGCATTCACAAGTCTTTGAGGAAGGATACCATTTGTCAATCTTATGTACTATCACTCCATACTTTGAGGCGATATACGTAAGTTTGTTAATAAAAGAAGAATGACTGAGATCAGAAACTTTCTTTCCCCACAAACGTTTCATTCCTTCAATGTTTAGATCTTCAATGAAAATATAATCATATTGTTTGCATAATTCATGAGCTAATTTCCATTGAAAATCAGATCGAAAATCGTTTATTTTACGATACGCTTGTTGAAGTTCAAACAGTCTTCTTTTTCTATTATTGGATCCTTTCTTCGCATTAGAAAACTTTCTATTTAGTTTTCTAATCTTGTTTTGATATTGCTTGAAGAATAATGGAGACCCAATTTTGTTACCATCACTTTTAGTTAGGTAAGTTTTCAGACCAAAATCCAATCCTACAGATGCACCATCATATGTCTTTCTGTAAGAGTTTGCAGGATTGTAATCTGTAACTATAATCAAACTAAAACGATAGCAGGTTTCTCTGACTATTCTTATTTGTTTAACATTACCTTCATATGCTCTATTGTATGAAAACTTAAAACGTTTCTTTCCTTTGTTGATTGTTAGAATATTACCATTTAGAGTAAACCCTCCTTGTTTAAAAACAAAAGAGTTGAAACAATCTGATCTTTTAAACTTAGGTGGTCTCTTTGATTTTCTTTTAAAGAAACGATTATAAGATTCATCAAGACGTTCAAGTATTTCTTGTGTTGTTTGAGAATGAAGAAGATTTCTTTTAATTCTTTTAGCAAAATGCTTCTTCATTTTACCAATTGAGATATATTTCCCAAACAACTTGTAATACCTACGCTGTAGAGCTAAAGCGTGATTCCATACAAAACAACATTCACGAAGCATTTTATCAAGATACTTCGTTTTCTTGGAATGATAGATGTTGTATTTGTAGGTAATGTTATTAAAATTATTCATTTTATTCGTTAAATCAAATATTTATATCACAAAATGTTCAATCTAACAGGATTAAACACAAACCCACTATCGATTATCTTTTGAATAAAAGAATCACCGATTACTTTTCTAGCTATTCCGATCGCTCCATTGATATCAGCGTTAAGCAACTTACCAATAGAACTTTGAAACAATCCACGTCTCTTTCTTTTTCCTAAATAAGTATCTTGTTTCTTGAGAGGTTCAAAAGCCAGATGATCTATTTTTGACGTGTAGGATTCCTCATGAATGATGACGTTGATTCCCAAGAGTTTTGACTTGTAAATTATCTTGTCAATCAACTTAGAATGAGGGATGGATACGAAATTCTGATTGTTTCTTCTACCGATATTTATCCCCTGTTTCCATTCCTTATTCAATCCTATGATGATCGTTCCTATGTTATGAAATTTACAAAAATCAACAACATATCTGCTGATTTTATGCAACTTGTCTTCTATCCAACAATTTCTAAACAAAGTAATTCTTCTTATCCTGTTTGAGATTCTTTCATCACCAACATAAGACATTAATTCGGCTTTCGTTTTATTGTACCATTGATTTACGGATTTCATGACCTTCCCGTTTATAATGAAAGGATTAACTACATTACTGACACATGAGCAAAGATTATTCAATCCCAAATCAATCGAAAGGAAATTGTCTTTATCAAGATTCAAGTCGACTTCCTTTCTTTCGTAAATTACCTCAACTACGAAACATGTAGCTTGAGGGATTATCCTTACTTGAATTAACTCATCCGGTTTTACTTTTGTTTTAATAGGTTCTATTATGTTCTTTACAAAATGAACATATCCGTCTTCTTTTACTCTACAGCTAAGTTCATCAAAAACAACAGTGTTTAACTTCTTACCTTTCTTGTACTTAGGAAGTTTCGGCTTTCCTTGGAACTTCTCAGGATGATTCTCGTATTCTTTCTTTGACCTGATCCATGACTTTATGCTTTTACCTACCTGTTTCACGACATTCTGTGAAACGTGACACGGAAGATTACGAAAATCAGGCTGATTTTCTTTCCCTAATTTCGTAGAAAGCTCATATTCCTTGACATAATTCTCAGTAAAAATACCTTGCCTGAAAACATAAAGACAATAGTTATAAAGAAGACCTGATTTATGACAGATCTCCTCATATCTATTGTCTTTTATAATATGTCTTTCTACCTGTCTCATTATTTTTTATCAGAAACTTCCAATGTATTTCCTTTCCTTTTCCCGTACATTTTCATAGAATAACAATGAAGGATAGATATTATCTCCTCAAATATCTCTTTCTCATCCGTTTTAGTGTCAGGAACCTCACTCATTATTTCTATCTCACATCCGAAAAAGCCAAACAGGTTCTTGAACATTTCAAATCCGATCCTTGATAACCTGTCCTTATATGTTATCACTACTTTCTCACAACGATAATTTATGACTTCTTTTATAAGTGACAACATATCTTTCCTATTATCAAGGGAGATTCCTGACGCGATATCCTTATAAACGCCGGATATTTTATATCCTTTCGAGAAGCAATACGTTTTAAGTAATTCTATTTGGTTTTCCAGATCCTTCTTTTGTTTACTCGTGGAAACCCTTCCGTATATGTAGATCCCTCTTTCCTTTTTATTGATCATAGAATAGACATCATCATCGTTGTAATCCAACAGCTTTGTTGTTGAACTACCTGTCCTGATCTTCCCTGATTTTACATAATTGGAAAGAGTACCTCTGCTTATCCTTAGAATCCTTAAAACCTCGCTCGCTCTCATAATATTTACATTTTATAGTGCAAATATAAACACTATTTATTTAATATGCAAATTTTCGTACCATCATTTTTTTTTATTTACAATTTTGATTCAAAATTAATCAAACCAATTCATCCACCTTCTAAAGCATGGTGGTTTTGTTGGTTAAATAATCATAAGACAACATCCTCCTCCTATTATCCTCAGCCAACTCCCGATAATCATTCAAGGTAATCATCGACATCTTAAGCTCTTTCATAGCCCTAGCGAACTTACCCGGCTCCTGCTGAGCATATAATTTATAAGCATCACCAGCGCCTTGTATCAAGCCATTCACAGCGGCATTCTCGAAGATCTTCATCTTGATATACGTCTCGACATAATCCTCAAGGTATCCTAACGCCGTTTCAGGTATATATGGGAGACCGTCATCGTCCTTAGGCGTACCACGATATATGATATAAATAAACCCGTCAAACCCGGTATACATAATATTGCCGGATATAGTTATATCATAATTATCCCAATCGTACTTATCCCGATACTTGTCAGCGGCGCAATCACGCCTCAACCCACGACCTATCGATAATCTTACAGGATGATGGTAATGGAAGCGAACCTCATGAGACCCGATATATATCTTCTCCGTGATCGTCTTCTCAAACTCCTCCTTACAGCACTCGGTGCAGGAGTTCCAACGGAAACCGCGCTCGGTGCGCTCGACCCAGCCGATCTCGTGTTGGAGGTCAGCCTTAGCCTTGTCGCCGCCCGGAATCTCACAGACAAGAGGCTCACACCTATAGGCGTCAAGCATGTCGAAAAAATCGGAAGGCAATACCGCCTGTTTATTACTGGTCTTGACAACCGCCTCGGACATGACCGCTATAACACCCCCGAACCTTTTCAAGGCGATCTCAGCCCACCTATAAACAGACGAGGTATCTATAGCCCCGCTATCATCGTATTTATGTAAATCGGCCTTGATCTCGGCCAACAACCCTTTTATAGTCATATTCAAGTCTTTTGCACAAAGATATGTATTTGAATCCGTGATACAAAAAAAATCCAGTCTACCCTCACGGGCTAACTGGATCACAAAAAACTTCTACAGCTTGTAAACCCATTTAACTCCAAATACCTTACTCTCCGACTCAACCTCCCGGTACAAGAACTTATACCTCCTACCTGATTCCATAGCCAATCTACACTCCTTATTCAACGCCGGAGAAATATAGAGATGGAAATACTTGTTCCGAGGCATAAAATCAATACACGTATGGACATAAGAATATCCACCAGTTCCACGTCTGTTAATAGTACCGGTAAGCTTATTTAGATATATCTTACGATTAGGATTGATCTTATGGCACAGATAACCGATGTTGTTTATATAAACCCCACCCTCATTATCCAGATACTTATCACGTATGACCTTCCATATCAAGGACTGACATTCGAGAATATCATTCTTGTCCACAATCGTATGTTTCCTTCTCTTGCCGTTCTTAGACATAATAGATCTATAAAAACGGAGAAAGTACTGATCAAGTATTTTAAATGACTTTGTTTTCATATCACAAATATAACGATTTCATCCTAATACAAGAAATTTATACACAAAAATACACCGCCTGCACCAAGGACGAGGCAAATAGGATAGCCGACAATAACCTACAATCCGATGGTATCTCTTACGCTAATGGCTTGGCGCAGGCGGATAGATGCGATTGCCTCGAAACATGGAGCGCTTACGCTAGCGGAAGTTTTAATGGACAATGCTTAAGTATATCCGTAAGCTATGATAATCCATGTGGTAAATCTAAAACAGCATCATTTGATGTGTATTATACTAGATCTGAACCATCTGGAGATGTAGAATATTTCTCTACCACTAAAACAGTCACCATACCATCCGGATCGGGAACGATATCAGGCGGAAGTGATTGTGTTAGCAATGCTACAAGCATGTATGTATCTAATCCAAGTCAAGGTGGAGGCTGTTAAAAACAAAAAGGAGAGGTTGATTATCCTCTCCTTTTTATATAAACCTAAGATCTTTTCTCTTAGTATGATTTAATATCCTACTAATATGTCTGGTACTTAATCCTGTTCTTTCCTTTATCTTATCATAGATATAACCCTTGGATACGTAAGCCGACATATCTCCCAGATCTTTTATAATCTTGTCATACATATCGTGCACCTCATTATATCTTATAATAGAGCTGTCTCTCATCCCTCTTTCGCCTATACCGTCAACTATGGCGTCATTGAAACCAAAGAAATTGATTATTGATCTTATTAGATTCATGTTATTGAATTTTTTGTGTTTTCTTATTAATATCCATATCCGGGTTCTCATCCGTAGGGATCTGCAATTTGGTTACAGTTTCCCTTAATGTTTCGGAAACCACATATTCAAGAAGTTTGTCTGGGCATATGAAATCATAATCCCATTGAGATGTACATGGCTTATCTTTTTCAGCTCCACATCCCCCTAGCTCTAACGCCGCTTTTCTGTCGAGAGTTATAAGATCAACATTTATAGCCTCTATGTTAATATCTGGTATATAGATATATCCATCATTGACATAATAATAGTATTGATCTATATTCCCGTATTTACGTTCCTTGTTGTTAGCGTATTTTCTTAACGATATGGAGGTAAATATAATATCATCCATGATATTTGATACTTTGATGATAGCCGGACCTATACGGGTATATATCATATCGGGCAATCTTTTCTTGGATCTCATAAGTATCCTGCATAGTTTAAACTCATCAAAACAACAATCAATTTTCCGAACCCTCTCCATCTCCATGCAATTGATATGAGTATACAGTGATTCCTCGCCGAACAAGGTTCCATCAGCATACTTCTGGGCTATATATGATCTTGCCTTTTGTCTTCCTATGGATAATATCCATCTCCTACTGACATGAGCGTCCTTATTGATGGAGTTCATATCATTTATGATTCTAGATACAAATTCTGAATTTTTCATATGCTAAATACTGAGGAGGGGATATACCCCTCCGGTTATTACTTCTTTTTCTTAACCTTGCCTCCACATTTCAGTTGAGGTTTCTTTTTCTCGGAGACCTTGCCTCCATTAGCCATTTTCTTTTTCTTATTGCAAGCCATAACTTAATGTATTAATATTAACGATACAATATTAATGATTTTAATTAATAGATAAACAATACGCATTGAATAAGCTAAATTCACATCAAGTCAGACGGTATCTCTTACGCTAATGGCTTGGCGCAGGCGGATAGATGCGATTGCGTGGAGCCAACGAAGAATTGGTCAGCCAACGCTTATGCCGATGGTGATCCTTGCAATGGCGCTCCTTCGGGCACTTCAGCGCTAAGAGTAGAGGTCGAGATTACGTATAGTAATGAATGTACTACGCAGAAGAGTTTGACGGTAACAGCCTCAAGCTCAGGGACTACTATCGGGAGTACGACAGTAACTATACCTACTGGATCAGGCACTAAAAAGGCCACGATATCTTTTGATCGTGGATATCCATGTAATTCTATCAATATAAGTGGAAGAGCTGGTGGTCAATGTTAAGAGTCTGATATATAATAAAAAGGAGAGGCTAACTAACCTCTCCTTTTTATTGTATATACATTATCAGCATTGTCCACCTGTGGTACAAGCCGCATGCGCCGTTCCTGGTCTTATGCCCGCTTGAAAACACATTCTACCACTAGTAGATCCACTACCAGTACCTATCGTAACCGTAGTACTAGTGGTCATCTCCATACCCGTGGAGGTATTCGCTTCCGCTCCTCCTGTCACTGTTATGGTTTTGCTGGAACTACACGGATTACTGTATTCCACAGTAAAGTTAATACAACTTCCGCTTTCACTGTAGTCTACCACGTTGGCACTCCAATTTTGTGGACAATCGCATCTATCCGCCTGCGCCAAGCCATTAGCGTAAGAGATACCATCGGATTGTAGGTTATTGTCGGCTATCCTATTTGCCTCGTCCTTGGTACAAGCCTCATATTTACCAGCGATTTGCTTATAACTGATAGTCTTAGGAGTACAGTTGCTAGGACAGTTCGTAGCCTTGACATTTCCCCATCGGTCATCATTGCCAACCTTAGAAGGACATATCCTAGCATCAACTAAATTTTGTAATGCATCCTTGTACTCTTTATACTTGTTATAAGCTTGTTCACTAGCCAGATTCGATGAAGAAGCACAAAATTCACCAGCGCTAACCACCTTAATAGGGCTATCAGGAACACATATATCACCGCATTCGCCCGAACATCCCTTACATACCTCATTGGTATAGACAGTGTAGTCATGTGGATTACAGCAATGTTTACCACCATTCTGCCAATATCCTGTAGGATCGCACTCGCTAGAATAATGCTCCTCGCTATTACCATTATTACACCTGCTATTATCCATATGATATGTATTATCACACCCGCATCCACAAGATCTAGAATCGGACTCAACCAACTCATCTTGATTTGGGGCTGAAGAGCAAGGATTGGTCTGATTCCTACTCCTACGATAATCGCATCCACTACAATAGTAACTCCAATCATCATAAGATGGGGTATCATCGTCATCGGCGCAATCACCATTCTTATTAGCGTAAGCTTGAGCGGCGGTCTTAGTCGCCGTATCATTCTTGAAAGCGTTTTGAACCTTGCTGTCGGCATCCGCCTGAGATACGGTAGATGTCAACGCTGACAATCCTAAGGCGCTATAAGGAACGGATAGAGCGACACCATGTTTACATGTACCACAATTATCCTTATAAAATGTAGCGCTTCCAGTACCGGTCCATACACAAGTTCCATGTTGGTTAGCGTAATCCTGTCCCTTCTGGTCTAAGATCTGCTCGGCCTTGCTTCTGGCATCAGCCAAAGAAACCTTGCTGGTGATAGGCGTACCGCCGTTAACCTGCGTAGAGGTCACTGTTATTCTCTGACCAACCCCGCTTCCGGCGCAATTGTTCCTATAGAAGTCACGGCTTGCCACGTAAGTCCATGTACATCCTCCATTCTTATTGGCGTAAGCCTGACCATCAGATCCACGAACCGCGTTCTCAGCCTTCTTGTTGGCGTCAGCCAAGGAAACGGTGGAGGTGTACGGGTGTCCCGGAAGCTTGCTGCTACTTACGGATACCATGTCGCCCACGCCGCCGTCAGCGCAATTGTTCTTCCTAACCTGTCCGGTATAGCTTCCTGTCCACGTACAAGTACCCTTCGAGTTAGCCACGGCCTGACCCTGAGAGTTCACGGCGGCCAATGCCTTGGCGTTAGCGTCAGCTTGGGATACACATGACTTAAACTTACCATCAGAGCTAGGACTTGGATCCGTAACATCATTCTGAGTTACGGTAACAGAGCTTCCAACTCCACCATCCGCACATTGACGGGTAAAGGCCTTGGATGCCGTACCAAACCAGAAACATGTATTATTACCACCAGCTATATACCGCTCTTGATTATCAGGATCAGTATAACAGGTATTGGTATTACGTTGATGTAATTGAGAGATACAGTCCTTACATACGGTCTCTATAGTCTCCCATACCGGTTGCTCGGTCTTCGTATGGCACGTATCATCATAGTTCTTGTTGACGAACGCCTGACCCATTCTGTCGATATAGGCCTTAGCCAAAGCGTCTGCCTCTTCCTGAGAACGGGTTGAGGTAAAGAACTGACCCATAAGATCCGGGGTTACGGTGATAGGATCTGCATACTGACAAGTAGGACACTTAGGAGTGAACTCCTTGCTATAATTACCTACATATATCTTCAGTTCGTCGCAAGTACCACGATCGTTGGCTATAGCCTGACCTTGCGCCTTGACAGCGGCCTTGGCAAGCTCATCGGCGGCGAACTGGCTCTCGTATGAGTAGAACGGACCTCCGGTCACGTCAGCCTCAGTAACGGTAACTGAAGACGGGATGAGACCAGACGGACAATTATTCTTCTCAAACGCCTCGCTATAATGACCGGTGTACTTAGGAGCCTCATGACAAGTGCCTTGCTCATCGGCTATCTTCTGGCCTTGATTCATTACAGCGGCCATAGCCACTAAATTAGCCTCATCCTGAGATACGCAAGACTGGAACGGATGGCCATCTACCATATCCTGAGTTACAGTGAACGGATCTCCTACCTGATTAGCGCCACAATTGCTCTTCGTGAACTCGAAGCTGGCCTTACCGGTATACATAGTGGCGTTAGAGCAAGTACCCTTGGTATTAGCCAAAGCCTGCCCTTGAGCTTGTACTGCGGTCATGGCCATAGCGTCAGCGGCGGTCTGCGAGTCGTTGGACTGGAATGGGTGTCCTTCTACCATATCTTGAGTGATCGTCACCTTAGATCCGATCTTGCACTCACCACAGTTGTTTCTCGTGAACTCCAAGGAAGCACGGCCGGTATACGTACAAAGGGCGTGGATATTGGCAAGAGCCTGTCCTTGGGCGTCAACGGCAGCCTTAGCCTTGCTGTTGGCATCCTCTTGAGACACGGTGGAAGTAAATGGATAACCATCAACCATCCTATCGTTTACCGTATAAGTGCCACCAGCACCAGTACCACAATTGTTACGGGTAAACGTACGTGTATAAGTACCGGTATATACAGGAACCTTCTCACACTTACCTTTCACGTTAGCCACATCCTGGCCTTGAGCCTCAACAGCGGCCTTAGCCTTGTTATTAGCGTCCTCCTGAGATACGGTAGATCTAAAGTCTCCTGTCACCATAGTCTCGTCTACAACAACCTTAGTACCATACTGGGTCTCGTCACAATTGTTACGGGTAAATTCCTTACTGTATTTACCATGATATACGGTCTTCTCCTTACACTCACCTTCAAGGTTAGCCTGTTGTTGGGCGTTAGCCTCAAGATCGGCCTTGGCCTTATTGTCGGCGTCCTCCTGCGAGATAATAGAGAAGTACTTACCGGCGGCTACAACATAAGTATAAGGTTGACCGATATGGAACTCATCACAATTATTTCTCGTGACTGTCTTCTCCATCCTAACGTTATAGTAGACGTTAGTCTGACAATCGCCACGCTCATTGGTGATAGCCTGACCTTGCGCCTCAACAGCGTCCTGCGCCAGCTTATTGGCGGCATCCTGTGATACTGTAGAAGTGAACGGATAGCCGGTACACATCTTCTCATCCACGGTAAAGTCAACAGGCGTAGAACCTTCAGGACAATTAGTTCTCTGGAATACCTTAGAATACGATCCGGTAAATACCGGTATCTTCTCACAATTACCCTTGATATTAGCTATATCCTGACCCTGAGCCTCTACAGCGGCTTGGGCTAACTTATTAGCCTCCTCCTGAGAGACGATAGACCTGAAGTCGCCTTCTACCATAGTCTCGTTAACAACAACCTCCGTTCCGTATTGAGTGGAGTCGCAATTGTTACGGGTAAAGGTCTTGCTAAACTTACCATAATAGATATTCTCCTTAGGCTTACACTCACCTTCCAGATTAGCTTGTTGTTGACCATTCTTTTCAATATCCTCAAGAGCCTTCCTGTCGGCGTCCTCTTGAGAGATAGAAGACACGTACTTACCCTCAGGAACGATGTAAACATATTCCTGACCGTCACTAAACTTATCACAATTGTTACGGATAAAGGTTTTCCTTTGTTCCTCGTTATACCAGATGTCAGTTATACACTCACCATGCTCATTAGCGTACTTCTGTCCGTTAAGAGCTATATCCTCCATAGCCTTAGCGTCAGCGTCCTCCTGTGAGATAAACGACTTGTACGTCCGTTCCTCAACCACATACAAGACAACCGAACCGTGCTGGTTGGCTAGACAGTCATCCTTGGTAAACGGCTGAACCATCTTGATATTATAATAAACGGGCTTGGCATCTTGGGCTATCATATACTCCTTAACAACACTACCGTCCTTTGACGTTATACGGAACTTAGCCGTACAGATCTGACCGGTGTAATTAGCCTTGTATACGATGTTAAGCTTATTATCGCCTACCCCATGGCTCTTGTCGTTAATGGCAAAGCAATCACCCTCAACGCAATTCTTATCTACTTCCCTTGCCATGTCAATCCTCCTCTATTCTCCATGAAACATTATCTCCGGCCTCTACCCTCACGATCTGGGTATCACCATCCTTATTAAGCGTCAACCTTTGCGGATCCACGTTAAAGGGTGGTTCCGGTTCCGGCTCCTCGCTGCCATCGCCACAAGTGCAACATACCAGTTCAATATCATACTCGGTATTGGACTTGATATCGATAACGACCTGACCGTTCTCACTAGTCACGTTATCAAAGTCATGATCAAGTATAATATAAGGTATATCATTAGGCTGTTGATTGATATTAACAACCTTGCCATTCAAGACAAACATCTCATGATGCTCCTCGTTATCCATGTTCTTAGGCATGGCTATAACGAAGCTAGCGTCATACAGGTCAGTGGCTCCCGGATCCTCAGGATCGGCGTACACCACGTATCTGCTATCCTCGTCAGGTATCTTAACGGATAGCCCGTTGACGTTCATAGACACCATATAGCATTTACTTACCGAACCACCAAGAGTAAGGCAGGAGGCCTTGACCGAGGCGGAGTTAAGCTTGGCGTTGATGACCGCCGTCCCGCCCTCCATGTCAAACATGATATTGGCCGGATCCACGCTCACCCGCTCCATACCCTTCTGGGTTATGGTAGCGAGTTTCGTTACCTTGCCTTTCTCGACCGCTACGTAAGTCTCCCTAGGCAACCTACCCATCCATCCCGACTCTACCTTGATCGCCACCTTGTCGGGACCGGTACCGGAAATCTTGTCGTAGGACACCCATGAGGAGCCTTGCTCGATCTTAGCAAGAATATCTTTTAAATTATTCATATCATTCCGCTTGAGTTATAGTCCATTTATCACTCTTGCCTACGATAATCTCCAGAATCTGCTCACCGCCCTCAGGAGGATACTCGAAGTTAGTAGGCTTAATCTCAAACACGCTGGCGCCTCCACAACCAAGATCGCAGATCATGTCCGGCAACCATCCCTCCTCGAAAAAACGCTCTATAAGCTCCCTGACGGCCTCTGAAAAAGAATCAAGCTCCAACCTGTCTGCTGGGACAGACCCTTTCTTAAGTGTCTCACCACATACCCAACCGTCACACTCGGAAGCCAAGACCGTATCATACACTCTCTTAGCCATAGCATGAAGTATTTAAAATATTACTATTCAATGTAGTATATACGATATTAACATCAGCGAACTCATCGCCCATGCAATACCTTTTCTTGAACTTAATGGATCTACCAGAAACGACATACCCGTCGTTAGGTACGATAGTACCGCAGTAGGTCACGCTAAGAACATTCAGAGGCTCGTATCTTAACCTTACGGCCTGCACTCCCTTAAACGAATCCCTTTGGATGGACGCCGTTGCTCCAGATACGGCAACCAGCTTCCTTACCAGAGACTCGATTACGCTATTCATGCCATCTCCGTTCCTGATATCTGCCTCAGGAAAAGACTGACCATCATATATGATCTGGGAACTGTAGATACTACATTCATTCCCCGGTCTATATTCCGGCTTACATGGATTACAGTTATTCCTCATATCAAATCAATTTATTAATCATTCTCCTTAATTCAAGTATCTCAGCATCCCTGTCCCGTATAGCCTTTATCATAGCGTTAAGGACATCAGACATATCGCAACTGGGAGATAATCCCAATGACTCCACACGTACCTTGTCTCCTGGATAAACACAGTCGGTGCTCATGTACGTAGAGCACGGTACTTTCGTATCGTCTACAGTAGGCCTGTATTGTTTCTTGTTACAACCATTCATTGTTACCATACCTCCTCTTCTGCACCATTATCACCGCCACCATTACCGGCGTTGACAAGCTCGTTTATAATTTTCTTCAAATCCAGAACCTCACGATGGTATAAATCTATCTGCTTATCCCTAGACGCTATAATACGCCTCAATGAGTCTACAACGACAGAGATATCAGTACCTTTCTCTATACCATCCACCACCAACTCATCACCTGAGTATAAGACGCATTTATCATATAAAACTATAGGACATCCATAGCCAACACAAGGCTCGTCCTGACAATCCCGATCGCAAGGATCACAAGGATCCTCGGGGCATTTGTTAAGAAACTTGTCTATCTTAACACCATGACAGCATTCTTCAGGACGCTCCCTCGAATGATCATGACAACAACCACCTGTATTACACATATTAATAATATTAATGTTTTTAGCAAAGATACTTATTTGGTTTGGAAACAAGACAACATACGTTATTAAACAATATAAGGGATACGTCATTCGCATCCCCTATACCCATAAACCATAACAACAAGATAAGATCAGGACTTCAATTTAAGAACAGGATTACCCCATCTGTCTTTCCACTGCCTTCCCAAATCGTTTATAACGCCATCATAGTCTTTTATATATCCAGCCTTAATAGCATAAGATATATTTCTTTCTATTGATACTATCATATCCAACTCCTCGAAGGAAGCCCTATTTCTTATCCCTTCCTCATGTACGCCAAAAACAACAAAATTTATACCCTTAGCAATTCTTGATAGCGATTCCTTTAAATTGCTCTTATCGCTTATAAGCGAAGATACACTGCTGCACATCTCTATATAAGCGTCACCAGCTGCATTTCTTACCCCTACGATATTATCAACAAACCACATTACGACATCGGCGCAAACCTCAGGACTCATTTCCATAGCCACCACAAGGAAAAGGTATGGGTTCATATACCACATCTGTCCATCCCCCTTTCCCTTTCTGCACGCCAATCCCATTTTGTTTAAATCACTAAGATTTAGGGTCTTGTTTTGTAGGCTGATATTTATCCGCTTACATAAATCCCTGTTTTCCAGTCTACTAATTATTTCCCTACATTTCTCCTGAAAGCCATCATACTTAATAATATCATTAAGCTTCTTAGGGGATAAACCCTTTTTAAGCCTATCATCAGACAAGATCTTCATAGCTAAAGTGATGTTAACAAAACCATTATCACTGAGCGCAGGTATAACAACGCCCATCAATCTCCTATCAGAAGATTTGATTTCAACCCGACTTTTCATAACTTTGAACAATATTTTAAATTAAACATAATACCTATCGGTTCGAGATGAATAGATAGGTATGCAAATATAAAACATATTCAACATACAAACAACTGTATTGCAGTATATAAACTTATCACCATTGATATATATACAAAAAATGGAGGAGATATACAATCCCCTCCAAACACTAAATCAACTATTATGGAAAACTAAACGCGCATCATCACCAATAACATTGATCCTCTTGATCAATATTCTCAATCCATTTCTCGCACTCAAGATTAAGATCAGCGTACTCCTGTCCCTCTACCATCAAGACCTCACGAGCCTTGGCGTTGGCATCCTCAACCGATATCCAAGACCTAAACCTGTTGGCTTTGATAGAATAATATACCTTACCGGACTTATATCCGAACGGACATATCTTCTCGAACCAATCACCGATCTTCGTATTATAGAATACAGGAGAGCAACTACCCTCTGCGTTAGCCTTCTCCTGACCTTCTTTCATGAACTTCCTATAGGCTAACGTATCGGCGTCTATCTGGGAGATATCGGATATGACAGCTCCAGCTGGTAATTCATATACAATACCTTCCTTGCCTGATTTGCCAGCCTCGCAATCGTTCTTATAAAATAAGCCACGAAGAGGCTGTGAGGTCCAGTCCTCGCAGCAAGCCCCGACGGAGTTGGCCTCCCCCTGCCCGATCCGTCCAAGCTCCACCCTAGCCTTATCATTGGCATCTTTCTTGGATACATAAGAGACAAACCTGCCTTCCTCTATGCATACCTGCTCCTTGGATCCCTTACCGCTTACGCAATTGTTCTTGATAAACTCATCGCATACCTGATCATTATACCATACGGACGGTATTATGTCGGCATATGTGTTGGCGTAGTCCTGACCGTTGGCTTTAATATCATCCTCAGCCTTGCTGTCAGCCTCCTCCTGCGTATCGCCAAAATAAACATCGGCCGGAACCCGGTAGTCAACAGAGCCGCCCAAGTACCCGGCAGGCGGGTTGTTTCTGGTGAACGTCCGTACTATTTCTTTATTTCCATATATCATCGTAATCCACTTTGTCACAAAGATAAATATTTTACCGATATGAGACACATAACCGTAAATGCAAATACGCAGTTACCTGATTATCAATTTTTGGGCAAAAATGGAATTAATTATCCCAGTGATTAAACGACTCCGATCCGGCGAACACCCCATAGTCCCTAAACATACCTCCACACAATATGAAATCACTTTTCTTGCTACCATTTATAGATGACAATATGTATTTATATCCCTTGCCTGTTATGTAAATAGTCCTAGCATATATAACCTTACCAGATTCGGTGCATATATTCTTATCACGATAATGAGCAAACTCTTTCCTTACAGCATTAGCCGTAATCTCCCAATCTCCATTAACCTTAACCCTTTTGACTATTATCTTTATCTTAACAAGAAAATCTCGTAAACATTTATCGCTTATAATTATATCGTTCTGCTCAAGCTTCTTGGCTAAATCCCTTACCAGCAAATCTGATTCTCCAGACATGATAAACGACTCTGAAAATTTTATATCCTCTTTCTTCGACTCAAGAACCTTAGCCATCTCCTCGGCTTTGGCCTTCTCCTCTAATGCCAGCTTCTCGGCGGCCACCCTGCCACGATATTCCTTAGCCCAAGCCTCAGCAGCGGCGGGAGGATCATTAAAATCAGGAATCACGCATTTGCCTGTAGTGAGAAGCTCTTTAATCCTATCCAAACACCACAACCTAAAATCAACGCTAAGCCACTGGGCGAAATCCAGAGCCAGATCCTCGCACATCCATGTGCCAGGATTAACCGTACCCCTGATAATCGTAACAGGCTGAAAATCAGCATTACCATATTTTCTGGTAATGGCATTAATTAACTCATTTACAGAAGATAGCGATAAATAATCATTTGGTCTTTTTCTAAACGGTTTTGCCATTTCGGTAGCATTCACATAAGTAATACCGTTCTCTGTTTTGAAAGTTATATCACAACCGTTGTAGCTAAATATTGTAGATAATCCTTTTTCGTTGGATTTGGACGCCAAAATTCCACTACTGGCCTTCGTAGAATCATTGGAAATAATTATATTTGCACTCATAATAAATAACCTATGTCCATTACATCGTGAGATATGATGGACATACAAAAATAGCCAATTGAATCGTCTATGACAAATCAATTGGCTATTTTTTATATCCAACACATAAAGATACTTTACAACTTACAAGAGTATCTATCTAACCTACTTATTTAGAAGACTACTTATAAATTGGATATTTGATTTACAAAAACTTAATATCCATCAACATCCTATAAACAAATATCTATACATCTGATTATCACCAATGTTGATTTTTCTCCATTGGCTTATCATCCATTACAAATCTTATCTTCCAGCGCATAAAGCACCTTAGCCACGGTCTTATCGCCACTTACCTTCACGCAAGACTCGCCGAGATCCCGAACGTCTATAGCCTCCCTGATGCGGGTAAGCTCGTCATATATCTCCTCTATCACGTCAGAAATCATAACGCACTCATCAGAGTCCTTATGCTTTGACCACTCTGGGAGATCACCCTCGTAAGGCACGCAAGTGGACGGGGTTATATGTGAACAATTATACTTTCTCATGCCAACAATTTGTTAATACGTTCCTTTAACGATCTTACCTCATCCGGGCATAACCCGCAATCATTATCGCATAATGATCTTTGCAGACGAATTATCTTGCCCCAATAAGATACATCAGGCTTATTCCCGATCCTGTACCTATGATACCTCATGTATCCACTCCATTGACAAGACAGCCATTCATCCACGGCCTTACATAGATCCGATCTATCAAGGCTTAATATACTCTGAGCGCCCATCGAGAATCTCCTTTCTCATTTCCTGTACCTCCTCGTCAGGCGGGCATCCATATGGCAGGTTCTTGATCCACTCACGGATCTTTTTCTGCATATTAAGATAAGATACGCCAACGCCATCACCCTTGGTACGAACTTGCTTATATATACTAACCACGTCACGCTCCATGGTCTGCAACGGATCTTGCATAACCATACATCCAGCGGTGCTTCTAGAAGCATATTCCCTATCACTAACAACGGTAGAAGAATGATTCATCATACTTCTCTCAATCCTTTCTCTCTCGGCCCTTAACGCCTTTTCCTTACAAGTATTACAGCCCATAACTATATTTTTTTATTCAACAATCCACGCAATTGGTAGCCATCTCAAGAAGCTCGCCTACACGGTCTATGATCTCATGAGCGGCCCTTATGTTATCCAACCTGACATTCGCCTCGGCTACGGCCATAAGTGTCTCCATCTCCTGTATCTTGCCTATAAGGTCCTTATCCATATCCTCGCATAAGACATCAGTCTTAATCCATAGCCGATCAAGACGTCTGCGTATAAGATCCGTCTTAAGATACTTGCGACTGAAATTGTAAGTAGAAGGGCTGCCTATGATCTTGATATCATATATACCATCAGGTAGATCAAGGTACTTGACATTACAATCATCGTAATTAAAGCAATTGAGACCTAATGTTAGGCTAGTAAAGGTATTGACCTGATTCTTGCCAAGGAACAACGTAACGGGGTCGGACATGCCCGGCGTAGTGATCTCGATGATCGCCTTCCTATCCTCCAGCAGCCCCCACTCGGACTCATCCAATACCTGAAGCACCTTAGGATCACGTGTCTCTAGCACCTGAAACGACAGCCTAATATCATTCATATTAACCTTCTTATCGTACCGGCACAAGCTATCGTCATAACGAGCCTGCATATCAAGGTCCGGGACATCGGTATAATATGTCTTGACCTCATGACCGTTGATAAACACCGATGTTATCTGGCAAACATGAGACCTAGCGACATCGAAAAACACCATCCTTACATTACCATCATAATCAACGCCAGATGTAGGATATGTCAATATCTGGGTATTATACTCGCCATCATTACGTCTGGCCACGACAGTAATTACGATAGGTTTTTCTATATCGTAATCATCCATAATAATCCTAGCGGCGAACTTATCATGGATTATCTTAGGTATGATATTTATCTGATTCATCTTTACTACTTTTAAGCAAAGATACAAAATAGGGTCATACCAATACAATAAACCTACTTTAAGATAAGCCTAAGGCATTCACTATATCATCACGATCACCAATAAAACCTTTTCATAAACAACACGCTTGATATCCTCTGCGCGCTTCCTATTGCACTCATGGGCTTTATAGGTAGGATTATTTATATTTCGTTCATCCTCTAGCTTATGATGCTTAGGAGGGCAATTGTCCCAATAATAATACCTCGCCTTGTTACTATGTACAAAAAGGTCAGGATGCTCCTTCTTCGCCTTCCTTACCATAGCATAATAACCGTGAACAACAGCCACGTTAACATAACTGATCAAAAGCCACCTAACTAACTTTATCTGATAAGCTAGATTATCACCACCAAGACGATGATGCTTGATATAGTAATTAACTACTTCATTCACAAAGTAATAAAACCACTTGATGTTGTATTGGATACCCAGCGACCTAAACCTTATAGGGTCAAGGCATATGATAAGAATGCCTATCAGTGTCTCCGATATCGGCTTCTCAAGTATCTCCGACTTGGATGATGATTGACGCTTTATCCTAGGGTTGTCGCAACAAGGATTAGCATTGTCATTAAGCAAATAAGGTAGGATGACCTTGCCGGAATCCCTCCTCAAGGCTCTATTTTCTTCTGACACCCTCTTTTTTTCTGAGGAAGATACGAATTGGTCGAATATTAATGTTAAATTTGCCATATGTTATTTTTTTTAGTATAGTACAAAGGTACTAAAAACTTTGTCATTTCAAAATGAGTGCTTGTGAAAGTACTCATTTTTTTTGTTTATGATCACGGCTTTTTACGGCGATCGCTATGGTCGAAATCCAACTTGGACATTGCGTAGGGAGACTATCGTGAGGATAGTTAAGAAAAGAGATACATTTATTTATCCACCCTCTTTTATAAATACAGTTGTCTATTTTGTGACATGTGATATAAGGAACTTTTGCCCTTCCAAGAAGGGAATATCATTATAAAGATTTTCTTTATTTATATCATAAGTTGGTTAACTAAAAAGAGTTAGCTAACGCTTTGTTATTATCTAAAGTATATAATTTAATTACATTAACTCAATAATCTGTAGTAAATTAAAAATCTAAGATCTTAATAATAGTATATATCAATGATTTAGTTTGGTATATTTTTGACATCTACTTATGTTATCGACGGATCTTTGATCGACAAAATACTATCTACATCATACGTTAATGCATTGATATGCTTACTTCTTTTCTGCGCTAAAGCGTGAAATGCCAAGGAGAAAAGGGAGGTGGGCTACGAGTCGCTCCGCTCCTGGCTGGCCGTGTGGGGATACCTCCTGCCCTGCCTCACGGAGCCGCCACATTTCCTTTTGGTGTCAATAAGTGTAGACCTTGAAAAGACATTTCCTCAAACAGTATACTAGATAAGGGATTCTCTTTAAGGGATATTCTAGTTGAGTAAAAATATGGTCAAAGAGGTTGTTTGATTAAAGACAAAATTATATATTCGCGATACGGTCGGTTGGATGAGTAGGTTTAGTCGGTGGTCTGCAAAACCATATACCTCGGTTCGAATCCGAGACTGACCTCATATTTGCAATTCTTTTCTGGGGTGATAACCAATAGGTGTATGGGGTTTCTTGTACACCTATTATTTTATCAATCCGAATCTTTTCAACAACACGAATAATACAACCAATATACCTAAGATCGACATAAAGATAATAGCCATCGGCCACCTTGATTCCTCCTTATCGTCTATATCCTTATGCTTGATGTCTGTCTTCTTATCAATATCCTCAATACCAGTGATCGTCTTATCAACGCCAAGGGAATCGGCCGTCACCGTGCTGTCCCGCCGGCCAATGACGATATGGGTATCTGTCTGCGAGGACACCGGTCGCTCCCCTGTGGCAGGATCAACATCCTTGTCCGTATCGAACTTCCTCTCCGTTATAACAATATCGGCACTAAGATCAGATGTCTTGATCTCTACGATCTTCCGATCCATGACCTCATCTATCATCGTCTCTATCCTGCTGATCAACCGGCTATCAATAGACGTTTCGCTAACCTGCCTCCTGCTTCCGCAAGAGGACAGGGACAGCGACAGACCTAAACAAAAAACAGCCTTAAGACTTATCCTTAACCTCTTCATCAGCGATCTTCTTTATATCGTCAAAAGCGTCATCCGGTAAGGATTTAGCCGATCCGAAAAGTTTCAAGATATTAACCCTGTTGAATATACTCTTAAACACCTTCACTATATAAGTATCAGGGAAAGCCTCCCCTATCGTGTTAAGGAACAACATGACATAAGCAACAAGAGCGGCATAAACACCATATTTGGTCACTACCAATATAGCGGAAGCGTCATCCTCCTCAATACTCAATGTCTTGTATATCACGCATAATGTCATGACTATAAAACAAGACAGGAAAAACTCCTTGAGTATCCCTACCAGCCTGACCTCCCTGAACCACCGGTATAGGGAGAACCGGCGTTTACGGCTACGACGGACTTTCCACCTTCTGGCGCTCTGGATAAGCCTTGCTATAAAATTAGCCAACAGCACTACAAGAAGAACCTCCAGCAGATGATGAACCGGCTGGAAATAAGCCCAACATGAAGTACCATAAGCGATAGCGATATTCCACAAAGCCCCAATCTTATCTAACATACCCTTATTATCCATTACTAATGTCATTTACAAAGTTAATCACTATGGCATTAAGTCCCTAAAACACCACGGCATGTATACCGTTCCTCGTATCAAGACTATCAAAATGCAACCATCCTACCTTACCCTCAAGCCTAAAAGGATATGGAAGCATATCCTGATGATCTAAAATCAAACCTCTGGCTTGTTCCGCCGTCATCGACTTGACATCGAAATCACCAGCCTTACCCAACACATGAGCGGATAGATAAACATCTTTCTTATCCTTAACTATCTGGCAGATGTTGCATCTAAGACCACGTTGGGAAAACTGCCCTTGCTTATCCCAGTTATTACAATACATAGGCTGTTTGATTATATCCCTCCGTAATATAAGAAGATTATGGAGAAACGCTGTATCAAGAAACTGCCACGATCTGTCCTTCCATTTATTGTATGTATGGGGGCATACCAATTCCACTATATCAAAATACGAGCCTAATTCTTTTATAATACCATTTCTATCCATATCATCCATTTTTAAAATAATGTAAAATAACAATGCCACGATATCCTGATCCTCCAAGACCATTCAAAGCTCCACTATTAACCGCTTTTGAGGCTCCTCCTCCACCACCTCCATAATAAGTGGAGTCTCCTCCTTTTTTGCCGTTTATAACAATACCTGATGTATCTTCTGCCCCAGCTCCATCGCCTCCTCCGTAATTTCCTCCTTTACCTCCGGAATAAAAGCCCATGTTCCATCCTCTTATATAAGCTCCTCCTCCTCCTCCGGCACCCATAGGATATGGATAGCGATCAGGGTACTTATTGTTAAAAACAAATAAACCATCCAACCCTTTCCCTCCAACATCCGGGTCATGTAAATCTCCTTTAACACCATACCCACCAGCTCCACCTCTACCGGCAATAGCACGGTGTGTACCAAATATACTATCTTGACCTACATCTCCAACAACTACTTCATACGTGGTACCAGGACTCACGGACTTACTTCCGTTTACCACCTCGCCTCCGTTACCACCACTGCCAGCATTATATACATCAGAATATCCCCCATCAAGACCTCCTGCAACCAAAGCGAACTCAACCTCATAGCACCCATCAGGAACCGTCCAAGATCCACTATCCTGAGGGGACAGTTCCTCGAATACCTCTATTATCTTCCTTTTGGGTAACATTCTTCTTCTCATCATAAAGCAAATAGGATTTTACCCCCCCCCAATTTAATTTTAAAATATTGATATTCATAATATTATTCTGGTTTAATCGTCCATCTCTGGGCGTAGTTATTTTTTAGCACATATATCTTCTCCATAGGTGTAGCGGGAGACCCGTTGGACGAGCCTTTCACGAATCCCTCTGGGGCCTGCTCCGTGCCGGAAGGACGCTGGTTTCCGGTTGGACAAACAGCAACATACATGCTTACCGAAAGACTATAGAACTGGTTCCTCTTCCCATCCTTAGCCACGGATGTCATAGTAATCTGATCCCATCCTACAACAAGGTCGTAGAAAGAGTTCACGAAATCATCTGATCTTTTTTGGCTATGAGTGGATGCACTCACGCTAAACCATGTAATAGCCCTCATCTCATAAATATAATCCGGAAGCTTATCCATTCTAAGACTATTGCTATGAGCTGCAACGAAACTAGTAAGATGTTCCAATCCCCTTCCAGACATATTATCATCATTCCAACCCGTCCTCCTTTCTCCACTTACCCAGTCATTTAAAAAATAAAAATCAGTAATATTAGGATTTATCTTATCTACCTCGAAAAAAGGAAGGGTATTTATATCAAAATAATTCCACATATCAGAAGGGCCAGGATGTATTCTCAACGAAGTTAATTTAGGAAGATCATTAAACTCCTTTATATACCTATCCAAATAACATGAAGACAATTCAAGGGTTTGAATATTTTTCATATTTTTTATATTCCTTATCCCGCTAGATTCTATATCCCTAAGATCAAGCATATTAAACATATTTAAATAATATACCTCTGTCTTACTGGTTATAGCCTCAGGAATTACGGTCATTCTTTGCCCTATATTTTGAAGATCGATATAAATTAACTTTTTGGATCTTGACAACTTGTCTACAGGTATACCGTCATTAACATACAGCGTATGGGATACGATCAAAAACTCAAGTCCTTGTATATCCATAATCGGGAAAGATGTCATCTTGCAAACTTGGATATTGGCATAATAAATATCACAAGTAAAATCTATCGACACAGCCCGTTGTACATCCCTCCTCCCATCAGCGTAAGCATGATTATCCACAGGTACATATTGCGATCCATCCTCCTTCCTGAACCACCACGTAGTATTGGGATTTTTCTTATGTTGTATCGCTAAAGAACGGAATATAATACGATAATTATCCTCCCCTTGAACCTTGGTCATAGGAAACTGCTCCTTTATTCCATCCCCCCAATCCACATTAGCCATACCGGGCTTTCTGGATCTAAACTCGACAAACGTATTATAAGGATTACCAACGACAGGATCAGGTACATAATTATAATCATCGGTATAATAATTTCTAAGTGCCCTATCCCATGTGGTGAACCACACGAACTTGTTGGATGATGCCTCGTATTTATATAATGTCTTAGCCATGTCTATATTTTCATTTAAATTAGTCAATTTGTTTCTTTTTGTATCATAAAACGTTTACATCTTAATAATTTCAACTTTTTGTACGTAATATCCCGTTGATTACCACCGTCAATAT